TCCCAGTGCGGTTGCTGACCTGCTATGTGACGCTGAAGGCAAGCATTGTGATATCCTTGACAGCAACTTCCCTATTGAGTCAGCTCTGTTACCAACATTAGTGGAGCTTTGCGTGAAAGAACTTTCAGGAAGTGTATATCGTCCTGAGGACTATAACAATAATGCAGGTGATGATTTTGGCAAGATGTCATCACCACAAAGTACTAAGCAATGAGCGCAGGTAGGAACATAGGGTCACGGAGCCGTAATCCCATAGCACTTATTCATCGTATCATGAAATCACGTGGTATGATACCTAACAATATGACTGCCACTGAACTCAGCAACATTCTTCGTACTGTAGGTGACTGCGCGTGGGACTTAGTTTATGCTGGACATAACGTAGCCATACCTGGGCTATTCAACATGGAGATACGCCCTAACAGTATCAAGTGGCCAAGGCGTGTTGACTGGAAGCGTACACTGAAACTGTGGGAAGAAGATGCCGAGGCAAAGAAGGACAAGCTTCTTGTGCGGTCTATCCCGACTGATAAGTACCTTAGAGTCAAACACAGTACTATAGGCTCAAGGCGTAGCTGGTGGTATTATCCGCTTATGCTGGATGTAAGGCCCTGCAAAGGTAAGATGAAACAAATTGATCACATGTACACACTATGAACAACGAGATAAGATACATCAACATACGTGAGGCGCTGTCGAGGACACTGCGTCATCCTTTGCTTCAGGACGTAGACCTCGAGCAGGTCATCCAGTATGCCCTTGACTTTATCGGCATACATGGACTGCCTGATATGTATCAGCACAAGGAAGAGATTCTTCACATCAAAGACTTCAAGGCTGAGCTCCCATGCGACTGCATCAGCATTGAAATGGTAAAGGATTGCAAGAGTGGTATCAGCATGAGGTCAATGACTGACGTGTTTAATCCTCGGCGTAATGACATAAGCGTTGAGGAACGTAGACGATTCCATGAACTCAGCTTCAAGACACAGGGTAGGACCTTCTTCGCTTCGTTTCCTGAAGGTGATGTTGCCCTAGCTTATCTTGCCATTCCCGTTGATGAGGAAGGCTTGCCGTTACTCATCGATGATCCACACTATATGTTGGCACTTGATGCGTATATCAAACGTGAGGTATTCGTGATACTATTCGATCAAGGCAAGATTGCACAGCCTGTCCTTCACAGCGCAGAGCAGCGCTATGCATGGGCATCAGCTAGACTCACTACACACTTCAAGGTTCCCAGCATCAGCGAGATGGAAGGCATCACAAGGATGTGGAACACCCTGCTTCCCAGAACCACGGAGTTTGACAGGCAGTTTGAGGGCTTAGGCAACAGAGAGTACATCAGAAGACACAGCAAATGAAACAGAATGCTTTATATAAGATAGTTGGTATGCAGAAAGATGTTGCGGATTCAGCAATGGATAAGCAGCACGCTTTTGACATACGCAACATGAGGCTGCGTCACGATGATAAAAATACGCTCACAGCACTGGTCAATGAACCCGGCACGCTAAAGGCATTGGATAAGAACGGCAAAGTTGTTCGTATTAAGGGTACTGTTATTGGGTTTAATACTATTGGCAGCACGGGTATTCTGTTCACACACGAAGAGGATGGCATCAGTTATGCTGGCTATAGTTCACCTAACGAGCCCACACAGTTCTCATACTCTGATACTCCGATTCCTGTCGGTGTTCCCAGCAGAAGACCGCAGCAGGAATTTGTTGCTGATACATGGTGTGAGTATACACTGGAGTATAATGGCAATCAGAGCTCAAGCCGTACCAGTACCACCACAATCATACGAGGAACAGCAAGCACTTCTGGTAATCTTTCTACTGTATCTGTTACACTGACAATAACTGAGTTCAGCTTCTTTGCTGGCTATTCTGGAGTAGTTCGTGTCACCAGTGACCCGTTCATTTCCTTCACCATCGATGACATACAGGATAACGCTATCTCCAGCTTTGGCGAACCAGTCACCATCAACCTCACAATAATAATCCCAACCACTGCACAGGGCGCGAGGATGAGTTCCATTACTTTGCGCCCAAGTTCAGTAGGCGTAACAGACATAGTATCATACGAAGACCTGGTTATCTCATTTAATGTCGTTCCATATGGTGCACCCCCTCAAGGCGGTGGTGGTGGTGGCAGTGAACCAACTCCAGGTGAAGACCCAGAGGAAGAAGAGGAGCAAGAGACTCCAATTACTCCTGTTGAGCGCTATGATGAGGAGCTTGGCGGTGCTTGTCCCGACCATATCTATCTTGTTGAAGCAACCAAGAAACAGGAAGATCAGCGTGGGTATGATGCCGACATCACAGTAACTGAGTACTTCCGTGGCAATTTAGGCTTCGATGTTGAGTATCCTATAGAGAGCACTGTATACTTTGAGAACGATGAGGTTAAGAAGGTCTACTGGGTTGATGGCAAGAGACCGTTGCGTTATGCTAATATTGCCAGACTCAACAAGCAAGGTACAGCAATTATTCCGTGGACTAATAACCTTATGTTCGACTCTGTGCCTATGCTGCATCTTCAGGAAGATGTCAAGGTTACACGCAACAGTTCTGGCGGTGTATTTCCTAGTGGTACTGTACAGTTCGCTTTTACTTATCTGAACAAGTATGGCGCTGAGAGTAACATAGCATGGATAAGTCCTATCTACTATTCATCCCCTGATGACAGAGGTGGTGCTCCTGATGAAATCTGTGCCAACTCGTTCACAATCAAGATACGCAGATATGAGCCTGATAGCAGGTTTGATTATATACGTCTGTACCACATCATGCGCACAACCCTCGATGCCGAAGCTGAAGTGCGTAGAGTTGCTGACATTGCTGTCCCTGCTGAATGGAGTGACACCATTACGTTTACAGACACTAACACAACTGGTGAAGCTGTAGATCCTAACGAACTCCTATATCTCGGCGGCAACAGTATCATACCATATACCATCGAGCAGAAGAGCAATACGTTGTTTCTCGGCAATCTGAAGAACAATTACCAATATCTGCGCGATGTTGATTTGGAGTCCCTGCTTCCGTGGGGGCATAAAGACAACAACATCGAGTTCTTCAATGAGGGCAGTAAGGTTCCAGCAGATAAATTCTCTGGTTACTATAGTCACGAGAATCAGTTGCTGTACAGCTCATATCAGATAACGTCTTTCCGCCGTGGTGAGGATTATCGTTTCGGATTCCAGGCACAGGACAGAACAGGTAGGTGGAGTGATGTGTGGTGGATTGGTGACAAGCTAAATGACATGGCTTACCCTCAGTTCAATGATGGGTATTTTAAACCAGTGCACGCAAAACTTACGCTTAGTCCCGCCATTGTTTCTGCTCTCAGGGACGCTGGATACAGGACAGTAAGACCAGTTGTCGTATATCCAAAGCCGTGGGAGAGAAATATCTACACTGATGGTTTGCTTAATCCGACTGTATACAACGTGAAAGATAGGGCAAACAATGCTCCGTTTGCCCAAAGCTCGTGGTTTCTCAGGCCCTTCTCTCCCGTGGATATGTCTACTGTTACTGTTACTGACTTCAGTACTGATATTTATGGAAACGTTGGAGATACATATAAAGTTCCTTACCCAGAATGTGATGAGTTTAAGGATCAAATAGATTGGGATGGGAATTGGTATAACCCGTTATCTTATATAGCAATAGATAGTTTATTAGGTGATGCTGATGGTTACTCTAATAAATGGATGTATGACTTTACAACACACGGTTCGTGGGCTGAGTTTAGGCATAACCATCCGCTTGGTGACAGCCAGCAGCGTAACGGAGAGATACAGTCTATGTATAATCCTCGTGTTTATCCGTTTAACGAGTCGTCTAAATATACAATCACACTCCCTTATGTGACTGTTCCACAAAACTCATCCCTAGTAGAAGCTATAGATGATTTCATTAAGCATTTCGGTGACTTCTTCTATGTTGACCAGAGCATCCTCACCCTCAACAGTGCTGATATCGAGTTTGACCAATCACTTCAGGCTGTTAAGTTTGGTGACTGTCACATGAAGCTGACTGGGTTTATTCCGATCCATTCCTTCATATCCTCATGTGACATCAGGACAAATACGCCCCCCAATAAGTTCTATAACAAAAATAACGACAGCTTGAAGATGCCACAAGGTTTCTACAACAACGAGACAGTAGGTGCTCCTATGGAACTTTGTGGATTCGGATGGAAGTCTTTGATTAGCGCAGGTCTTTGGCATGATGATCTAACGTGGAGCACAGTTAATAGTAATGGCTATCAGAATGATCCGCCTAAAGCTACTGGGTTTGCTGTGTATCCTTGGCAGGGTCAGGGGTCGCTTAATAATGATAGCATCGGTAGCAGGAAGACATACCCAAACCACGAGAACACGACACAGGATCCTGAGTCTAAGAGTAATGTCGGGGATAACTACATATCGGCTGAACTAAAATATAAGACAATAGCCAATCTGCATTATAGCAACAAAACGTTTTATGTTGAGAATCCGAATCTATGTAATACGTTTAAGGTGTATGCGGATACCGTGCTTGACTCACAAGCGCAAACACTGCATAAAATTAAAGATGATGTGTTTGATTCTGTCAACTACTTCGGTCAGATTGATAAGTTGATTGTTCCTATAATTGACGGGTATGTGCAACAGAATGATTCTTGGACAGCTCCTGAACTGTCACGTGCAGGTGGTTATCCACGTATGGTTTCCTACTTACCTCACTTCGTGAAAGGATTCTCTGGCGACAACTTAGCGCACTTAGCGTTTGGTTCCCCGTATTCACCTCTCAGTCAGTTTAATACCCTCAGCGGTGATAGTAGCACTGATCCTGATGATTTCAGCCTAAAGCCTGGTGTTGGCAAGAGTATGTCACCAATTCCAATGAGATACAATTCATGCAGTCATGTGGTTGTGTCATTTAATCATCCTGTTACCGATCAGAGCAATCACAAATGCAGACCTGTTCTTGGTTGGGGAGGGGTTGAGACCAAAATGTATCCTTTGTCGACTTGTTTCTGGTCGAAAGAAGATTCTGACTCCAACTATCCAAGGTTCGCTGAAATGGCTATGCTCAATGAAGAGGCCGTATTTGTCGATAGTGCTTGGAGTCAGGTTCCCGGTGTGTCAATACATCATGGCAGCTTTGACTATATTAACTTTGAAGGTAAGTATGCTGGCTATCTATATATGGGCCAGTTATGCAGGAAGACCGCAGTGCCTAATAAGTTCGGTGGTGACAGTGACGAAGCCCTAGAACAGAATATCTGGATGCCTGCTGGTAATGCTGTATATCTAGATAACCCTGCGTCACATAAAGACGATGAGGATGAATGGCTTGGTATTGACCTAATCTGGTCTGCTGGTGATACTTACTATCAACGTTATGATGCACTGCGCACATACCCGCAAACGGAAGAGGATATGAACAAGGTTATTGATATCGTATCCTTCATGACCGAGACTCATGTCAACATTGATGGCAGATATGACAGGAACAGGGGACTTCAGAACAACAATCATGTACGTCCAAAGAACTTTAACCTGATGAACTATGCCTACTCTCAACAGGATAACTTCTTCACTTACAATGCCAAAAATCTAAAGAAGATTAACCTTGACACATTTAGGTATAGCTTTACATGGTCTGTTCCTAAAACTGCTGGCTCTCTGCGTGACGAATGGACCCGTGTCACTATGGCTAACTGTTACGACTGTGACGGTAACAAAGGTAGCCTTAACCGTATTGTACGCCTTGATAATATGCTTGTGGCCTTCCAGAACGATGGTGTATCACAGATTCTGTTCAATGAGACTTCGCAGGTACAGGCTACAGACGGGCTCCCCTTTGAGCTTGCTAACAGCGGAAAGATGCAGGGCCTTCGATACTATACCACTGAGGTTGGATGTCAGAACAAGTGGAGTATCTCGGTAGCGCCTAATGGCATCTATTTCCTTGACGGCAAGAGCAGAAAGATGTACATGCTTGGCGAAGGTATCCAGGATATATCTTCTGCGCAAGGTATGGCATCATGGTTTAAAACACAGGGCAATCTGCTCGATGTATGGAATCCGTCAGACTGGAAAGGATATCGTTCACACTGGGACAATACAACCGGTGAGCTATTCCTTATGTCTGACGCTAACTGTCTGTGTTTTGATACAGGTATGGGCGTATTCAGCAGTTTCTATGACTACAGATACATGGACGCCATGTTTACTCTTGGCGATACTGTCATCACAGTTGCTCGTGACAACGGTCCTGAAGGTAGATACGATTATGATCCTGATACTACAAGGTTCATCAATCTGTGGCTGCACAGAAAGAACAGGCAGAACTATTGCTACCTGTTCAACAAACAGTTTCCAAGCAGCGTAGAGATTATCTGCAACAGCAACAATGAAGGCAGTGACTACGGACTAAGCAAAGTGTTTGACAATATGAGCTGGAGAGCCGACGCATGGGAATGGAGCAACAATGACTGGCAATACATGCCATTCACTACATTCACGCACATTAACGGCTTTGATAACTACCAGACATTCAGCGAGGCTTTGGTTAACCCGACTGAGGGTACAGGCACACAGAAGCCAGGTCCTGCCCATAATCTGCGTAAGAAGTTCAAGGTATGGTACATTACCATTCCTAGGGCTGAATCATCATCCACGTTTGCACGTGACCGTATCCGTGACACATGGTGCCACATTACACTCACCCTTGGTGAAGATGTAAGCAAATACAGACACGTATTACATGACATATCAGTAACGTATTTTATTCCATAAGTTATGCAATATTATCCACAATATATACACGTTCCGACCACTGCTCCTGTGCAGCGGTACTTTGCTGACCCGCATGTGCCTGTGAACAAATACGGATTCGGTAGTATTCTTGACACAGCCGCATCAAAGTTAGGCGGCGTATTCGGTGCAAACAATCCAGACTCAGGTGCAGGAAAAATAATGGGCACATTGGATAAGTTTGGTGGTAAGTTTGGTATCGGCGGTGGCGGCATTGTCGGAGGCGTAGCACAGGGACTGGGCTCTTTGGCTTATAAGGGCATTAGTGGTGGCCTTAGTAGTGGTTTTGGCAAAGCATTCAGCGGTATAGGCAACGCTGTTGGTGGCCTTGTCGGTAAGGTTAACCCGTTGCTTGGCGGTGCCATAACCATCGGCAGCAACCTCATAGGCGGAATAGGCAACGCTTTGGTTGGTACCAAGAAGTTTGATTGGAACATTAATGCGTTCAACGATGATACAGCCAAGAGAAACAATGCACGTTTTGGTGGCTCCAACCAACAAGTAGCCGACCAAATGATGAATGTTCTTCAAACAGACACATTCGGATACGGCGACATGGGCAAGACTGGCCTGCTGAACAAAGGTGCATTTGAGGATGAGTTTAACAAGATGATGCGTGCAAGGGCAAGCTCAAATATGTATGCTTCTGCCGGTGCACAGAATGCAGTATACAACAATGACATGGACAGAATGGATAACCTGTTAATCAATCAGAGGGCTATGGGTGGCTTCTTTGATAATCCCTTTAGCCATCCAGGTAGTGTGACTATAGCCTACGGCAATGAGCAAAGGAACCTACAGAATCAGGAACAGATGGTACAGCAGATGCAGCAGAATTATGGTATTCCTACACATCAGCAGCGTGCTTTCTGCTTCGGCGGTTCTATCCCTTATGCATGTGGTGGCAAGATGTATGCCGAAGGTGGCTCTATGAATACTCATGGTAGTGATTTCACTAACGGACTGATGTACATCACGTCTGGTGGTAGGCATGAGGATAACCCCTATCAGGGCGTACCTATGGGTTATGATTCACAGGGTGTACCTAATGTAGTCGAACAGGATGAGATCATCGTACCTGCAAAGATGCTTGCTAACGGTGGTAGCATGGAACAGCAGAGTGACTTTGTCGTATCCAATCGCACTTATGTGTCAGATAGGTTAGCCGCTAAGTATCCTGAGGTTGCTGGTATGACTCATGCTGAAGCCCTTGAAGCATTAACGAAAGAGAGCAGGGAAAACCCGACTGACATTATTGCTCAGAATACAGACAAAGCTATTGTCAAAGAGATTGTACAGGACCAGGAGGAGGTCAAGCAGCAGGAGCAGATGCAGCAAATGGCTGTTCAGCAGATGATGAGTATGCCGCAAGAACAACCAATGATGATGCCACAACAAGAACCGTTGGAAGGCGATGCTATGGATGCCCTCGGCGCACAGCAGGAAGGCATACCGATGACGCAACCGCAAATGGCATTCGGTGGTAACATGTACGGCATTGGTGGTTCTGTAAACATATTTGCTGATGGTACACCTACACGTCCTTATGTCCCATACTCTGCCACAGTGGTTAACAAACCAGTTGGCAATCAGTTCGCCATAGATTCTAACGATATATGGAGAGAAATGATGGCTCCCCGCATCCGTCAGTGGGTTAGGGATAATATCTATGAAGGCCAATCACCTGAGGAACGTAGGCTGAAAATGGAACAGTTCAATAACCTTCAGCAACTGTTCTATGATGCTGGCATGACTGCCTACGACCCACAGGTTACAAGAAAGTCAGACGCTATCGGCAGACTTCAGAAACACGCCAATCAAATGGGAATCAATGATGTTTTCACTGACGAGAACATCAACAAATACTTCACAAACCATCAAGGCAGGACTGGTGACGTTGATCCCACATTCCAAGACAACATCGCAGGTGGATTCACATTCACACGACATGGTCCTTGGCGTGAACTCCATGACCCAGAACTTACAAACTATCTGCGTGGACAACAGATTAACTTCTTCCCTGACGCGGAGACAGGCGCATACCTGATGTCGCCTTATGTTGACGGCGCTGACAGTTCTGCCCCTAGAGATTATCTTACTGAGTCTGAGCTAGAAGCTTTCCAGAACGATCCTAATGGTAATGGTGAGGTGTATACTCCGTCAGGAGATGGCACTAATCCAGAGGAAGACATTGACGATCGGTATGGCTCCCATGCAGCAGGAACCAGACTATATGATGAGTCATTACGTTATGCTCCTATCTGGGCTTCTGGTATCGCTGCTCTTACTGACTTGTTTGGCATAACCAACAGACCAGACTATACAGCTGGTAACCAGTATGCTAACCTTGCACGTCAGAACAATAACTATATACCCGTCACTTACCACACAAATGGTGAGCAGATGATCTATAGACCTTATGACCCCGTGATGCAGAACATACTCAATCAGGCTGATGTCGCTGCGCAGCGCAGATTCATCCAGGGTAACAGTAACGGTAACGGCGCTATGGCTAATGCCTATGGAATAGCGCTGAACCGCAATGCAATGAAGGCAAACGGAGAGCTTGGCTTACAGGGCAGGATGTACAATGACCAACAAATGGGTAATGTGCTTCAATTCAACAACGGAGTCAATACTCGTAACTCTCAGGGTATCTTCGGTGCTGATGCACAGAACGCGAATAACTGGGCAAGGCAGAATAATATGTTTGCGTCCTTGATGGGTGAGTCTATTGCTGCACACCAAGCCGCTAGAGACAGAGCTAATGCTGCACGTTCACTTAACCTCAGCAACTTTGTCAAGAGCCTTGGCGCACTTGGTAAAGAGAATGCTTACTACAATATGGTAAATACCAATGCCGCTAACCTCGGCTACGGTCTGTATCGTGGTAATGGTGTAATGTACAACCCGTGGAGAATCGATCAATAAACAGACAAGATTATGCCTAACTATAGTTTAGTAGTAGATGCTACATATGACCCAATGACCTATCAGGAGATATCAGCTCCTGTCAAAGAGTCCGCAGCCTTCCATCAGGCGCTACAGGATAAGTACGATGAAATGCGTATGTCTTCTGAGCTGTACGGAGCCTACATTCCTGATGATGAAGAGAATGCCGAGGCTCGGCGTAGATTTAACGCATACATGGATTGGCTCAATAAAGGCACGGATACACTGATGCGTAATGGCGCATGGGGACAACGTGACCTGTTCAGCAATGTACGTGCCAGCTATGCCCGTGACATGATGCCTGTTCAGGCTGCGTACAAGTTGCGTAAAGACGAGGCTACCGCACAGCAGACTGCTCTGGCTAAGAATCCTCTACTGGAGTTTTCACATGACGCACAGTCTTCTGGTCTTGACTATTACCTTAATCATCCAGAAGGTGGGTATAAGATTGTTGATCCAACCACTGTGACTGGTATCGTAGCGGCCAAAGCTAAATCCTTCCTCAGTCAGCTGCGTGGTAATCCTGATCAGGCTATCCGTCTTGAAAAGACTATGGGTCTGCCTGAGGGCTACCTTTCTTCCATTGTTCAGTACGGATTGTCTGCTGATGATATCATGAACTGGCGAAGCAATCCAGTTCTTCGTGGTATTATGAGTGAGGCTCTTGGCGCATACGGAATGGGTATTGATGATAACGGGTTCGGTGTAGGCAATAACACATGGAGCCAATCAGCTACAGATAGGGTTATCGCAGCCGCTGCTTCTGGCTTCGCTGCCGGTGCAGGTAAGGACGATGTAAGCATCATTCCTGACCAGTTTGCCATGCAGGCTATGAAGAATGCAGCAAAGGGTGCTGGCTCAGGCAGCGGAAGCGGTAACGGTTATGATGCTCCTTGGGTTCGTAATGACCATACATGGACAGTCGGTGATAGCTTGACTAACGGTACTGAACTAGACAAGCTACAGAATGCTGCTGCTATGCTCGGTATCACCTACGACAAAGACACCAATACATTCACGTATAATCCCCATACACTCTCTGGTGGCATAGATGCATTGCAGGGAAGATTCTCTAACATGATTCCGTTTAGACGTAGTGCTGATGAGATATTTGAAGAGATTGCGGCAGCTAATGGTTGGACTTATACACCCGCTTACGGACATAGTGCCGCTGGTATGTTCACCAAGAACGGAAAACCTGTACCAAAAACAGAGGTTGCCACAGCATTAGGCAAGCAAGCAGAAAACGCTATTGGCCGTTACCACTCTGTGCAGGATGTTTCACTCAATGATTACAACCAATCACTGAAGGGCACTAAAGTATATCCTGTATCAAAGATTAATAAGGATGGTACCTATTACACTGATGACAAAAAGGCTACATCAATCGGTGCAGTACTAGCGGATAAAGATGCGGGGAGTGTACAGATTGGTGTAAGTTCGACTGCAAGCAACAACGGATTGATGCTTAAGGTGACTAAGGACAACAAAGAGCAGCACTATTTCATCAAGACCGAGAGCATCAGTGATGGTAGCATCAAGTCCGCTATCCAAGCTGTGAACAGAGCCGCAGCAAATAGAGAGCGCATTATGAAGCAGAAGGGTATCACCTCGGATGAGTTCTACAGGCTTGCGGAAGATGCTTACAACTACCAGACACCCAACGAAGAGCTTAACGCTCAGCTTGCATACCGTAATGCTGTTCTCGCTTTGCAGGAAGCAATCGGAGGAACTAACACAATATCAACCACAAATCTGAATAGCTAATGGCAGTAGATCCAAGACAAAACGGACTGGCTCCTCTCAGAGGGCTTAACCGTGCTCCCCAGCCTACACCAGAAGAACTGGAGTATGCACGTCTGCAACAGGAGTTCAAGACAACAAAGAAGGGCGTTAATACAAACTACCGTCCTGAGGTTGATACGTTCACTGAATCCAAGCACTACGAGCCTGGAACACCTGGATACGAGAAGGGCCTCAGCAGATACGACAGGGAAGAAGATGTTCTCACCACTCCTACCAGCTTTGAAGAACTTAACCAAAGCAGGTATGAGAACCAATCTGCGTGGGATGTCGCAGCTAACGGTATTGCCAAAGCTGCTGGACGCGCAGCTACCAGCTTCATCTCTGGCGTGGTTGGCTCTGTTGCCGGTATCGGAACTGCACTTGTTGAAGGACGTGTGTCTGGTTTGTGGGATAACCCACTAAGTAATGCGCTTGCTGACCTCGACGATTGGTGTAACGAGAACTTTGTGAACTACCAAAGTATCTCGCAGAAGATGAACAACGAGAACGGTGAGTGGTGGAAGAACCTTGACAGCCTCAATATGTGGATGGATGATGTCGTAACCAACACTGGCTTTATGATCGGTATGGCTGGTGCAGCTGCTGTCACTGGTGGTGCAGCTGGTGCTGTTGCGCTTGCTGCAAGAAAAGCCGCCCCTAAGCTTGCTCTCCGTGCTACGATGGGTTCTGTATCAGCTGGTGTAAACGCTGCACGTATCGCCGAGAAATATGGCCCACAAGTAGCCAAAGCTATTACTCTGTTTAACAGCTCAGCAGGTGAAGCAGCACTGGAGGGTCTGACCACTAAGCGTGAGATGGTTGATGAAGAAACCCAGCGCATCAATGCAACCATAGACCAACACATTGCCGAGGACCCGAATGTGCAGATGCTTGACCAGCAGTATCAGGCACAGATGTCTGCACTCGACCAAATGTTTGGGTACAACAGGAACAACCCTCAGTATCAGCAATACAAACAGCAGTTAGACCAGCAGTACAACCAGCAAAGGGCAGCAGCTACTGCACAATGGGAACAGCGCCGTGCAGCAGCTATGCAGGAACTTAATGACTCTGCGGACAAAGCAGGTAATGCTACTGCTCTTCTTAACCTCGCTATCCTTATTCCCAGCAACTTCAATATGTACGGCAGGCTTATTGACAAGTCTTTCCGTAATGCCGAGAAGTCTGCTGGCCGTTCATGGGCACATAGAAACAGTATGTTCCACGAAAAGAACGCCATAGGGCAACGTAACGTCACTGGCGACATAGCTGGTAAGAGTTATGATGAGATTATGAAAGGTGCAGCTGCCGGTGAGACTTATGGCAGCCGCTCCTTCATCGGCAACTACGGCAAACGCATTGGAAGCACCATGCTATCTGAAGGTGTATACGAAGAGATGGGGCAAGGAGCCGCATCAGCTGGTGCTAAAGCTTATCATGGCTGGGAAAACGCTGATAACTATTGGCGTGCAAGACTTGATCCTGACAGCATAGACAGGACGGCAGATGGTAGCCACGACTTCCTCAGTGCAGTTGGCAAGGGTCTCAAAGAAACTTACGGCTCTGCTGAAGGGTGGCGTGAGGGTTTCATTGGCGGTATTACTGGTATGGCTTTCGCTACATCAGAGATGCGTGATGAATTGCGTGACACAAGGTTTGCAAAGCAATCAGCCAAGGAACTCAATGCACAGCTAGCCGACAAACGCTTGCCCAATTTGTTACAACACCTCGTTGCACAGGGTTACTATGATAATAACAAGCAGAGGTTTGCAGACGAAGGTAACCAGAATGATTGGAAGACTGAAGATGACAAAGCTGTGTTCGCTCTTATCAGTTCATTTGCTAGAGCTGGTAGGATGGATGACCTGTACCATATCCTTGACTCCTACACTGGACAAATGAGTGACGATGATGTAGCTGACCTCATAAACAACAGTACACGTGAGGTTGGTGTTGAGGATCAGAAGGCATTGGTTCGCAAAGACCTACGTGATGAGATAAACAAACGTATCCAGTCACAGCTCCGTGAAGGTGCTTCTGTGCAGGACTTCTTTGACAGACGCAGTGAGGCGCAGCAGGCCAGACAGAACGAGGAACAAGTAAAGCAGGAGGCTTCCGCAGTGCTCGGTGATATCGCTACAGACAAACGTAAACATGATGATCTAAGGCGCATCGCAAGAAGAAGCAAAGACGAAGAGAAACGTGAAGCTGCACGTCGTATACTTGAAGCGGAAGAGCAGACAGCAAAAGCTGTTGAAGAATATGAGCACACACTCAGTGGCTCAACTGATACCACTGAAGGCATCCTTGATGAATATAACCGCAGGTCTAAGGCTATTGATGGCATGTCGCCTGAATCATACTATGAAGGTCCGTTTGTTGATAAGCAGGGCAACCGCTTAAAAGCTGACCAGGTTAAGGCACAGATCGCACACAACACCGAAAAGACAAGAAAAGCCGTTGAGCGTTATCTGAAGATTGTCGAGGGCATTAACCAGTCTACACGCGGAAGTCTATCTAAAGAGCAGGAAGACTACCTTGCATACACCCAGTTCCTGTCACAGGCACATATCGACAGAGCCAATGGCCTGATGAAGAAATGGCGTGGTATCCTTCCTGATGTTATCCGTATTCGTGTACCTAAAGGAAACGCAGAGGTGCTTGAACGTAGATACGGATTACCTAAAGGTACCATCACTGAGACTGAAGACGGCTTTGCTACTGTTAACACCAAAGATTTAACTGATGACCAGTTTGCCACATTCACGCTCCATGCGTTACAAGGACAAGAATATCTCACATGGAATAACGCAAGCGAGGACGCTGTAGCCCAAGCTCGCCGCAGGCTCTCTGACGAGGCCCTAGATCAAGCCATGCGCAGTGGCACTCCGTTTGACAAGGCTGAGTTCATTCGTGACATGGAAGACGTGCAGAAGTGCTACGACAAGAGCGACATGTTTGCCAAAGCATTTGAGGAAGCTATGTCTAATCCTGAAGGCATTCTCAATGCAAAGGAGAGAGCTATGCGTTTCCTTAGGAACAAATGGAACAAAACACGTAACAATATACGCTACAGGACCATGTCAGCAGACCAGCTTGCTGCACTTGATGAGCAGGAACTGATTGACATGGATGACTACCACTTCAGTCGTGCTCGTGGTGAGATCCTTAGAAAGAAAGCAGGGAACGCCATTAAGCGTGAGATTGCTGGATACTTCATGCATATCAAAGACAAAGAGTTGCGAGACGCTGTCATTGAACGTGTGAAGAACAGACTGCAGGAACTTATTGCCGAGGTACAGGACTCAGCTACACCTACACGCATTGATGAGAACAGTCTTGAGACAGACGAGGATGGCAACATCAGCATGATGATTGATATGAGTGACGGTACCAAGCGTAAAGTCTCATTCAGTATCAATCCCTCTGATATCTTCAGTGATATCGAATGGTCAACATTAAGCGATGAATTGAAAAAGCAGATTGAGTCTGGTCTGAAAGCGCTTAACAAAGCTATTCCTATCATTATCAAAGGGTACAATAAGACACTTGCTACTGTATCCAATTTCTACAACAGGATGCGTAACAAAGCCAAGGAAGCCATTGATAGCAATGATAGTGTCCAGTCTCTGTGCGATAAAGCTTCTGCATTCTTCGGTAAAGCAAGAACAACTGTAGCTGAAAACAAGACGTTGGGTGACTTACTTTCTGTAATGGAGGAGAAACTGTCCAAGATGAAAGACAGCAACAGCCCTGCTGCACGTATGCTTAGGGATACTATCCGTAAAATCAGAGCTAAAATAAGCAGCAGTTTGAAGGAAAATGAACAGGATGTTAAGTATGATGACAACACTCCTGACACTCCAGCACCTGTTGTTACATCTGATGAAGCTGAGTCCCCTCAGTCACCTGACGAAGTGGATGACTTCGATACACCTGAAACACAATATCTGCAAAGCCCCGATGCCACAACAGAAGACATTGCAATGACTGCACAGATGCGTGACCTCGGCGACTCTGGCAGCAGATTTGGTAACCAGTGGCAAACAGTAACTGGCGAAGTGGCACGATGGAGCAACGGAACTTACCTTCCTTATCACACCATCATCAACAATGAATTGGCAAAATACCCTGACGCTAAAGACACCAAGAGGATTAAAGTACCTGACCTTGGAAGATTTGGCGGACCTAGAACCATTGCTGAGTGGCGTAGATATGCAGCACGCAGTGAGGAAGCCTATGAGCGCATGAAGGATGACTTCGGCTACGTTGATGCCGGTAACGTGAAAGCTGGTGATGAGATTAAGTTCCGTATCACACGTACCAAAGACGGTGAGTTGATGGTGTTTATGGTCCATACTGATAAGGACGGTGTAGAGCATATCATCGGTGACCTCACACACTACAACTACGGTGTTACTGACTCTACGGAGAAAGCACGCCTTAAAGCCATGTATGATGTGTTCGAGAAAGAACTCGGTGACAAGCAGGAAGTTGAATCTGAACATATCAGCCATGCAGCTAATATCTATGCTGGGTTCCCGAAGTTCAGTACTGCTGTTGATGGTGAAGTACCAACAAGAACAGTAGCGTCCTTTGGCGATGAAGCAAAGGATGTCGAGTTTGCTGTTGTAGGCTCAGGCAGAATGTTCAACGATATGCTTGGCAGCGGTAAAACAGGACAGCCCCTTGTCGTACTTAAACGTCCTGGCAACAACGGTAATACACGCAGGATTGGCATCAAAGCCAGTACCAAACCTTTTACTCCAGATGGTGTTGAAGCCAAAGTTATCTCTGCCGCACTGAAGAATCTCAGCCCTGAGAAAGCCGTAGAGTTCCTCAAACATTTCCTTAACTGTAGGACCGTATATACTGAAGGTGCACAGCAAGTTGGCGTTGGTTTGTTTACAGATGAAGAAACTGTAGCCACACAAACCACATTCACTGTAGTTGCGAGGACCAATGAGACTGGCGGACGTAAGCGTATTAAGATTACGGTCAACAATGCTACCGGCGCAGTCACATTTAACGGTGATATGGGACATCTCCGTGCCAATGTATCGCCGAGGCTTATGGAAGGCAGCTTGTACGCAGAAGCTGTTAAGGGTGCAGAAGATGTACCATCGAGTTACAATGAACTGCTCAAACAGATTTGCCATGTTAAGCTTGATGACCTCAGGATGCATGACAGTTGGGTTACCATTAATCCGCTGAATGTCGTGGACGGTAAAGTTATCGAGGAAGAGCTGCCGTTAGAGTCACAACGCATTGAGTTCAACAATCGTGGTAACTATGAGTATACATCCAAGGATAGTGAGACTGGTGCCACATACTCAGTTGAGGTCAGTGAAGCGGATGAGAATATGCCATCCGTTGTATCTATCAAGACAACAAGCGGCTCTAAGTTCACCCCGATTACAATCACCGAGTTGAACAAGAACCGTGTGCTCAAAGCTATAGCCCAAGCGTTGTCGCAGAGAAGTGGCACAGACTATAATGGCAGAAACAGGTTCTCGTACAATGGCATCGTGTATGTCTTTGAGATGAATCCTAACGGCACTGTCAAGGACGTCAAGTTCTCCGAGAAAGACACAGCATTGAACAAGAAAGGTGCGCTTGACGCTAAGCTTGCGCAGGAACTCGCTTTTGCTGCCAGACACTATGATGGTAGGCGCAAGCGCAGGACGCTAAACAGAATCATTGACAAGTGGTTCAAAAGAAGCATGATTCCTGAAGGCTCTGAGCTATATAAGGCACTAGAGCAGGTACTGAAAGATATCAAGGCTGGTAAGACTACATTCGGCATTGGCCCCGTTGCTTCCGCGCAACTGCTGAATGCTCTTAATGACAGGCAACGTAGGGAGAAAGAGAAACGAGTTACTGATGCTCTAGTTAAGCATCTTGTATCACATGGCATTAAGATATATCAGGACCGTGAAAAAGGCCAGCAGCTAGTAGCTAAAGCACACCAGATGCTACGTGACTTTGGTGAGGATGCTGTTAAGGAATACGGCAGACGAAACGGTGTAAGATTCTTCCTTTCCTCTGACGGCACTATCGTGTACGGTTTTGCATTAGCGAACAAGAAGTCAATCTATCTTGATCCTGACATTATGAAACCAGAGGCTCTTATCCATGAGTACACACATCTCTGGTCATACGTATTGCGTAACGGTACAGATGAGCAGAAAGCCAAGTGGAACAGTCTTGTTAAGGAACTCAGTACAAACAAAAAGTACGCATCCCTATGGCAGGACATCCAGGATACGTATGGTAAGAATGTTCAGAAAGACGATGGCTCATGGGATGACGATGCCATAGCTGATGAGGTCTTTGCCAAGCTTACTGGTGAACATGGCGAGGAGTGGGTAATGCGTAATGTTGATGATAATGCAACCAATGCTTCCAAAATACTGAAGGAACTCAAAAACATTGTTGATGATTTCATCAACTTTATTAAGACCCGTGTCTTCCACGTTCCTAACTATGTGGAGAGAATGGAAGACCTTGTTATGCGTGACATGCTAAGCGACAATCCTCTGACTAACTTTGGCAACCTTGAAACTGAACAATCAGACGAAACAGAGAACGAGGCTGAAGTAGAGTCAGAACCGGAAAAAGCATCAGATACTGTTACTGTTACCATAGATAGTATCTCTGGTGGTATGCGCCACGATAAAGCCGTTAAACGACTAAATAACGTGGACGGTGTTGTTGTTGATGGCGACAATGTTACCATACCCAATAATGAAGATACAAAGGAAGAGTTGCGTGATGAAGGGTTTGTTATTAACTTTGCACTGGACATTGACAGGTCCGAGGCTGAGCTCGAACTAACCATTGCCGACTCAGTGCTTGCAGAGAATCTCGGCAGAGAGTTCCTGCTTGATGACGATGATGGTCTATCTGGCAGAATCGCTGACTTTGCAGATGGTGTTAGGGCTGGTTACATGAACGCAGAACAGTTCATTGATGCTGTCAAACTATTACTAACAGAGCAGCAGCGTAACGACATGTGGAACGCAGCCAAGTCTGTATTAGGCAAAGGCTCTAACAGCAACCACAGGTTCGCTGCACGTATCCAGGGTTTGTTCCATGACTACCTGCAAGGAAACAAGACAGGAAACAAGACGCTGGACAATCTGTTCAAGACACTCAAATCTTCCATCAGAAAGTACGAAGGCAGGGAACAGGACCTCAGCGTAGATGAGATGGCTATCCAAGCAACAAGTCATGTGTTCTCATCACCAACTGATCCGTTCTATGAACTCGATAACATCGAAGGTATGCAGCACGAGTTGTTAGATATGCTGACACCACGTGACGTAGAATACCTCGAAATGGCTGGGTACGATAAGAGTCTGTACTTTAGTCTTTCCGATGAAAGTAAGGAGCGCTTAAGGAAGTGCGTAATGTAATACTTTTTCATATCAATTAGTTTTGGAGCAGAACCAGGGGCCTCGTGATGAAGTCCCTGGTTCGTCTATATTACCTTTATGTAACTTACCTCAATGTAACTTATCTGGCCGTTCCGCCAACATAACCACGGTTATAGAACCACGTAGAGTTATCCACCCCATGCAGCGATTTGTCAATGTTCCTATAGTAGGACAAGATAGGAATAGGAAGTTTACGGAAACGCATTTCCAGCTCTGACTGTCCTTGGAATGGTCCTGCATTAACCGTGTCTCCCCACGTCCACGGAGTAACCACAGTCTTAGTGAAGTTAAACACGTCAGCCAGTACACTGGTGCCCATGAATGGCTGGTCCAGTGTGTTCACAACCTCGTCACCAAAGTCCAGAGGATTGAACATACTACCCAGCTCGTGCTTCTCACGTGCCAACAGATACTTACATATCTTCATCAGCCACGCTTCCTTATCGTCATCATCGTCATCGTCACCAATCATTGACGCAAGTGTAGTGAGCAGTATCAGTGAGCCCCACTGAACGATGTCGGTTATTGCTGCACGCACATTCTGTTTGTCCTCCTCGCTGAGTTCATCGTATACAGCAAGGAACTTAAACTGAGCAGACTTAACCGCTTGCAGATAGGATAATAATGTACGGTAGAAGCCTTCTTCCTCTTTACCGAACTCGTTCATGTGCTTGGCTCTCCAGCGCCTGTCCATCTGTGGTACGATGTGTTTACGGAATGCCTGCAACAAACGCATCCAGCTGATCTTCTGCGCCATGTTCATGTCATCACGGTTATAGATACCGATGAGCTGATGATTGATATGGTCCGTTTCCCTGCCAAACTCAGACAACCACTTGCCGTCGATAGCGGTTCCGTCTTCAAGCTTTGCGCCTGCTTTTATCCTTGCTTCCTTTCCTCCGTTTGGCAGGTCTACAACCTCAAACGCATCCCATAGGTTTGTCTCAACTCCGTCTACAATCACTTTAGTGCTTAGCATACGGGCTATGGCAACACGATGATACAACCAATGATTACCGCATGTGGTGCCCATAAACGCTACCTGAGTGTTGAATATCTTAGCCACAGTATTGTTGCGCCTGTTATTGTAGACCTTCACGTCAAAGTTCTGCATGATATTCAGCTTCTCACTGATCAGCGCAAGTCTGCTTTGCTTAATGGGATTAGCCAGGTCAGCCACAAATGATGGTAATTCTTTCCAGTACACAGCGTCTGCGTTACGTAGTGCTGTGCCGCTGAAATAGCGTCTAGCAGCAGCTTCGATGTTGGTTTGGAAGATGCCGTTAGCAAGACTTGCAAGGTCCACAAGCCAGTTAAAACCAAGCTTAGTCACAGCTGAGATGCGCAGGAACCCGTTAACCGCTTTAGACTTACGGAACTGAGTGCCGAAGAATGTCACAATATCATCCTCATCCTGGATGTACCTCATGTATAACTGGGTGTCCATGAAGCTACGCATCTTCTGCAATAACCTGCTTTCTTTAACCACAGCCTTTGACTTTCTTCCTGACCTGTAACGTTCAACCACAGGACGGTTACCTCTGTACTGAGTCTGTACCTTGTTTGATACTACAGCCTCAAATGCCACCTCAAGCGGGTTAGCGATGCCGCGCATACCCTTGTAGTTCTCTGTCGCATAGGCATAAGCCACAAGGCAGCCTACAATGTCCGTACTGAGCTCCTCTGGGTTCTTGAGCATTCTTATATATGGCGCAGGTATAACCAGACGCTCATTACCTTGGAAGTCTAATGTGCCCGAAGCTTCTCCTGCTTCCATGTAGTCATCCTCTTTGACGATGTAGTCAGCTGCTAGCTGCTGGGTTATGTTGTCCCACAGCTGCTTAGGATTCAATGTGAAGTTGGCCCTGAATCGTTGCTCCGATGTCATACGTCTTTGGATACAGCGCTCATGCACAGTCTGTCTGCCGAGGTTCTTGTCCAGGTCCTCTTTAATCTTGGTGAACTTTTGTAGGATAGCGAACTTATCAGGCTCATTGTCACGAAGACGTACCCATTCAGGGTTTCTCCATTTGTCAATGTCAGCCGGTGACAATGTGTGCATCTGCTCATCCTCGATGGCATTAGCACTTTTCCACGCATCCCATGCATCCTTAGCTGCTTTATACTCATCCTCGGATATTTCCCCGTTCCTGTACTTCGTGTCAGCCTCGTCAAACTTACGCTTCTGCTCATCACGTTCCTTGGCGAATGCACCCCAGTTCAGTTTACTCAGATAGTAGCCCGTCTTCTTGCTGTTCTCATCATGTTCAAAAGCGAACTCGAAGTCACTGATGCCTTTATCAAGAATCATTTGATTCAGGTCACGTATCTCACCCTGCACGCGCTTGATTACCTTTTCTCGTACCTGATCCTTGGCAAGCTTTACTATCCTGTCGAAGATTTGACCAACAGGGTCATTGGTTTCACCCATTGACCTTGCTCTCATGTCAAGCCAACTGATATCACCGTCCATAGCTTCCATGAGTTGCTTCCATGTCATTCGGTGCCCATCTCTGTAGAATTGTGGAAGCTTACCCGCGAACTCTTCAACAAAGCCAATAAACACATCACCAGCGTGCTCGTCGAATACATCCTGCATCATCTTGTGCATAGCATCAATGGTGTTCACCAAATCATTCAGAGCCTTTTTGTCCCCTGCACTAAGTGTATGTGTCTGGTCACCGGCTATCAATTCTTTTAGCTCACCAATGGTCTCCTCATGTGCACGTAGAATAGTCAATACTCGTGCCAATGCATCAACCTGGCGCTGCTTTGGCCAGTCATTTGAGCCGTCACCAAGTGATGTCATAAACGGTTCCCAGTTCTTATATTCCTGTGCTACAGCCATAAGATATGAAGCAATGTCACGGATACCTATTGTGCCGTTCTTAAGGATGCCATCGAGCAGTGACACACGACTATTGATGCTATGTACTGTGTCTACACTTACATGCTGCTCAACTGACATCTTGCTTAGTCTCTCCTCGTTGATGACCGCTGTCTCTAGGATTGCTCTTAGTTTAGTGGCAACGGTCACACCACGGTTTACCTCATCGTGGAACTGCTGGGCACGTCTACGCTCTTCTGTCGTCCTTGTGTTTCGTTCTTCAACTGAAGCCCTGCGCTTAACTTCCTGCAACTGGATGATTGCATCTTCAACAGGAAGGACAGAGAATGCATCACGCACAGCACCGTCAATCCATGCGGGATTATATGTCGTTATTCCCATGTCACTGAACGCTGTCTCCGCACTTGGACCAAGTTCAAGAATGGCTGCAATCATTCGCTGTACTGCTTCGTCGTTGCGCTCAGATGAGTTGTTCACCATATCAATAATCACATCAGCATCTCTAGGCATAATGGTTCGGATAATATCTGTACCAGAGTGACCAGCCGCTCCGTTCTTCATCATGTACCACAGCGTGTCTCTCAGCGCAACCATTCGGTCACCTACATTGTATATCTTACGTGCAATGTCAAGTGAAGCCTTGGCACTCATTGGCTGCAATGGCTCACCAGACAACACCGCCTCAAGGATATCAATAAGGTCGTTCACCTCTTCATTGTAATCATCGATAGTACTGCCATCGTCCTCAACCATGTTTACCTCACGATTGCCTACTGCGCCAACAACAGAGTTGATGCCTTGTGTGCCTGTCATTACGCTGACACCATACTGGTTCCTCCATACACGCTGCTTACTCTCGTTGTTTATATCACTCAGTATCACGATGTACTTATCACCTCTGGGTGCTCTCTGCACAGTGGCTATGAACTCAGTCTGCTCAGTATCTTTGTTGATTCTGTATGCAGCTGTAATGGCTTCTTTCCTGTCTGTGAATCCATCTACGGCATGGTACTTTTCCTTCCATTGCTTCTTACGTTCTGACACATCATCTGAGTCCATCATAAAGCGTACAGTTTCACCTGTTTCTGTCCAACCGTCAGTATCATCATCAGTGTCCTGGCTTTTGTTTTCTTCTTCACCTTCTGGTGCGGTAAGTCCAGCAAAGTTATTGAGGTTAATCTCACGTGTCTTATCACCTCTGCGAGGAACATACTCAAACGTGATTTCCTCTTCATCGCCGTCCATAGTCTCATCGCCCCAGCTTTCTTCGGTGAATGAGTCCTCGTCTTCTGGCCACATTCCCTCGTCTTCGGGCATATCATCATCTGCACCAGGCGCTTCCTCGTCTCCGCCGTTCTCAACAGCATCCTCAGATCCATACTTAGCCCACCACGGCTTTTCTGGGATACCCTTAAGACAGCGTGGACGTTTCTGTTCTTCCTCAACCATCTTTCTGCCTTGGGCTACTCGGTCCCAATCACCGACTCTGCCTACGAGAGGATTACCAGAGCAGTCTTTTGCGGCTTGTTCCTCAATGGTCATATCACGGCAGAACCATGAGTCACGTGAAGCCATGTCGTTCAGCTTAACTATATACATCTGGTCATCAAACTTCCTCAGCATGAACAGACCTTGGTTATACACCTCGTAAGACTCCTGTACACGGAAGATGAAACCGTCCTCTTTCTTAGCAAGTCGTGATACAAGCTGTGACGGATAGTCACCGTCTGCACGCAATGCTACTCTTCCGTGTTTATCCAGTACATTCTCAGTCGGTTTAGTTAATGGAAGCACACCGTTAGACGCTGGATTAGATAACCACTTCTCAAGCCTTGCCACTTCCTGAGGAGTAACCTCGTCATACACGTTGTTAGCCAGTGTCTCTTCCTTAACAGCCTCGTCTGGTTTCTCTGCGTTATACGGAGCACATACCATACGGAACAGAGGGCCAAACTGATACTTTTTGTAATGAGCCCTAACAAACTGTTCGCAGAACCTGCGCATATCCTTACCGCTAATCTGTGCGTTCACCATGTTAAATACACCCATGTTGTACTCCTTGAAGGCGGGAGAAGCAAGAAACGCAGCCGTAAATGAATTAGATACGGAGCCAAAGCCAAACCTCAGACCGTCGGTGAAGAACGAGTACAGGAACAGATCCCTGGCTATCCTGCGCTCCGATGCTATCGGACTGTATGCCATCTTAACCAAGGAGCTCTTGACGGCAGCGGCTGTAGCTTCATTACGTACAAGTTCCTGATTGATGAACATCTTGCCGTCCTTGAAGTCAATGGCACGGATGATGGGATATTTGCTTGCCAATCCCTTGCGGTCAAATGCTCTACCACTTTGTACGAGTCTCGGATACTTGTACCTATAGTAGTTACGCATCTCAGTAAAGCCTTTCTTCTCAGTCTCACCAGCATCGTTAACGGTCTCGGTGACCATCTTCATGTCGCTGAGATAGTAAGCGGCGAAGTTATCATGCAGATGTCTGATGAACTTAATCGCGTCTTCCTTGGACATCGAGTTAATCGTATCCTTAAACTGAAGCACAATCTTAAAGAAGGCTGGGTTAGCGTAGAATAGTTTACCATTCATCACATCCATGAACGACTCTACACCTAACGTATAATACATCTGAGACAGCCACATACCGAGCCTGTCATCTCCTGCTTTGCCTTCAACAATCTCTTCCCATGTCAGACCGTTTTTCAGTGCCAGTTCATGTGGTATTGCTACTGGGAGCTTATCTGCCATAACCTTCTCGTTCACGTCAGTTACCTGCATAATTGCAAGGAGTGCCGAGGCTGGTTCATTACTCAGTCCGTTCTTGGCGCTGTTAAAGCCTAACGTCTTCTCCCAGGGTCGCATTGACTTGTAGACTTGCTGTAAATTATAAAGCACATTACACAGAGCCATAAGGTCCGCATCTTTCTCAAGTGTTTCTTTCTTCAAAAGCGCCGGTCTGCTCACACCGCAAAGCAGTGCATCAGGGAACTTATCCTTATTCAAGTAGCCTAAGTCTTGGTCATCTGCATACGGCTTTCCTTCACCGATTAACTCTTTGCGTAGCTTTCCAAATCTGGCCATGAAGTTAGGATTCCTATTCAGGATCTTCATCACATAACACATGGCATCTTTTGAGAAGCCACACATCAGTAGGAATGCTGCAAAATCAGCGTTATCTGGTGTCAGTCCTGCGTTAATGGCCCACGGGCTTTTAGCACTATCCACAATGGCTGCGATGAAGTCAGTCATGTTGTCCTGTACGCTGTTGTTCTCCTCATCGACTTCCGCTGCGTATAGTAATGGTGTTCCACTTCCGCCGTCATCTTTTCCCCAACGTAAGCCACTAGTTCCCATGTTCTTACCTTTGGTGATTTCCATTCCTGGATAGTTTGTGCCCTTCACTACATTAAGACCAGTGCGTATCTTAGTGGCAATGGACAGACGGTTTGCACCGATAGCCACACCGCTATCCGCCAAAGCATACTGTTGGTTATAGTGAGTAATTGAGCGCAAACTCTGCACAGGATAGGAAGCTATCCTATCGAGGTGTGCCTTAATAGACGCATCGTCTAGGTTTCTACCGTCACTCGGTAGATAGTAATCAGTATTGTCCCAATTAGGATCATCTGGAGCCCATACAGCTTTCATATCAGTGCGCCTAATACGCATCTTCATGTCAGCAGGAAGCGTAAGGTAGGCAACCCTATTACTAGCCACCTTGAACTTGTCGGGATTCTGAGGTGACAGGAAGCGGGACTCATTCTCTTTGTCTGTCAGCAATGCAAGAGACATATCGATATACATGTTCTCAAGCTGAGCCATGAATGTCTTCAGCGCTTTCTTGTCGTTGACATCAAGGTTCTTAATCTGTTCGCTTAGCGGTGTATCCCAATCGTATTCAACTGGCTTAAGGTTTCCTTCAGCGTCCTTGGCTAAGTTCTTAACCATGAGGAACAGTTTATCAACGTCGTTATCACCACCAGTCAGTGTGGTAATCTCACCGGCTACTACAACTGAACCGCCACGGTATGACGGAAAGAAATCCTTTACAATCAGAGGAAGCATAGAGTGGTATTCCTCAGTAGGGATACGATAACCGATCAGCTTATCGGCACCAATCTCTTTCAGCTTGTTAACGTCAAGTACCTTAACCTTGCGTTTCTGTCCATTGTCAGTAATGGTCTTTTCAACCAGACACTTCTCAATGATAGCACGCGTATGCGGCGGCAGATAGCACTCAATGCCGACAATCTTACCATTGTCACGTACGATATGCAGGTTATCATCATAGCCTACATCACCTTCGATGATAGCTACACCTCCGTTCACTTTACTTCTATGTGTTTCTGCACGCACAAAGGATGTTAGCAAGTCAGATACCTTATACAGTACAGCAACACTACCAAGTGGCGTACTGAAGCGAGGTATTCCATCGGTATCTCCTACCTTGTCGATGACAATCTGTACTGCCTGCACAACATCAGGGCCATACTTAGGATTGTTCTGCGCAATATTTACGATACGCTTCTGTAACGCTTTTAGCGCCTTCTTATCAGTGCCGAACAGTTCACGTAGCTTAAGCACACCGACTACAAGCCTAGCGGCCAGGACCTGATTGTATTTAGTGTATAAATCAGTACCTGATACTTTCTTTTTGGTTCCGTTGATTTCAACATCGTAGCCATTAATCTCTGCTCTATCAAGGTTGATACCTGACGGCAACAGGAACGATGCCTGAGAACCCATATGAATGGTAGACTCATAGAAGTGGTTACTCTGTCGTACCTGGAAGCACTCGAAGTTCACATCCACGCCATAGATGTACTGGTCATTCATGTCAAATTCAGTGCCGTTCTCTGTCTGCCTTTCCACAACAAGCTTACTGCGCATCTCTTGCTTGAGCTCGTTGATTGTATTCTTAGTGGCTTTCACAGGAAGCATGAACTTACGCAGAGACATCAGCGCTTGCATCATGTTCTTCGCATTCTGAATGTCTTTGGCTGTGTAGTTGTCACGGCCTTTAGCCCACGCAGCGATAATACCTTCAAGACCATTAAACTCAAGGTCAGAAAACTTAGGCAACTTTTTCCTTCCTTGTGCGGCTTTCGCTTTGTCTGCTCGGATAAACTTATCTACGTCCTCAAATGTCAAGTAATCAAGATTAACTCCGTACAGGTCAGCCATAGCCGCAACGAAGTCACCAAAGAACTTGATTAGGTTAGTGTCAAGTTTGACTGCGTCTCCAAGTTCTTTCTGGTACTTCTTCTTGAACTGCTCAGGCGTAATCTCACCTTTAGCAAGCGCAGCTAATGCACCGACTCTAGACTTCAGGTAGTGCAGCTTAAGCACACCCTTCTTAGCCGACTTGACACCGGAAGGACGCTGTACTGTTGTAATCTTCCTCTTACCGCTGAACTCTGTCTCTGTCGCAAACTGGTCAATGGCCATCAGTTGTGCTGATACATTAGCGTCACCAAACCTTGTCACCATTGGGGCCTCAGAGTTCTTACCATAGTAGCACCTACGTACTGTCCTGCCATACGGATCAGTGTCGTTAATCATGGCAAAGTCCATAGGCTTGGTAGTCTCACCCTGCGCGTATGGATTGTAATCCCTACCTAGGTGTCGATCTCCGTTGTTCTTCAGATCCTGATAGTTCTTTTCCTTTTGCGAGTCATAGTTGGATGAGCCGCCCATAGCGCATTTTGCACGGTGTCCTTCAAGTGTGGTGTGACCCTGCGCATTGGTTGCGTTCATCTTGGTCCATGCGGTAATCCTGTCTACGGCATCGTCAGTCCTGATTTTCCTGTCAGCGAATATCTTCTCAGCTACATTAGGGAGGTCATCAGATACCCTGCCTTCATCGTCATCTACGATGATTTGATAATCTACATCAAAGCCAATCTCGGCTCCTGAGAATAACGTGGTTCCGTTTGAGTGCAGACCTTTAAGGCGCTTAGTAACGTCATCCTCTCCGTTGAACTGCGATGGGTCAATACCCATAATCTGCATCATCTCAGTGTTGTGCGCAAACGTATTGTATAGCATACTGCGTACTGCGTCATGCACATCATCCTGAGTGTAGTTCTGGTTTGTGCCGGGCTTCTTCTGCTTACCTACAACGTGTTTAAGTATGCCCCACAGCTGCTCGTGGTTAGAGAATCTTGGCCTGAAGTTCCTGATAGTATTTACATTGTATGTATTATCATCACCCTTGAATGTACTGGAACCAAGAAGAATGCCAGCCTCTCTGCTCTCATAATACTGTATCTGTTTATCAGTGAGCGCAATTACACGTTCAGGGTTATCAAGGCTACGCAGTTTCCATGTGGAGATAGGATCACCGTCGATATCAATCTCACCGGCCATGTTAGCCGCTACCAATTCCCAGCGCTCACCATTGAAATCAACCGTGCCTTGCAGTACTGACTCTAGTCTGTTCAGGTTAGCAAGCTCTTTATGTCTGCTATGAGGTTCTGTAATCTGCAACTCCTTGTCACCGAGATAGCGTTTGTATTCACGCTCCATAGCTTCCGCAACATAAGCACGGATAATTTCCCTCCTCATGTCGCTATCTTCCATAGGAACCGCGTCAAGCATACCACGCATAGTGAACTTGTCATCGTCCTTATATCGCTTAAACAACTCGCCTAAATATACGGTTGTTTCCATGATGGTGGCTTCCTTGCCTGCCTCTGTTGATTCACGTGCAGCCATACGCTCAGCTACCCTATCTACGATGGTGTTTAGCTTCATACGCATGACGTTCAGTTCCGGTATCTGACACAGCTGCATCTCACGGGTGAACATGGTACTGGCGGGTATGTACCTAGCGAGGTCCTGATACAGTTTAATGGCCTCGTCTACGGTCCATATCTTCTCGTTGTTTTGTTCTTTCTTGGCTTCTACAAGATGCTGCTGCGACAGTGCCTCAAGCTGATTACGGTATTTATCAGCTTTTTCAGTATCACCTTCCTTGACTGCGGCAAGATATTTGCCGATGAGCACATCACGTTTCCACATCCATTTATCTTCTGTGGGCACATCTTTCCACTCTTTGTCGGCGGCATCATAGTAGCGCTTTCCATTGTACTTCTGCGGCTCAGCACTGAGAGCCTGAACACGAGCCCAGTCACGCTTAAGCATTGTGTTATGCTCAATCCTATCCAGCTCATCCTCGGTAAACCTTACCATTGTATCAATACACTCGTCTTCTGAGCGCACCTTACCAGACGTGAACTGCAAGACAGGAGCATCAGCTAGGATAGGGAATGAGAACATCGCAGAGCCGTTTGTTGTTGGGCTCTCTAAGTGGCGAAGGAAAGCCGAAAGCTGTACTGCCAGCATATCCGTAGGCGAGAACTGCTCCTTTTTCTTTTCATCCATTGCAGATAGCATCATACTACCTGCTATATTAGAGATACGTGTCGAGTTCTCTGCCCACTTATCGGTGCCGTCAGCCTGCCTAAACTCAACGTCTTTCCCGTCGTATAGCTGTTGTAGCAATTCGTTCCTGTAACGACCTGTGGTCTCATCCCACAATGAAGCCTTAAAGTGCTTATCAATTTTCTTGCGACGCTCATCGAGTAGTTTCTTTCTGTGCGCCTTATGTGACTCTGGTGTAATACGCAGTTCTTCGTGGTTATATGTGATGATGTCACGTATCTTCATAAAGGTATTCTTAGCAATCATATTCTGCCTTGTCACACCAGCCTCACTTGTGGTTATTGGGAAGAACTCCGCATTAACATAAAAGCCCACTGAGTCATAGAAGCGATTCCATGCACCACCACGCTCTGCATAGATATCGTCCATTGGTACGCCGTTAGGCCAGCTTCCTTGCTCGCCAATCAGATATGCTGCAAGCGTATCGGTAGCACTCACAAGTTTAGACATACGCACAAGCCCGTCTACATTACCGACTGACTTCAACTCAGCGGTAATAGCGTTGATGTCTGCACTAATACCGAAACTATTAAGGATGCTAACCAACTCTTTGGCATACTTAGCCGGTGTCCATTTGTCATCGTAAGGAACAGACTCAGCTGATGGGAGATCGGCTAATCTAGCACGTAGTCTTCGTACATTCTTCTCATTAACTGAGCCATCTGAGTTGTATACGCTGGTCTCTGAGAGCATGATACGGTTGAAGTAGTTCATTCTCTGCATGGCACGAAGACCTTCAACATCAGCTACCCTGTTAGTCAAGAACACTTTGTTTGAATGGCCGCCAGGGCTTTCACGGTACATAGCCCTCACCTCATAGTCATAACTTAATGCTGCTGCAATATCTGTAATAAGCGCTGTCTTTGTTAAGGCATCGACATCATCTTGGTTCTCAGTGCGCTGCATGTAGCTACACTCGAGCTTGTAGATGAGTTGGTCAATCCACGGGTACCTGCCACGGTTAGCCTCAAGGACAGGGAACGTGGGAAATCCGTCAGGGAACGCCTGCTCTAATGTCCTCATGTGCTTAGTTTCCCTGCCTTGATACTCATACCTGTCTCCTTCCTCGTCATAAAGTGAGGGATAAATCCTGGCGTTACGTTTCTTTGCGGTGAGTTTCTCGGCATACTCTTCCGGTTTAATCTTCACCATGAAGTCAGAAGCCTCAGTGATTTTCCTATTGTGCATGGAAAGCATAGATATGTAGATGTGCTGTACGTCATAGTACTGCTCACGGCCCATGCTGTCCAGCAACGGCTGGTTGTTGGCATCAACCATAGGAATAAGCGCAAATTCGGCTTTTACATTCTGAGTGAGATGTGCTACAGGGTCTTGTTCAGTGTCAAAGTCCATCATGTCCTTTGACCTTACCTCACCTGAGTACTCATCATTTTCGTTCTGGTTGTCCTGAATCTGGACTTCAGTTTCATCATCAGCTACTTCAAACTCATTTTGTGAGTTAAGGATGATGTGGATACCTGTCATCATCTCAAGTTTCATAAAGGCTCTGCATAGCAACTGGTCCCGCATAGCACCAATCTGTGCTACTTCCTGCTTCCTACCCTCGTAGTGCTCATCAGTTTCACCTTCTTGCTTTGCAGGAGTATCCATTGCCTTACCGATGGCATAATCAATGGCACCCTTAAATATAACATGACCGTCTTTATCACGTTGAGTGTACATACACTTCTTCAGTGCAGCTCTGCGCCAGGTATGCTCACCACGAAGGGCTTCATTCTCTTGTTTGAGTTTCTGTATATCCCTTTCCCAACGTTCAAGTTTTTCACGTGTCTTAGCCACAGCCTGTTCATCTTCCTCGGTACGGCTTTCATCAGCTTCGATCTTAGCCAACCTTGCCTTCATTCTTTCTATGTCGGCTTCTTTGGTGGCAATGGTCTCGTTGTTTTCGTAGACCATATAGTAGCGCTGTGTTTCCGCGAACTTAAGCAGATTAGCTGCTATACAGTCTGTGTGTTCACGCAATCTATTGGGATCAAATCTTGCCTCACAAATACGAGTTGTTAGTTTACGGAAGCGCTCTCCTTGTTCTGAGAGTTCTACTTCGTCTAACAACATATCGCCTGCCGTCTCATCCTGGAACGACGCTTCCTGTGCCAGTACTTTGTTTCTGTACTTAGTGACTACCTGCACAAGTTCCCTACGGTAACCGTCTTCCTCATCGCTGTCCTGAAGTTCGTTAATGCCTGAACGTATCATGGCTTGGCGCACACTATCAACAGCAAAACCAGACTTTGACGGGTCAAGAGCTTCCTTATAACCTTCATCCAGGATCTCTGTCACAGCCTGTGCATCAAGCAGTCCAGTGTACTCACCATTGCTGTCACGTTCAGTATCAAGGTTTGTTGCTTGGTTTGCGGCTTTGTCCATGAAATTAACGACAATACCGTCTGCTGCGATATATTCCTGCAACGCTAGCAACAGAGAGTATGGTGAATAGAAGCCCTCGAAGTCACTGTTTGATGCCTGTGCATAGTCGTAGTCTGTACGTAGCTTTTGCGCCAGGTCAGTGATAGGAGCCTTACCCTTACGTGCTAATGATGCGTTTACAATACGACTTATCTTATTAAAGAAACTGTCATTAGGGATAAATGGAATGTGCGCCCAAGGACCAAGAGCCATATTATCTGGATCGTTCACCATTACCGGCTCAGACTTACTGCGTACCATACGCAGAGCGTTAGCTAACAGCTTATATTGCCTACTTGCTCCTGAGCTAGCCTTAATCGTTTTATCTCCTGTACTCTGTAAATCAGTCAGGAACTTAGGGTTCTTTGCTGCATACAGACTGACAAGTGTCTGCATAACTGTGCGCTCAAACTCAGTGATGCCTGGATTGGCTAATGCGTAGTTATTATACTTACCGTGTATCAATCCGACACCGTTGCCGTTAAGTATCTGCTTTACCTGCTTAGCCGTAAGCTGTGGATTGCCGTCTTTATTGACACCAGACGCTACAATAATGATAGCCATCAAGTCATTCAGGCTTAGGTTATAATCACCTGAGCTGAACGCCTTGACAATGTCCTGCATCTCTTTGCTCTGCATGAAGCTTTCATAATCACCGGGCCACTGTTCTTCTAGCTTAGTCCGCACTAAATCAGCAATGTTTTTGCGCACACTGCCTTTATAGCTTCCTGAAGACGTAACCGCTAACGGCTGGTCAAGGATACCTGTAATCTCTGTCATATCCTCTGTGGTGTCACTGATCAGAATAGAGCCGTTCTTACCTTCAGCTTCTCTCTGTGCTTGGTCCTTTTGTTTAGACTGGTATGTTTTTATCCATGAGGTCATTTGGTTCACGTTCTTCGGCATAGTCGGATTTGCTTTGTCTGTACTATGAGAACGAATAACCTCACCGAAATATTTCATTATCTTGTCTTTTCCTTTACCGAGCAGACTGCTGCCACGTGGAAGTGTACCTGGGAAGTTCAGGATGTCCTGCTTTTCATCGTTGCTGTCCAGGTCCTCAAGCCAACGGTCCACAATGGGTTCGAGTTCATCGTCCCTTATCTGCGTACAAAAAGTCTCTGCCATATTATAATACGTATTATGATTTTGCGCCAAAGGTAGGCACAATAGCAATCGTGGCTAATGACTATACTAAAATATTAACAGCACGTTAGCGGTTTACTTTTCAACCGTAAACCATTAGCTGGTTAGTTTAATTTTGTCAATCAAATCACTTAAAAGATGACAGGACTAGACGAACTTGAGGCATTGCTGGACAGTTTTGAACAACAACAGATCCAGAATACCACACTATATAATAAAGCCATGCAGCAGGAACAGGCTCAGCAGGAGCTGTCGCCAGACGTGCAGGGCATCATCAATAATGTCATGCAGCAACGTGAACGTGAAGCTGTACGCAGGCGCTTAGCTAACTTCTATAATGAGGTGGAATATGCCTGTGGTGGCTGCATTAAACACGCAGGTGGTGGAAGTATCCACATTGACCCTAGCAAGAAGGGTACATTCACAGCCGCAGCATCTAGGCACGGAATGGGTGTACAGGAGTTTGCCTCACACGTTCATGCACATCCTGAGAACTACAGCCCTGCGATGCGGCGTAAGGCGAACTTTGCCAGGAATGCGGCTAAATGGCATCATGCCTTTGGTGGCCCTATTAACACCTTTGCTCGCGGTGGCTCCATGTCACACCAAGACGGGAAGATTAAGTCTATCCTCGACAAGTACCTTACCAATTACCGCATCACTAGTGGCTATCGTGGCAAGAACAACAGAGTAGGTAAGCTAGGAAGCAAGAGTGCTCATGCACATCTCCTCGATGATGGGTCATCGGCTGCGCTTGATATCGTTAGTGACAACATGGACCGTCTGCGTCAGGAGCTCACCAATCCTGAGCTTCAGCGTGAATTGGCGGCTAACGGGTTTGGCATTCTTGACGAAACTGATCCTGCAACTATGAGAAAGACTGGTGCTACTGGTGCCCACTTTCATATTGGACAGGGCATCAAAGGCGGTGGCTTCCATATAAACGGATATGGCCATCAGCCAGCAGACATCGCTTATCCGTCATACGCCAATGGACCAATGCAGCCTATCGTCACTAGCAGCGGTTCTGACGGCACTTTTTCACCTTCCTGGTGGGACAGACCATCTGCAATGACAGAAGCCGACACAGAGGCTCTGTACGCTTCTGCTGCTGGTGCAGGTGGAGTGCCTACGCAGGACTTCAGCGCATTTAACCTTGATTGGAATCCCAATATGTTTGCTAAAGGTGGCTACACTTCATCACCTGCGATTAGGAGTCAAATAGCCAGTTGGGAAGGTTCGTCCATGTACAAGCCAGCTCCAGATACAGGCAAAGTGAATAGGCCATTTAGTGCAGAAGAACGTGACTTCTGGAATACCATTCCTGACGATGTAAAGCCTTATCTTACACAAGAGATGGCAGACGCACTGTTCTCAACGTCCTATAATATTGGTGCTGGGAACTTTAAAAAACGTGTAGTACCCAAACTGCGTAGCGTACTTGTCAACGGTAAAGGTACTGTGGCTGATATCACTAACGCTATGTACGGCACCAGAGACCGTGAGCCAAAGATGAAAGGTCTTAGAACACGTAGAGCAAAAGAACGGCAGTTGTTTGCCGAAGCTTATGAGAAGGCATACGGCCACATGGGCAACCCAAGTGTAAGCGAAGCCCAGCCATATATGGGCATGATACAACCCATTGTAGTTGGCGGAAACGTAGAGCAGCCTCAGTTCAACCCCTGGTGGTCACAGAACACACCAGAGGTCGAGGCTGAAGCCACACAGTACGCTAACTTAGTTCCTGATTTCTCTCAGTTTAATCTAGGATGGGATCCGATTAATGGGAGAAAACAACGCGGATTAATTCCTGGATTGATGGGATAAACAGCTTACACCGAGCACATCATACATTGACGGATCAAACATATAGATATCGGTTTTTGTGGTCAACTCCACAAAGTCATGGTTTTTAACAAAGTTCTTATGGCTTTGTTTCGTGCATAGCGATTGTGCTACCTTACACCAATTTATTCCACCAGATTCTATATGGCCTACAACCGAGTGCGCAGATCCGTCTATATTGTTAGCTCGTAACCCGTAATTACATATTTCTGCGCACATTTTGGCATACCCAACACAGTTTGCCTTTCCATTCTCTATATCGTTATACCTGGAAAACCTGAGCTTTGCTGAGGTCAGATCTAAGCTATATTGGATTATACCATGAACATCCATGCCCTTGGTTTCTATGCGGGTTCGTTCCGCCAGTTTATTATTTAGTCTATACTTTGTTGTTCGGTTATGCTCTTTCACCAGAACAAAGGATGTAAACACAAGCAACATGATAAGCGTAGCTGCTACAATAGTCACTTTCTTATTTAAGCTTTTCTTTTCTTTTCTTGTCATTAGTTTTAGTTAAGTAATTAATTACACACAGTAGCAATCGTACAATTAGATACAGTACGGCTACCGGAAACACTATAAATACCAATATAAAACAAAGTATCCCGAATATTTGGTCCGGGATACTTGCTGTATGGCTTAAGTAATAAGCTAATTGTTCCATTATCGTTTCTGTTTATACCTCGGCACATTATCATAACGTGCTGGATTTACTGTTATTGTATCAAATGGGAAAGTAACTTTAAGGTTTTGACGTATTGGCTGATAACCATGTTCGTTTTGTTTCTCCTGAAGCTTCCCCATTGCGTATCTTAATGCAGACCCTGGATGGGCTCTCTTGGCGGCTCCTTTTAGCCTTTCAATCTGCTCCGGCGAATCGAAGTCCCATGCGGCATTGTCGGTTGCATTCCAGTGCACGGTTCCGTTTTCATCGACATACGCTTGCCCCGACATACCACCGTCTGTGTATTCAACCTGTCTGTTTCCTCCGACAGCAGCGTTCAGTAATGCAGGGATATCCTTAAAGCTTGCATACTTTCCACTTGGATTAATCTCCATATAAGTTTCTGGCGTTAAGGACAGTGGAAACAATTCACCTGGTTTTGGATAACCATGTTTTCTTACGTGTTGTCTGTAGGCTACTTGTCCGAGCTGAGAAAGGTTTTCTAAGTACTTATCTGAAAAATCCTTATTGGTTTGTGTATATCCTGATCCCGTGCTAAGTAACGAGTTACGTATCTGACGTGCAGCTGGAAATATGCGCAAAACCGAATTAACTATCTTATCGTCAAGACCAAGTTCTTTCTTTTCTTCTTCTGGCTTTACTCGTGTGTATGTTCCATTATCATATATGTACCCCGCATCTAAAGCCCGTTGATGTGCAGCACGACTCATAGGACCGAATTTGTCATCAATCTTACCTTGATAAAATCCCATCTCTTTGAGTTGTGCTTGGCGCTTCTGTGTGTCAGTCAGTGGCTTTCCTGCAATAGGTTGCATTGCTTTCGGCTTCTGGGAGTACATTCCATTACTATAAGTGTATCCCCTTCGTAATGCCTCACGGTGTGCGGCTTCACTTTTCTTGCCCCACTTACCGTCAATCTCTCCGCTATACAATCCCATGTTCTTAAGCTGGCGCTGACGTACACGCTTAGCTTCCTCAGTCTTAGGTCTTGCATTAGATGATACAGGATGTACAGCATTGTACAAAGCTTCTTGTGTCTGGTTATACTGTGCTGCCCTGTTGTCTATGTCCTGCTTCAGACGCTGATACGCTGATGTATTGTTCTTTAGTGGCATAATGTTCAATATTTTTACGCAAAAGTAGTGCAGCTATTCATTGGTGCTAAACATATTAGTGCTTTAGTAATATAAAATAAAAACCCCACTATCTTCACAGACGGTGGGGTATAATAACACATCTTCTATCTATGAATATGAACTCTTAATCCTCATACTACATTATAAAAACCAATAGCAAAAAGTATAGTTATGATGAAAAACAACACACAAAGGTAATAATCATTCGTAAACTATGCAAGTTTCTTCGTCAGAATAATGACTGATACCGCTTAGTTTTTCTGAACTTCTGCATCACTTCGTCAACGATAGGTGTCAGCTGTTTGTTATACTGCTCCTCTATCTCGTCAATAACATCGCTAAACGCATTGCTCTGCTTGTCATTGCCTGCGGTGTCTACGCTGAGTGCCACTTCTTCGCATATCTTACAGATACGCTGTACGTCCAGAGCAAGAGCGTCCTCCGACGAGCCTGTGCATTTCTTCACCACTTCGCTAAACTCCATCGCTTTGGCGTATGCAAGATTGGCAATCAGAATCACTTCCAGCAGACTTGCGGCCATTGTTTCTCTGTCATGGACCATTTTCTGCTTCAGTGCATCATGTTCCTGCTGTGCCATAGATATCTCACCCCAGACTCTCTGCGCTGCGTCTGTAAGTCCTGTCCTGACAAAAACGTTACGCTGCTTATGCAGTTCACTTATGACGTTCTTATACGCCTGTAGCTTGATGTAGTCAGCCCGTTGGTAGCTGTTATAGTATGGTTCTTTGCTCATCTTGTGCTTTGTTTAGGTCCTCTATTGTTGTTATCAGTCTACTCTCCTTCAGTTTCCTGTTAAGTACACTGATCTGATTGTTCTGTGCTTCTAGCACTCTGGAAGCCTCGTCAAGGCTGAACTCCAGCTTCCTGATGGTTTCCTTGCATTCAGCCAGCTTACGCTTATTGATACCTTGCTTAACAACTAAACTGAAGATATACACAGCAGCTAAGCAAAGGAGTGCTGTAACTGTAATTGTTGTTTCATACATCGCCTGTTCCATTGTCATTGTCTTGTTTTAAAAGTTCCGCTAAACTTTCATTGTTAGCCAGCATGAATGCCGTGCCCACAATCCTGTTGATTTCTTCAGTTTCAGACATTGATGACGCTATTGCGTTAATCAAATCTCCTCCTTTTCCAAGCATACAGCTTGACAGTTCGCCGTCTTCTCCTGTAATCAGCAACATACTGCTGCCCTTCTTTGCGTACTTAAAGTAGCGTTCAGCCATAGCTTCTGAGAACAGCTTAGCTGATTCCCTCAGTCCAATATCAGTCTTTGTTGTCTCCATAGATTTCATTGATAGTAGGTTGTTTCCATTCTTTGAACTCATTGCAATAGCCATCTGGCTTTGCCTTGTAGTAATACACACGCTTGGGAAACATATTCTTCATATGCTTCATTTCCTTTTTGCGCAGGTTGCACACATTGCCAGGGATGAGTTGTGTGGACTTATAGAATCCGCACATGTAATGCTCACAGTGTTGGCATGTCTGTAAGTTAATCTTTGTTTTCGCTGCTCTTGTCATTGTTGTTATTATTAGGATAAACGTATTTGTACCACATTGCACCTTCCCAGAATGCGTCTAGGATGATATCATCGAGGTCAGGGTTATACCATGCCTCACCTTTAACGCTGTCGATATATGCTCGACACGCTGTTTTTACTTCTTCACTCGGTTGAAACATCTTGTTCGTAAATTCTTAATTTAGTTACTCTGAAATACACACTAAAGCATAACCATGATAATGAAACGGATACCTCTTTATTAAAGTCACGGATATATAGGACTGACAATGACGGCCATATATACCATACTGCACCAGGAACCGTATTACTATGGTTGCTAAATCCAAAGCGGCTCAGCAGCTTATATGTCGTCTTCAGTTTGTTCATTTCTTTATCCAGTTTATAATACGGTTCTTGTCCTCTAACTTGTTGTTCACCCACTCACACTCATAGAGGTTGGCACCAACGGCAAAAGGATGATCTATAGCCTCATTGAATGCCCTGCTGGCGGCACTCTTATCGTTATAGACGCCCTCATAATTGTGGGTCTTGCTGAAGATGATAACTAATCTGTATAGTTCCATGCTCAAAATAGAATTGGTAGTCTTACGAAATGTTCATTGTCTGGTGTATTGAATGTCTGTTGCCATTTACGGCCAAGGACCTCAATGTTCACATCTTTAAATGAGATGCTTAGATTGTCAAACTTACTGCGTTGTTCGTCAAACACATACAACCTGTTAGACTTTCCACGAAAGATATCAGGATGTGTAAGCAACGCAGAGTAGAATGAGTTCCAGTTCTCATTGTCCTTAGGCGCTACATTAATACCATCGATATACCCTTCTTTTATAAGACTTGGTAACATAAGTTTAGCAATCATAAGATCATACCCGCTTGTGTATATGTACAGGTTCTCAATGTTTTTGTACTGGTTGCGTAAGTTTCTGATAAACGGGCCAAGTATCATAGGATTAATACTGAATGGCTCGCCGCCTGTTAGACATACAGTTGTTGCCTTCTTGAGCAATTCAACTGTCACCACAGGTATCTCATCGATATTATACAGCTTATTGCAGCATAACGGACAATTATGTCTGCACGCGTTCGTTATAAATAGGTGAATAATAGTTTCTTGTTTCATTTCAGTGTCTTTTTGTATTGTTCTATGAAACCATCAGCAGCCTGTATAGCGGCTTCAGCGTTTCCGTTCCACACATCAGCATATAGGCGAGTAGCCAGCTCCCATCGCCTCTGCTCCCATTTGTCCTCCTCACTGATGTACTGTTTACATGCAGCCTTAATTAGGCTTAGCGTTTGCTGTTCAAGGTTTGTCAGCATCGTTTTGTTGTTTTAGTTCTTCGTTTTCTGAATTTAGTTCGTTTATTATCTGCGTTAGCTTTTCTCCGTTAAGTTTACTATCCCAGTCTCTAATACCAGGATTAAGCCAGTATTCAGCCACTTTAATGCCATGCATAACTGTGGCATGTGTTCTGCCTAACGCCTTACCGACATGTGAGCAGGAAAGCTTATGGTGCTTGCATAGGATGTAATACACCATGAACCTTACAGTAGCCACAGGCGCACTTCGTTCTCGGGACATTATTCTGCACTTTGACACACCAGTAGCTGCACATACCCTGGTCACTGTATCATTGACCAGCTCCATTAGGTTACTCGGTACTCTCATCTTTCTTTGAAAATGCCCATTCAGCACCACGACAGTATGCAACGTAACTTGCTGATCCTGGCAGGTAATGCTTAGCGGCTTCTTGTTTAATCTCTTCTGTTGTCATCTTGTCCTGTTTTCTTTTGAAGTTCTTCAATCAAAGCATCTGCATAATCAACAGCACTCTACACAATGATAGTCCGCTTATCTTCACACATCATAAAAGTATTGTTAGGATTGCTTAATTCTGCTTGCATCGCAGCAATAGCAGCCTGAATGTGGTAGTGCTGCCAGCAAGCGTCTTGTGTAGCCAGTTGTACTGGTTGTTGCCTCATATTAAGCCAGTTGTCTATTATTTCTTGTTCACTCATTGTCATCTTCCTTAATAACCGGAACAAACAGTTTGTAGAACTGCGCCAAAGCATTGCAAACGTGAATTTGTTCTTTGCGCTTAAGTTTCTCAAATTGTTCGGTTTTTCCACTCTTGGTTATCTCGCAACCACAAAGGTTGTCTGAAAATGTGATTTTAATTTCAATCTCATCCATGATTATTACATCTGTTGTGTTACTATATTTATCGCCTGTTGTGCCATTTGGCAATGTATAGTCTGGGTATATTCTGCCCGTTGACGCTCAAGCAAATCCATCAATCCACGCTCAATGCCAAGCAATCTATCGTACTCCTCTTTAGGAATTACAACCATTGGCTTACTCATCGTTGCCTCCTTTCTTAATCAGTCCTTGTTCAAGGAGCCAGCACACCATTGTGTAGGCTGCGTCTAAAGCGTCATAGGCATCGGGCACACATCTGCCATTGTCAAACCTAATCAACTTACCTTTGTTTCTTCCACTTTCTACAACATAGTACATGAATGGTGCGACACCTTCCGCATATTTAAAGCAAAGGACGTGTTTGTCCATATCATGTACGATGACTTTCGGCATCACCCCAAGCAATGCGGTGAGTGACCAAGCAGGGATAGCACCATCATATTTACCGACAAAAAGATTATCGTGGTAACTTACGGCAATCTTTCCGTTGATGTCGGTGTTGCCTAATGATGCAGAATACTTCCAAAACATATCCGCTGTCTTTGGGTCTAACCCAAGTTCAAGCAGATGCTTTGACTGTTCGATGTTAGTTGCTATCATTTTTCCTCCTTTCTTTGATTGTTCGTAAATCTTATTCATTCTCTCTCTTATCATATCTTTTGAATCTGCTGGGAATTGCTCGTCAATAAGCCTCATTGCCTCGTCATAGCCGTTAGGATTATCTTGGAAGTACTTGACAAAATACTCGTCGAAGAATTTATCAAATTCCTCTTTGTCAAGTGGCATCCCTAAGAAGAATGCCATAAACACGTCGCCGAAGTTCATTTCTCTCCTCCTTTCTTGTTAAGCACATCAACCGCATTGCCTATACAATCCATGAATTTGACCATTGTTTCATAGTCAACATCCTCAGCGTATGCTGTATATGAATGCCACAATCCGTCCTTCCCTTTAAGGAATGTGACTACTATTCCCTTACTCGGTTTCATTGTTGTTCTCCTTTCTTTTGAAGTTCTGCCACCAAAGCATCGGCATAATCAACCGCATCTTTGGCAACGGATGTAGGTGCGCCTCCGTGATTTCCAAGTATCTGCGCAGCAAATTCAATAGCCGCTTGGATGCGGTAGTGCTGCCAATCAATGTCCACACGAAAGTCCAATTCATCTTTTGTGTAAAATTTAAAAGATCCTTCAGGGAACAACTAAACATACTCATCGCCATAAGGAACTACATCAATAAATTTACCTGTCGCTTTAATCCTTGCTATCATAACTTTCTGGTTTTAAAGTACCACAAATGTTCAATCTCGGCATTGATGTAGAAATACTTGTTGTAATCCTCACTATTTGGATCAAGGTCAATACATTCGTAACACCAATGACCATCACTCACTTTGTCAAAGTTTACCGCTTCAACAACCGCATCATGGCAATCCTCGTTGCAAATATGGTCTCCAACATTGAACTTAGGAGCAGCAGGTTCTTTCCAAAGACATTCCATCCCGACGCTAACCTCAAACACCAACCACCCTATAGTTAAATCGAAGTGCTTGCCGATAAGTGTCTCGTCCCAGTTGCTGCGGAATCTTGGTGCAGTAAACAGGGTTAGTCTTGGAATGATATTGTAGTAGTTGTAGTCCTCCCAACCGTGAAAGGTCAAGCAAGGACTAAAATCAAATTTTACCTTCATATTTTTTGTGATTTATAAAATAATTGTTATCTTTGCACTGACATAATTGAACTTTTGTCAGATACTTCTTTAAGACACTTGGCTTGGGCATCGCTCAAGCCTTTTTGTTTCTTCTCTTTCCAATCCACTTACCAAGTTCTTCCAACGTATCGCCTACAAAGTAGATGATACATAAAAGTCCAAACCATGCCCAACCCCCAGTAATGGTTAGAGCGTCAAACATCTTATAATAGGATAACAAGGATACTCCTGTTATCAGTAAAATCAGAAATATAAACTTCATGATCAGTCCTTGTTAGTTGTTTCACACGTTGGGTTATCAGCACCAACTAATCTCCTTTGCCATTTAATGACAGGCATAAGAAGTTCTTGGTTTTTCTTCTCAATATCACGAAACTCCTTCATGTCAGGCGCAATGTGGTCTTGGAATACACTGGATGCGTGATGTGTATTAACCTCAATCCGTTGAGTCCATAATCTTTACCAGTTAATGTACATTTCATCACACATATCGATAGTTCTAAACAAATGCTCATTCCCTTCAAAGGGAATGCACTGTTCATAAATATCAGTACCAATCGTAGCAAATTGGCAAGGATAACCTTTCTCCTCATACATGTAATGGCTATAAAAAGCAGCCATCCACTTACCATCATCTGCATCCCTCACAAGCACCTTCTGAAATGGTTTGAAGTTCTTGATGTCATAGTGAGGCTTCGGCGCAAGATGCCACAAGTCTTGGTTCTTAAATGAAATGATGTGATTATCGCAATAATACCTCCCTTCTTCAAGGTTTATGGATAGAATCTTGGTAAAATGAGAACCTGATTGCAACGAATCACCAACCTTGAACTTGGGTTGAACTGGTAACTCCAACTCCTGGTAGTCGGGGTGGGTCTTGATGATAGCAGGAGTACAGTTGCAAGTTGTAGCCCTAATTCTACCATCAAGTGTGAAGTACAAAACTGACTTGACATTGAAAAGATGCCTTGATGTGTCATACCCCAGTTTTTCAAACGCAGCCTTGATTTTGTCGGCGTTTGCTGCATCGCCTTGAATGTAGTAGTTCATAACTATCTCATTAAATTGTCAATAAGTGTTGTTACATCAGATATAGTTACTTCTCCATCGTGATTCACATCTCCATTTTTATAGTCTATCATAACGAATGAATAAGAAGTAAACTCAAATAATCTGCAGGTAGGAGTATATAGTCGTTGATCACTAGTAGAGTTAAAGTATCCATTAACAGTAATAACTCCTTTCTCAAAGTTATCATGTATAATTACATTGATGAGTAATACCTCTTGGTTGCCTTCAGGGAATTTAATTGTTCCATAAGATTCAAAGGTTCCATCACCATCTAAATCTTCATAGCCTAGATCAGTTATCTTGCATGATACATGATTATCATCCACTTGGATAGGCGTTAAATAAGTATAAGGCTCACCTTGTTCATCAAATACCACCACATTAAGGTCTCTGCCTCTGCTGATTGACATAAGTTCTAATCCATCAGGCATACAGAACTCTAATGAAAATTCATCAAGAACGTAATCCCAGTGATGAATCTCCACTCTCAATGTAACAGTGTCTTCTGTCGCAGGTAAAGTAACACACCCATTCCAGTTAGGCCCATAAGAGACTGTTACCTGTTCAATTGCTTGAGTTGTAAAAGCTGCACTCAAGAACAGCATTAATAAAAACTTCTTCATAGTTGATTGTCAAATAATTTAAGATCAGTTGGGTTATACGATTTGTTACTGCTTACATACTTGGCTATACTGCCGTTGTCATCATATACAGGCATTACATATACCTGTTCATTTGTGTTTAAGTCTATTGCTTTCATCTTGTCTCCTGCCTCTATCCATTGCTTATATGTTAACGCTGCTTTTGGTGCGTTATCAAACGGTTCAATGAATACCATTACTGGTTGTTTCAGTCTTTTCTGTATATGCTGGATGAGCAGTTCGGCATCTTCCAGCATCTCTCTGTTGTTCTTGTCAAACAGATACACTACATTAGGATACCCATTGACATCAGGAAATGATATCAACGGGTTGAATACCCCTGCACACCATTCATTGATAGCGTGCAGGAGCTCAACTCGGTTCACTGGTTTACCCTTCACTTTTCAGGAAGTTGATTGGTGGATACTCATCGTCCTTATCCTCTGGCTTTGTGATAAGCACAGCCAGCATCATCAGCAGGTTGTCTATACCTCCGTACTTGCTGACAAGATGCTCTACCGCATCAAGCGTGGATTTAGGTACGTTGTTCTTTGCCCACTCGTCATGGGCAGTCTCTAGTGACGCAGCAAATTGCGCCATTGCCTTACATGCATTCTTCATACTCCTTCAGTTTTGCCTCCAGTTTTAGTTTGGTTTGTATAAGTTGTTCAATGCTCTCGTATGCGTTGTGGAGCTTTTCGTTGAGTTTGTTGATCTCTATTGTCCTACGCCTTACAGCGGCTTCTTTGGCCACTTCTTTGCGGGTTTCCTTATCACGCAGCATCATAGTGATGTTTCTGCGCAGGGACTCAACAGTCGCTTTCAGCTTCCTGTTCTCGTTACGTAGTTTCCAACACTCAACTTGCTTCCACTTAAATACGGTCTCGATGGGAACATCAGGGTTCCTGGTTTCTTGTTCAGTCATTAATGAATCCAATAATTAGGCAGCTTGCCAGCTTCGTCATAAGAGATTTCAGCGTCTAGGCTGCATTTGGTTACAAAGTATGCACCGGACTTCACCATGCACTCACGCATCTTGTTTGCGCATTTGTCTGCTACGGCATCCGGTGCCTCAAAGCACACTTCATCATAGGGCATGACACAGAGTAGGACCTTAAACAGAAGTCCTTCCCTGCGCAGCCATTCAAAGAAATTAACCATCGCTGTCTTCATGCACAGCGCTCCCGTGCCCTGAACAGGATAGTTAATTGAGTTACGTTCAATACCGCTTTTACGCTTGGAGAACTCACGAACACGTTGCACTAACGGGTCATGTATGTTCTCTTTCTTCCTTGTACGGTATTCATTCCAGAAAGCGTTTCCGCTAAACTCCTTAGCATCCTTCTTGTATTCACCGAAGTGGGATACGAATGATTTATGTCCAGTCTTCTTATTGATCAGGATATAGCCTTTATCTGTCCAATCCTTACGGCGGAAGTCCTGATAGGTCCTTAATCCGCTGAAGCCATCCATGAACTTCTCATACAGTTCGCTGGCTTCCTCGTTGGATAGGTTCAGCTTATTGGCTACAGCCATTCCTTGTGAGCCGTAGAATACAGCGAACTCAAGCGTCTTTGCCTGTTGTCGCTCATCATGGAACTTCTTCTTCACCTCAGACGCTTTCATGTCCTTAGGGATATCGTACAACATCTTGGCTGACAGGGTATGCATATCACCTTCGCCATGGTTCAGCTCGTCAAGCATAGCCTTGTCACCAGTAATATCAGCCATGATGAATGACTCCTGACCTGAATAGTCGATGCTGACAAACTTGTTGCCTGGGTTAGACACAAAGCAGGCTCTGGTTTCTGCATCTCGTGGCAGGTTCAGCAGATTTACTTTCTGACTGCTTCCGTCTTTTCCACCAGACGAGATACGTCCTGTCTTAGTGCCGAACTGATGAAAGCGAGTGTGAATCCTGCTCTCCTCATCAAGCTGGTCTAAGAAGTTCTGCCCAAATGCTGATGTAGCTTTGGCTGCTTCCTTATAAGCCACGTACAGAGGAATAAGCGAACACTTGTCCTTCTGCTTCTTCAGTAGGTCAGCTTCTATTCCTTGTGACGTGTCTACGCCAAGCATATTGAACAGAGTAGTCATGTGGTCTGTACTGTTCCAGTTCAAGCCTACTTGCGGTGTGAGGTCATATCCTGTCCACAGGTTGCCTTCACGGTTAATCCACACCAGCATGACCTTTCGCTTCTTAATATCACCGACCCAGATGTGGTCACCTTCCTTGAAGTGGTTGACAATCCACATGTTACACTTGAGCAGGGCTTCGTCTCTGCGCTTAGCGTCTTGCGCCATCTTAGCCTTCCATCGCTCAGTGTCCATGCGGATACCACAATACTCCATGTAAGCCAACGGTATCACAAATTTGTTCTCGTAAGGCACAGCCTTTGTGAGCCCAAGTTTAGCGAGTTTGGATTTCTGTAAGTCCATGATGCGTTCAAGATGCTCTACGTCTCCTGCCGCATAGGTGATGACATCGTCGCTCAGTCCCTTCCAGTTGATTTGACCTCGTATGGTTTTATCCATGTCCACACCGAGGTACGTCTTGCACGCTGTCTTTAATGATGCGCTGTACTCCTGGTGTGAAAGGCCGAGGTGCATCAACTGCTCAACCACATATCCGTCCCATACCTTGTACGGCACAATCTTGTGCTTGAAGAAGAACTGCAAATCAAACTTAGCGTTCCATAGGAGCAACAGCTTGTCTTTGTTCTCCAGGATGGGCCTGTAGTTCTCGATGTCCACACTTGTGCAATCGATTACGTACTGGTCTTCCTTGTTGCCGAGCTGAAGGGAAAGGATAGTGTCCTTATGCGGGTCTAGACCTGTAGTCTCCGTGTCAACACTGATAATGTCCATAGAGGACAGTGCGGAGAGACTATCCTCCACACTTATCCTCTGATGGGCACCAGTATATCCACGGTTTGTGATGAAAAAGATCATATTATCATCGTTAGTGTCTTCAAGTCGATGTCACTTCCATTTTCTTGCAGGAACTCCATGCCAAGGATGCCATGCATTTTGCAGTTCACGTTGTTGTTCAGCTGTTCAAGGTTCTCCAAGAATCCGCTTGCGAATGATGCCCTGAACTTATACGCTGTGTCATCCTTTTCCGTATACACACGAGGCTCAACACGTAGCGTTGCAATCAGTGTCTTATAATTCTCGCCATTTAGTGTACGGGTACCAACACGGGACTCACCTTCTTGCATGAAATTAAACATCACTTTTGGGTCAATCCAGTTAGACGTACTGCCTGTATCAACTAGGAAATTATACAGATTAGTCCCGTGATACAGGCTTATATAAGGCAGATTGCCTGGATTCGTTTGTTTGAGTATCAGCTTCATGGTCTCTGGTTCAGATAGTCGCACAGGTGGTTTACTCCTACACGTGTGATACCATCAGGAACCTTAGGCGTATCATCAAGATAGTGCCTGAGTTCCTTGCCGATAGTCCACGGAGCACGAAGTGGATAACTACAAGCAGGATAGGATAAGTCTCCGTCCTTCTGTGTATCAGCAAAGTCCCATACTAAAGGATTACGGTTCTCCTTATTGACGACGATGAAGCGGAAGTCAAGGAGCTTGAAGTCCTTGAAATACTCATCCTTATCCATTGCCATCCTGAGCAGTCTCCAGTACAAACGGGCTTGGATGTCATAGCGCCACTTGATGAAGCTCTTAAAGAAGCCGTGCTCACTGTATGAGCTGGTCTTCAGGTCACACGGGATAACCACTTTGTTCTCATAGTCTACGATGATAAGGTCAAGCATACCACGATACTCGACACCATCGATGACATCTTTGAACTTAAGCTGATAATAACGTTTAATATTGCCTTTGTCTGCACGGAAGTAATGGAACGATGCCTGTGAGCCGCGTAGAGCCTGTACAGTAGCTTCCGCTTCGTTGTAAAGCTCTTGATTGATAAGCTCTTTGTTCTCCTTCTCCTTGAGCAGCTTGTAGTACAGAGCACAATCTTCTGACAAAACCTTGGCAAAGCGTTTATCGTCTGTCCACTTCTTGTAAAAGTCAGCCTCATCGAGCACTGCTCTGAGGTCTTCCTCTGTGAACTCAAACACTGTGGCGTACTTGTCGTGGTAGCCTTCATACATAGCCATCACTGCGGTCAGTTCTTTGGGCTCCAGCTTAGGGAACTCGGCGACAAGGAAACGTTCTTTAAGCTTTTCTGGCGTGCCGGTAAGCAGACCGTCCACTAATGAGCCGAATGTCAAAGATGGGGAACTCTCCTTGTCGAACAGAGTTGGGATTGAATCGAATCTGCCATTGCGCTCATACTTACCCAATGTGGATTGCGACAATGCTGGATGCTGACGGTACTCAGGCTCCGTCACTTGCCATGAAATCTCTGAAATCTCTTTCATGCTTTGTTTACTCTAAAAGTTAAATATTCTAAGTTATTTGCGATGTTATCCGTGATTTTCAGCAACTGTGATTTTGCGCTGAGTCCCATTTTCTCGATCATTGTATCAACCAGAAACTTACTGTTGATGACAAGATTCTTTCCGTCCGGGTTAATCATTAGTGCATCTGGTGTCTGTTTTTTGCAGAACACGAAGTATGCATCTGTGCTTACATCGGAAAATCCTACACGCAGGAAACGGAAGTCTTCATCCTTCAGTCTCTTTGTCAGTGTTTTGTTTAGGGTAATGCGCCGTGAGTTCTTATCGTCAATGTATAGTGAGATGATGTCTTCTGGCAGCGCATTTGCGCTAGTTCTTCCGAGATTAATGAATTTAATGTTTGGAGTTTCAGTCATGTTGTTTTGTTTTAGATGATTTCTTTTAGTCTGATGCCATGAACGTGCAGCATCAATTTGCGTTTAATTACGTATTCGGGGAGCTTTCTGGTCGCCTTGCTTTTCACGTCTTCGACGACCAGAGTCCCGTCATTCAGCTGATATTGAAAATCAGCCTTGTAGATTACAGGGGCCTCGACACGCCTTTTCTTTGTGCGTGTCTTGCGTTTCCCTGTTATGAGTACTTCTTCATACTGTGTGGGTACCAATAGATAGGGCACCTGTCTTTGCAGGTCGCTGATCTCTCCGCTTAGCTCAGCCTCGCATAGGATGCCCCATCTGCGGTATTCCTTCTTAGAGTCAAATACAGCGATCTCAGTCTGTATGTTGTTATCCAGACAGTACTCAAGAGCTTTAGCTTTATTGCTGAATGTCTGCTCTGAGTCTTGTCCCAGATTAACTACGTAGACTTTGTCGCTGTGAAATTTGCTCATATTCCCGATAAATGAATAACTTCTGCAAAGTTATTTGAAATTATCGAGATTATCGAATGTTTATCCAACTATTTTCTCATAAAGATGCGAATATTAATTCAATAGGTTAGCCAGTTGTTCAATTTCTTCCTTTGGTCTGTAGTAACTTTCTTTCATAAGAACGCCCATTTCCCATTTATACGCACCTTCAGTCATCTCAGTTACGAGCTTTCTTCCCATGCTGATGCTTGTCATGTCAACAAACATAGTTGGCATACTTCTTCTGTTTTTTCCTGTATGAGCATATAACCAGCGGAAAGGCGAATGACTTCGCTTAACAGGCTGGATTACCTTATAATAATCGCACAGGTAGAACAGAAGCCAATGTATCAACTCTTCCCAACCATGACAGTCATGTTGTGCTAATGTGATCAGTGCAGCTTTACACATCTCCAGGTCTGAACTCTTTGACATTAGATAGCAAGACTTGAATACATCATAGGTCAGCTTATCCTCGCCAATGAACAACGCGTCTTCATTCACTATCCTATCTTGCGGAAGCATATCCTTTGCATATAAGAGCAGCGTGTCATCGAGGTTCTCGGAATACCTGACATTATGCAGCTCTTCATCAAATACCTCAAAGTGATGTGGATGCTCGCATTTGTTGCCGTTAAGCATGAAATTGACTATACTTGGGAGATACTGATCAGGTGTCAGTCCTTTTTGCTTATAGTACCACAACGGTTCAATGCCTATGATGATTTTGTCCATATGGTTAATGAACAACATAGCTTCTGTCAGTGTAGGTAATGTCGAATTAGTGTTAGGAAACACAAAGTAATCAGGCGCATCAGTTCTTGCTGATGTGATTACATCGTATTTCTTCAGCATAGTAGAAGGCACAGAGCATGATTTGTGTAACATTATCTTTGCGCCTTCCGGTACAGTTGACGATGTCGTTGGAATGCTGTTTACGAAAAACCTCGGGTAGTCAGAATAGCGATTCCAGGGTTCGTAGAAATCTAGCTGCCCAGCAGCCAGTTTCTGCATGAACAGTTGTTCATCTACAAAGGTTTCGTCCAGTTTATACAAATCATATTCTGGATACTCCAATAAGTGCATTGGTATTCTTCTCATTATAACACAATCTTTTGAGTGATTTCTGGATTCTGCATCAGCTTAGCAAGCTGTTGTGGGTGATTACTGATACTGGTCTTGATGATGTGGAACATAAGGTCTTCTGAGAACAAATGGCTGTTAAACAGCTCTGTTAACCTCTCAACGATAGGTTTACTTTCGTATCCCTTAGTGTTGAAATACACATTAAGCCAATTGACAAGTCTCGTTGACATCATAGATGCAATGGCTGCGTTGTAGTCGCTGAAGTCGTCACCTTCGCCATAAATGGCTTTCTTCAGCTTCCATTGTACAGTGTCCCAGCTCTGCATAAAGACATCCTTGGGACTGATCAGCTTATCATAACCGTTTTTCACAAATGTTGTGAAGATGGTGCCGACAGCATTGTCCTTATCGTCAAAGCATCCTTTACTGATAAGCAGAATAAGGGCGAGGTCTTTCTTCCAGTCCTTAATACTTGATATTGCCTTTACAAACGTTACATAGCTGCGTGGGCAGGCAATGGTCACACCGTTCTTTTCATAGAACAGGTCCTGTGAGTAGCTCAAGGCAAAATTGATTGCACGTGAATCAATGTTTGCTGCCTCTGCCCACTTGGCCCATGAGTCAATCTCAAACTCAAGGTTATAGTCGGCAAACCTGGTCTTCTGTGCCGAGTCAAGGCTGCATACATTGAACTCGCCATTATCGGGATTAGCTGTCAGGACTACAGTAGTATACTTAGGAAGGCTCCATGACACATATTTGCCTTCCTTGATCAACCCCATAGTTGCTTGCACCAACATCTGCGATGACCTGGCATAGTCATCAAGCAGCAGGATAGTGCCGTTCTCGTTGAACTCAGGCACCCATGCAGGCTTTGCATAGGCCATACGGGACTTCGGTGTTTTCTTCCACTTAGCATCATTGACTGATTCAAGCATGTCAGCCGCTACCCATACGCCTTTGTTGGTTTCCTTGTTGATGATGCGATACTCCTTGACCGGATATCCTACAAGATCACCGACTTCTTCCAGCTCATGCAGGGAAAGCTTCACAAAGCCCATGTTACGCTCTTTTGCTACCTGCTCGACGATATCGGTTTTGCCGATGCCATGTTGTCCTGTAAGACCGATAGCAACAGGAGACTGTCCTGCATCCTGTAGCATACGATTAGTGTCGATAAAATGGTTAAGTAACCTCTTTGCTTGATTCGGATTAATTGATTCTGCCATGATTAATGATTACGTTTTGGGATATAAATAACTTTTCCTCCAGGATAATTGTTCTTCGATCCCTGCGAAGAGATTACCCATAACATGTTGTTCTGCGGAACGGTGAAGTTCAACGAAGCTTCTCCATCCGTGAAATAGATAAGCGTTTCATAGCGCTTATAGTGTTTCTTGTAATAGTCGATGACGGGCTCAAAGCGGGTACCGCCACGACCATGCACCTTAGTGACGCATCCTGGCTTGTAATCATACTCGTGCTGAATAGCAGCGTCACATTCCAGCACGTGGATCTTTGTACCTGTCTTATACATGTACGTAAGCTCACTAAAGAACTCATGCAGTTCGTATTTATTCACTGAGCCTGAAGTGTCAATAGCCACTAGGACTTCTGCACGTTTAGTATGTTTGGAACCAGCAGCACCGACAAACCTGCGTGACTCTTTCCTTCGTGAAGATTTCTTATTCTCAGTGTATGAGTTGCCGAGGAAACGGCGGAATGCCTTCTTCCAGTCGAATACACGTTCCAGTGGTTTCTCTAGCTCAGATATATACTGGGCCAGCTCAGCAGGAATAAAACCGCGTGTCTTTACGCTGTTAGCTGCACGGATAAGCATATCATCAATCACACTGTTGATGAGATCAACATTCTCCTGTGCTTCATCAGCGCCTTCTTCCCATACATTATGGTCACAGACAGCCTTTTCTTTATCGAAGCCTTGCTGTGGCTTTGGTGCAGACGGCTGTTGCTGTTCTTGGTCTTCCTGTTTAGGGTCGCCATCTTGGGAATCATCCTGTTGATTCTGTCTGCTCTGTTGGTGATTCTGCGTACTATCACCATGTTCTTGGCTCTGCTGTGACGGACCGGCTCCTCCATTACACTCTTTGTCTGGATTGCCTTGTTGTTTCTGCTGTTGCTGAGGTTGGGTTAATGCCCTGTAGTAGGCCATAGTTCCTAGCCTGTTATTCAGATTATAATCTGATGCACGATAGACCCAGCTCGGCAGTCCTGTGATGTATCCGTTCACCTCAAGATCCATAGCAATATTAGCTATTTCCTTGTTAGGGAACACATTCATCATTGTTAAGTGATGAAACGCAAGATGCAGCAGCTCATGCTTAAGGCAGGCTAACTGCTCTACGTCTGTGAGGGTCTCATAAAACTCCTTGTTGATAAGGAGCTCTGCATTCATGTTATGATTGAAGGTCACTCCCATTCTGGCTACACGGTCCGTAAACCTGCGTTCCAGTGTGGTGAGCATGAACCCATAGAACGGGTCTTCAATCATCATTTTCTTTACTAGTTTCTCGATTTCCATTTAGAAGGGCAGTTCATCGGTTGTTTCCGGTACCTGTGTGGGACCATCAATCAACCTAATCATTTGATGTTTAAACTCAGTAGGGTTGCCGAGGCTCTTGTACAGGTCACTGATATCCTTGCCTTCATTGAATTGAGGTAATGTAATCAGTTCAAATCCTGTCTCAAGCGCGGCTTCTTTTGCATAGCCTTGTCCTGCTTTGTCGTTATCGTAGAGTATGCAACATCTGTGGAATCGTTGCTTTAGGTCATCGACCATAGATGGCGGAAGGGATGTTCCTTCACTACCTGGTGCTATAGCTGGGATTCCTGTCTGCGCCCACAGGCACAGAGCGTCTTTCATAGATGAGCATACCACTACAATGTTTCCGTATGAAGGCAGTTTATCATACAGCTGGACATATCCTTTCTTCTGTGATGACCGCCATTTGATTGTCGGATGGTGTGGTTGGTATACCTTGATACCTGCATCGGATGTGTACGCATAAGCAAGATCATCGGCTTTATAGATGCAGCACCGTGATCCGCATACCAGCACAAAGTGCGATATGGGTACGATACCTGCGAACTTCAGCCATTCCTTAGGCACGCCATAGCCGGACCAATACTCTATATCCTGCTTAGTAGCTTTGCGTACCTTAATCTGGATCTCTGTGGGCTCTGGTGGTCTTGGTTTAACGGGAACAAGCTCCCGTGAGGCACAGTCACATTCAGACCAAACACTTTGTATGACTTCCTCACGGGGCTTACCCCACATTAATGATAGCAGACCTATCGCATCACCAGCCATTCCACTGGCATGGTCTTTCCACAGTACAGTTGTTCCGTCCTGTGAATAGAACAGTGAGAATGATTTATGTTCATCCTCACGTAGCGGGGAATGGATTAGTGACGGGATATACTCCACTCCCACATACCGGCGAAGTATTTCCTCGCCGGATATGCGGTTGTAGAGGTCCTCAGCAGAGATACTCGGTCTGCCTTCGGATAGCATTACTCGTTGGACTCTTCCTTTGATGAGGGAGTCACTCCCCACTCCTGAATCTCGTCAAAGATGTAGTCGTGGTTACTCAGGCGGCCTTTAGCCTTACGTGATGAGATCTCCTTAGAGAACTTAGGTCCAATCTTAGCAGTGGCAGCTGCTGCTCTGAAGCACAGGTCAGGATACACAGTCTGACGCATACGCCCAGACTTGTCACTATAGACACCGCAAAGCAGTTTGACTGTGTCTTCGGGCCACTTCTCAATCTCGCCACGCAGCTCGGTTACATCGCCGAGGAAATACTTGTTGATCTCCTCAAAGCGGTAGTTTGCGTCATTCTCTGCGTTACCGCGAAGTACCCAGCTTCCGTCCTTGTAATCATGGCTGTCTGCCACGTTCACGAAGAACTTGAAGAACTCAGTGAGTGCACGTTCACCACGTCGACTGGGCCTCATATTCTGAGGATAGAACGGAGACGGCTTGCCGCTCTTGAGCAGAGGGACAATCTTGTTGCGTACCTCGTCATCAGACAACCAAGCTGTGTTGCCGAAGCAGTCGATCATTTCCGTCTTGTGCACACCTTCAATGGTGGCTTCGTTCTTCTTGTTACGGACAGTAAAGTCCACGTGAGTTACGAGATCAGGAAACTTCACTGACTTTACCCATACAACAATGTCAGCACACTTAGTGCCGTCATCATCTGTACGGGTATAGTTGGGTTCGTTTTTCAAATTCACGCCCCAGCTCTTGAGTGTCTCTAGGTCAGGGTTAACACCCAACACCTTAAACCTATCAATGCCTGAATACAGTTTGTAACTGTTACTGGTCTCGGTTCCTCTTCCTTGTGATAAAGCCATAATTTAAACGTTTAAATAGTTAATAAAAATGTTTGGTTTGTGAATAAATATTTTGTTATTAGTAATAAAAATGGGGTGGCACACAGACGCGTAACCACCCCACAGGTCACTATATATTACAAGATGTCAAAGTTATCGTCATCTTCACCGCCATCCTCATCGGATGCGTCGTCATCATCGTCCCAAGGAGACTCACTGTCATCGTCATCAGTGCTGGGATCATCGAACATGGCTTCCATCTCGTTGGCTTCACGCTCAAGCTGTTCCATCTCTTCCTGTGATACAGGATCGGAATCTACGACTTGCTGCATAGCTTCAACAAAGCTGTCACCCATCTCCTTGGTCTCCTCGGGGATGTAGTAGTCAGGCTTCTCGTCACCGTAAGCCTCAGTCAGGGCAGCAGCCTCGTCTACGAGCTCGTCAACTTCCTGCATTACCTCGTCCATAGGAGGCATAGCAGGGCCTTCCTCGATAGGCTTGAACTCGCCCTGCATATCAACATCGATGTCAGCTTCACGCTCCTCGCAGTCATGCATAGCATCTGCACGGGCCTCGTCAGCAAGGCGCTCTTGCTCTATGTCAGCTGCAAGCTCTTCAGCACTACCGTTGAAACCAGCACCGTCATACTCGGGACCTTCGTCAACCGTACCTTCAATGCCGAGGTTATCCTCAGGAGGCAGGATGGTATCTGGATACTTGAACGTAGCAGTGAGCCTGCGTTTACCATCACCTTCGCTTACATAGCCTACGTTGACCACTTCTTCGATAGGATGATTGTCGAGCAGCAGAGTACGGATGGGGCCACTCATGACCTCTTCCTGCTGCTTGTATTCCTCGATCTTGGCACGAAGGCTCTTGGTTCTTTCGTTGTACTGCTCCTCAAGCTTCTTACGATAAGCCTCAAGCTTGCCGTTAAAGTCGAACTTATCCTCGGCTGTCTTGAGCTGGTTCTCCACTTTCTCACGCTTGATTGTGTAGTTGGTGTACAGGAAGCGTGCCATTGCCAAGATCTGAGATTTCTCGTTGTTCTTAAATTCCTTCATAATTGAAATAATGTTTAATAAATGAATTGATAATTAGTTGTTAGTTGATGTTGATTATGCGAACTCTACGTCAAGTGAGTTGGAGTGAACGAAGAACTTATGTCCTTGCTTGACATATTCAGGGTGAATCTTCTTCCACTTCTCCCAGACCTTGCTCACATCTTCTGTAGTCTTGCAGGCATCGAGTTCAGCGATAGCTGTTGGCAGGTCTGATTCAGACGTTGCACGAGCCTTTCTTACCTCTTCCTCAGGTAAGTCTTCACCTGCATAGATGTAGAGGCCGAGGCCATGACGGGCAACAGCCTTGGTCAATGAGCGCTGAATAGCCTTATTGACATCAAAGCTGGTTACCTTATCGGCGGGAATGGACTGATTGCGGAAGTCCATGACAGGAAGTTCCTCAATATGTTCAATATCTTGGATGGTAACACCAGTCTTCACCCATGCCGTCTTGCCATCGGTGTGGTAGTTCCAGCCTTGGGCATTCTCGTAAATAGTGTACGTAGCATTGGGGTAGTGCTCTTTGACAATACCCCATGCCCATGCCCAACTGAGGTAGGTTAAGCCGTTCTTCTGCTCAACGTGTTCGTTGACGTTGATTCTGCTTAGCGTTGCGTAAACGCTCTGTGCTGTTGTCTCACTCATTACTTCACTATTGTTGCGTAAACGATATCGTTCTTCTTCTCACACACTTCGAGGGTCTTGATGGGCCACTGGAAAGTCGAGGTAATCTCGTTGCTCATCTCACCATTGATTTGGTTGTAGTACTTATAGTCCTTCTCGAGTACATCCACAACAGTAATCTCGCTGTCGTAGTCACGTGAACGAAGCACGTCACCGGGCTTCAGGTCTGAGTTGGTACGGAAACGGTACTTTTTGGTACAGTTGGGTCTGGCTTCTGCAACGCCGAATGTTACAATTATAATCTTCATTTGATTGGTTATTGATTAATAAAAGTTAGATAATTCTGTTTGCTGATAGGATTGCTGTGCTTCAATGCCGTCACGGATACGGTAAATCCATTCCATGAGTTCACTCTTCATCACTTCCTCGCCGTCTTCAATGACGTTCTTGAAGATGAAGTACTGCATGGTGCGGATTTTGGCTCCGTTGCTGTAGCTGTTCACATACGCCTTGGTTGCTTCAATGGCTTCTTCGGCTGTGAATGAGAAGTTCTTCTTCTTGATGAGTTTAGTAAGCCTTTCAACGGCTGTCGGGACTGAACAACGCCACAAGTGTCCTGTACCTGGTTGTTCACCAGCGGGATACACTTCACGCATCTGCGATGCCAGTGCTGTGAGGTTTGTGGGCTTTTCTCCTTCATCGATTGTGTCCATGATGGATTGCGCCTGTTCAGTGATGACCATTCTGCCGTCTTGCGAGATTACTAATCCTTGATTAATGAGCTTGTTTAGCGTTCTAGTGAAGTACGCTGTTGCGCTTTTTGCCTTTGTCTCACTCATTGCTTTTAGGACCAAAAGCACACCAAGCTCATCGAGTGAAGACGGAGCATTGTTTACTGTTACTGCCATTAATGACTAAACATTAAGTTAATAAAACTGTCAATTATGCCTTGTTTAGGCTGTTGTGGCTGCTGGTATTTCCGTATAAACGGATTCAGTGCAGCTAGTTCTTCTGGTGTGTGCTTGAGATTCATCTGTTCGCAGTAGTTGTACACTGCCTGCATCTCGGCCGCATTACCAGGAGTAGGGAGCTCATTAAATTGAGCGCAGCATCCATCGAAGAACAGTGACGTGATGCCACTGCCTTCGCCATCTCGTGCAGCCATATACTTCACGAATCGGCTGCGTTTACCTAGTTTGCGGATGTCATAGCCGCCATAGCTCTCAACACCGAACTCACTCGGATTGTAGAGCGACATGGCTACATCCACATCTTGCAGGATTTCCTTGCTACCACCAGCATCACCCATGTTGGGCTCAAAATGGTTGATTTTGCGGGCATCAAGTGAATAGCTGCCAAAGGTTTGCTGCTGTACGATGACAACAGAGAACAGGTAGTCATTGCGAAGATACCTGTAGCAATACTCTGAGAGCTTACGCATACTCTGGCGCTCATCCATCCCTCGTTCTCTATCGACGCGGTTAATGGGGTCGATGATCACGATATTGAATGCGTCAGGATTGTGCGGGATATACCGCTCAAACACCTTGTTTGTGGTCTCTTGGTCAAACACATCTTTAGTTACATATTCCTTGTAGATCGTGTCACCACGCTCTTCTGCCCAGGCTTTACAGTAATTGTAGATACCTGTCGGGTTGGATTCACTGCGTGGCAGGAAAGTAATATGGTTCTCAAAGAACTCAAGAATCTCTTTGATATGTTCATCTTGCAGCATATCAAGTGCCTCTTGCGGACACTTGTGCAGCGTGGAGCGTATTTGTCGAGGGGATACACGGACCTTACCTCCGCTTTCCCTGTACAGCAACCACGCCATAAAGCGCTGCATGATGCGCTCAGGAGTCTCCTCAAGGGCACAATAGAGGATATTAACCTCAAGGTCAGTTGCGCCATAGTACATCTCCATGATGGGTTCAAAGACGAACACATCATTGACGAACTGTGACTTGCCAACTTTGGTATTAGCCATCACAGCATAGTAACAACGACGCTCAATGCCAGGGAAGTCTTTGCGACTTCTCTGGAAAGGATAGGGAATACAGTTCATATTCCCCTGTTCAAGACGAGTGATGTTCTCATGGATCTCATCCATCGTCTTATCGAGTAACGATGATGTACGTTCTAATTCCATCTTGCCTTATTGAATATGCAAAGTTAAGAATATTCTTACGTTTTCTCAGCCAATTCTGGATATTTATTTTCCAGTTCTGCATAAGCTGACGGCATCCAGTAGTCATCCACAGCTTGCAGGAGCTCTTTGTCAGGGTCTAGCTGAAGGAATAGCCACATGTCCCATGTGAAATCACGATACAGATGGTTATGCTCCTTCAGATATTTAAGGGCCTCCGCATAGGTGAATGCAGAGACCCTGGTGTCAGGTACAATTCTAACCTTGTGACAGCCTGAGTGCAAGTTCGTCATAGCTGTCGGCTTTATAATGCACCATAAGCTCATCCTTAATGGACTGTGACTGATAATGTAACAGTCCGTGGATGGTGTTGATGCTGCCACCTTTACATGCACTCACAAAGTTCTGTGCTTGTTTGCTCAACTCTTTTTCTTTCATAGCGTTTATCGACTATCTGTAATAACCTACCAGTGACCTTATCCTGCACCGGCTTCAGGAACCTCTGACGATAGCTGCTCTCCTTGGAGATCTCGAGCTTATCACTGTCTTTGCATTCATAGCGGAATCTTGCGGCTTCGTGAATGTCTAGGAAGGCACCGAGGAACATGCCTTCTCTTGTGTGAACGATGTAGCCGTCGTCCATGTTCTTTCTTTTGTTAAGCGGTTATACGGAAATTCCACTTCCGTTGTGGTTGGACTGATGTCCCACACATCATTCTTCAGTGCACAGTCTATTGTATCATGGTGCATGAAGAAGTACACTTTAGGATGTTCTGATTCATGCATCGCTGGCAATATGCCGTTCAGCGTTGCAATATCATCTACTGATGGTTGCGCAAAGACAACAGCATCAACATCCTTAAGTTCAGGGATATATGTCTGCGGTGTAATGAACAGGTGCTCTACGTCTCCTTTATTGAATCGGTTGATGTTCTGCTCATCTATGTCACTGTTCTCGCCGAGTGCACAGGCACTGCCTATCATGGAATGCATAAACAGGGCTCTAGCTGTCTCGGTATCAGCACAGACACATATATAGCGCTTATCATATATCTTGTTGATGAGATATGTGACGTAAGGGATCTTAAAAGCGCCCAGAAGCCTGCGTAACTCGTACTCAGGTGCTGAGCGCTCTAAGATTCCGTACAGCTGTTTTTCGTCTGGTGTGTGTGTTGTGTCAAGTACGATATTGTAAATGAACACACCTAGGTTATTCATGCACTACTTCTTTTAATGGAAGGAATACACACACTGCACGTGATGCTTGTTCAGGTGTGAGATTTTCCACATTATCTGCAAACCACTGTTCATACTCCTTTGTAGGAGTGAATGGTTTAGGCATCATATAGTCCCAGTTCAGTTGCAGTCCTTCACAGGATTGGTACTGAACATCAGAATTGGAGACATTCTCATAGTGCCATTGAATACAGGATACTATGCGATGAAGCGCTACCCACTCTTCCTCACGGAATGAGTTTGCACCTAGCTCAATCTCACACCATGGTGTGCCTTCAATCAAATGGCACTGACAGTTAACAGCCTCGTCAAGGTACTCAACAAGACCAGGATAGCCATCGTTGGCTTCTTTTGTGGCGAAGTCAAGGATGCATTTCCACAAGTCATAGTTGATTTGGGCGCGATAGATAAGCTGACCCATCACTGACGGAAGCTTCTCTTCCTTGCTTAGTTCTTGATCTTTCTCGTAGCTGTTGCACAAGCGTAGGCTGCTCACCATTTTGCCACAATAGCTGAGATGTGGACAACCTGTGCAGCCGGGATATCTGTCAATGTACTTCATGGCAGGCACTATATAGCGTGTACGAGATGCAGAAGTCCAGCTCATCATCATCGATACACTCACCTAGTGTATCTGCCCAGTTCTCATCGTAACTGCGGAGGCGGAGTAAAGCAGCTGCTTTACAGACGAGACAGTTAGGCGACTCAACCAATGCTGCTTCTGCTATCTCAGGACTGGCTTTGTACAGTTCATCACGTAGATTCTCGGACTGGGAAACAAGGTCAAATATTTCAGTTATGACCTCCTCGCTGTAGGATACGATAGGCGCTGGCTCTGCTTTAATAGGTCGTGGCCAGAATATTACTGCACATCCCAGAATAATAGGGATTGCCATTGAAATAATATACTTTTTCATTTGCTTTCAGTGATTTGTAGTGATACTTTACCACGCAGCTCTTCCAGCTCCTTGTCAAGCATCTCAATGCGCTTAACCATTACCTTGTTTTGTAGATTAGCCAGCTTGTTGCTTGCTGTGTTTAACGCATCACGGCAGCTTGATGCATAAGACTCAAGCTTGCCAAGTAATTTGTAATTCCTCATTGTTCTTTCTATGTTTTAAATTATTGTAGTTGATGGAATGCATAAAAACAGTGGGACAATCTCCACCATAGACTATCCCACTGAGGTAAGACACGTAAGTGTATGTTCATTTCCGCTGTGAATAACGGAACAGTTTGTAGGCTAACCACAGTCCTGCTAATGGGAGGACTATGGGAAACAGAATGCCTTTTAGCAGAAACAGCAGTGACACTGCCGCAATCAGCAATGCCACTGTCTGTAGTGTGGAACGGTTCATATCTATTATGCGTACTTCTTCATGAATGCACGTACAACTGCATTCTGAAGGCCACGAAGGCGTTTGGCTCTGTCACCTTTGTTCATGTGTAGGTGATGGAACACAGCTGCCTCAACATCAGCATCAAGGTCCCATGATGAGTATTCATCGTCACTGTAGTAGCGTGCAATAGCTGCCTGCATGTCTCTGCGCATGGCTACTTCATCAGCGATACGTGCAGCTTTCTCCTCACGCTCCTTCTGGATGCTGAACTGTGTCTTAACACTCGGGTTAGTTGAGTATGCGAACATAACTCTGTTGTCGGTATTTAACGTGTTGCCGCCACGTTTAGGTGATGGGATAACGAAAAACCAAAGCGCAGGTCCATCATACCTGCGCAATGGCTGTGTATCTGGTTAGAACGGCATGTCCTCTTCAAGTTCAACCATCTTGTACTTGATTGATGTCTCGTAGAGTTCATACTTAATGGCGTCTTCATCCTCGTATTGCCACTCTATTGAATAGAGTTTGCCATTCACAGTGATGAAACTATTCTCAGATGATACCCAACGTTCTGCTTCTTTGGTTGCTACGCATCCGGAGCATCCTAATGATTTTTGAATGAAAGCACTAATCATACCTTCAGTATCAAAGCTCGGACAATGACGTACGTGATCACTGATCACAAGGTCAGAAATCATGTCAGTGTATTCCACTTCCATCTCCATAGTGAAATGCTTCATAGTGTGCTTGCAGTGTTTATGGTCTCGCAATGACCTCTTTCTTGTTTTTGAATTATTTCTACGATATCTCTATTTCGTCCAAGTTTCATCAGGTAGTATGTTTACGTCTCCTTGGCTGACGGGTTATATAAATAAAATGGGGACCACGTTTCACAACGCAATCCCCCAATCACTCATGAAAAAATTATTAGCATTTGGCTGCTTAGGCAGACGGCTCGATTCAATCTAGTGCGGTGAGTGTACTTTACTTCCACTCATTGTTGTACTGCTGTGCATCCTCTGGTGTGCATGGAGTGCTCAGTGTACCATCAGCAAGAACGTAAATATTCATAGTTTTGCTTCAGTTTTATGCACATTTCAACACATTCAGTGCCTATTTTGTGCCAGTTAATAGCTAATTGTAAGCCCCACCAACCAGTGCTGTTATCCTTGCGTTAATGTAAAGATAGCAATATCTGGCTGATGGGATTGATAAAAAAGCCCCGAAGGGCTCTTGGGATTTACTCAGAGCGTCATGCCTAAGCGCACCTCATACCTCGTGAACTCCTTGCCGTTCACGGTCTTAACCCTGCGGTTGACCACGAACTGGCCCAGGTTGCGCTTGGCCTCAGCCTTGGCGAACTCAGCCTTGAGCATCGCGAAGATCTCAGGACTGATGTACAGGTCGGCGTTGGTGCCGTTGAGTTTAACACTGCCGTCCTGAAGCAGGACGAATGACTGGCCCTTCAGGGCACTGATTGGGGTTTGCAGGTTGATCTGCATAACTTGGTTCTCCTATGCGCCCCCGAACATAACAGCATCGAAGAGGGGGGCATTACCCTTCGCGCTGTAATAGGGTGGGGTACGGGGGGACTATTTCCGTATACGCGACATATAATAAATCCTGTCAAATTAACCCTTTCTCTCATACGCGATATACAATAGACTCTCTGCAAATCGTCTGCACAAATTACCGTACATTTTCTGCACAGATTGTACGCTATTATTGCATGTACATTATGTACTGTACGTAATGATTCTGTACTAATAGTGGGCACTTTGTGAACCTGTACACAACAAGAAATTCCGTACAAAAGGGTGGGGGATATGCACAGAAATGGAACTATATGGGGGTGTTTTTCTGCGCAGAATGTCTACTACGAGTGCCTGTGCACCCTATCTGCACAGCAAAAAGTTTACACTAATCTGCATGATTTTCTGATAAATATTTGGTGTTTACGGATATTCATGCTATCTTTGCACACGTAAGAAGTGTAAGATTTTTTCATGAGTGAAAGTAGTAATGATTCATTGGTTTATTGGTTTTTTATCTGATTGGGAAATCAATGTTTAGGCCGTAATAAGCATGATGAAGTGATAAAAGGTTTATGTTAATGGTATTAGAAGGTTGAAGCCGTGCCCCTGTGAAGCGGCGCGGTTTTTCTCTCTCAAATATAGAAGAAGCGTAGAACTATTTTTCTTCATAATGTTAAAGATTGGATTATTAGGCACTTACTGATGGCGGTGATACGCCTGGAAAGCGTGTATACGTCAAAAGCGTATCCCGAGTTCGAATCTCGGTCACTCCGCCAGAAACACAGGGACTTGTGAAAGCTCCTGTGTTTTCTTTCTACATACTGCTCACTGAACAAAATGCGTAGATATTTTTACTGTTATGGTAGAAAAACTGTAGACATTTTTGTTAACTTTGCGGCCTTCAACCTCAATACTTCACACTATGGCCAAGATAACATTATGCCTGTCACGCGGGACTAGGTACACCGTGGACAGCCTACGTTCACTACAGTTGTCATTCTCATCTAACGGTAAGACCTGCTATGCTCCTACTGGTATCAAGTTGCGTAAAGATCAGTGGGACCAACGCAGGCTGGTTGTTGTACGGCATCCTGACGCAAGGAAGCTCACCATAGACGCTAATCGTATGCTCCTGTCTGCACAGGATGTGATGCTTAGGCTCGGTGGTGGGTATGCACTGAGGGATATAGAAGCCGCCCAACTGAAGGAGATTATCATAACTGAACTGCACAGAGATATAGGCACTAAGTTTGTGCTTCCCTACATGATGCAGTTCATGGAAACAAGACCTAAACCAAACACAAGGTCCGTGTATAAGTCTACCATTAGCAGACTGATTCAGTACAATCCTGCTATGGGCACTGTGCTGTTTGACTCCATTAACCCCGGTTGGTTACGTAAGTTTGATAAGTGGCTCAGTGAACATGGATGTCCGTCACTTAATGCAAGGTCTGTACACTTCCGTAATCTCCGTGCTGTGTTCAACGCAGCCATAGATGACGGAATCACACTCAATTATCCGTTCAGGAAGTTCAAGATATACCACGAAAGACATCAACCAAGAAGTCTATCAGTGAAACAGCTCCGTACGCTTATCTCCCTGGATTTATATGGAGAGCAAAAGAATGCCCGTGACTGTTTCCTGCTCTCGTTCTATATGATAGGCATCAACATGACTGACCTGTGGCACATGGCAGACACCTCTACCACAAAGGTGAAGTATAACAGGCAGAAGACCGGTAAATACTATGAGTTCAAGCTACAACCGGAAGCTAAACAACTTTGGAGCGTGATGGACTGGGTCAGGAAGTATCGTAGCCCGCACACACTGGTGTGTATGATTAACAGGCATCTTAAACCTATCGGCACTAGCATTGGTGTACATGGGCTGACTACATACTGTGCCAGATACACATGGGCCACTATAGCTGCATCACTTGATATCCCCAAAGAGACCATATCCGCATCCTTAGGGCACTCACAGAATACAGTTACTGATGTTTACATCACATTTGACCACTCTAAGATAGACAGAGCTAACCGCACAGTAATTGACTACGTATTGGGTATTAGTGAATAACTATTTTATTTTTATACGAAAGTACTTAAAAAACTTGCAATATTTGTCTAATGGTTGTATTTTTGCGCAGAAATTAATACGATCATGGCAAACGAAAAGAAATCAGAAAACAAGAAGACAGAGAAGAAACAGCTTCGTGTAATCGTGGAGCCGCACCTCAGCGCTGTTATCAAACGCGCTAATGAGATCGGGGTCACTGATAAAGAGCTTAAGTACATGGATTCTATACCATCAGGGTACGTCCTTGTGTACTACAGATGATACGCAAAGAGGACACCGATCCTGTTTTTTACTGCCGTCGTTGCTGTAGTCTCGGCATAGAGACCATTGACGGACAGGATTTCTGTCGTGAATGTGGTAGCACTGACATAGGGCAGCTTCCCAACATCTACGACTGGGAAACACTGTATATCAAGAAATACGGCGAGTCTTATGTTAAGGACCGCAGAAACACACTAAAGGGTTATTCATAATCAACTTAATATACTATAATGGTGAAAGAACAGAAAGAACAGAAAGACGAGCTTTCCTATAATGAGCTCAAGAACGTGGCAGCACAACTCCAGCAACAGCTTGCTGAACGTGATGCCGCCCTGCGTAATGTGAACGAGATCAGGGAGATGGCTTACATCTGCCTTCAGCTCCTTGATCATAAAGATGTGCTTCCTAAGGAAATGCTCACTAAGGTGCTTGATTTCCTTGACAAGCTCATCCCGGTGCCGAAAGAGCAGCAAGAGTAAATATGAAACCGTCATGTTTGATTAGAGTGCCGTCGTCGCTTGACGGCGGTACTTTCTTTCATTGGTGGATACGTTTCCTTAACCCGTTCCATAACCTGACATCCAGGGAAATGGACGTGGCTGCTGCTTTCTTTCAGTATCGCTACGAACTGAGTAAAGAAGTCACAGACTCCTCGCTGCTTGATAAGCTTGCCATTGACACAGAAGCCCGACAGGTAGTTAAGGACCGCTTGGGGCTTAGTAGTGGGTACATTAATGTTATCCTGTGTAAGTTACGTAAATGTAACATTATAAAGGACAACAGGTTTAATCCGCGCTTTGTGCCTGATGTCAAGATAGACGATGAGCGGAAGAACTTCTCTGTGCTTATCCTGTTTGACTTTAAGGACGATGAAAGGAAGAAAGCGTAGATCTAGTGACAGATATGAAGCGTTTGAAGGAGGTGAGCATATACCCACCCCTGATTACGCCATGTTCCGTAAGGCTTGTGACGATGCTGCCAAGAAGCTTGGGCTTAAAGCAGATGATGTATACAAGCTGTACAAGAACTATCTCAACTTATCTATAGAGCTGCTGTTTCCTGAACCAAGCCCCAAAGAGCTTACTGACAACGAACTACTTGAGCCAAGAAGGCGCATACAGATCCCTCATGTTGCCGTTATTGAGGTGACAAAGAAGAGCCTGTACAGATGGCGCAGGATTGAGCAGAGGATTAAGAATAAAGATACAGAACAAACTAATAAAGATACAGAACAATGTTGAAGCTTAAGAAGATTACACCTACGTTCAATCACGTACTGACCACCAAGGATGTGTACGAGAATGACGTAACACAGAACGGTGTTGTTATCAGCACTAAAGGTACCGTTAAGGATTATCAGCGTGTTATCGCTGTAGGGCCCACAGTCAAGAACTGCAAACCTGGTGATGTGATCATGATTGATCCTATGCGCTATGCCAAGATGAAGCACCAGAGTGGTTCATTAAAGGACGGCGTGGTAACTGATAATCCTGTTGTGGCATACAATATCCCATTGATTAACATTGATGGCAAAGATTGTATGTACATCTATGACAGTGACATTCAGTTTGTTATTGACGAATACGAGGAAACCGAAGACCTTCCTCCATTGTGGATGCCGTCTAATCAGATCCTGCAATGAAACCTAAGCGTAATCATATTGGCGATCTATTTAATAAGCCATCAAAGAAAGCTACAGAGCTTGCTATAATGTGATGTAAAGAACATAATGGAAAAGGTCTGCATGAAATATGTCAATTACCAAATAACAACAATTATACTACACATGAATGAGACTATTCAGGTATGAAGGCTACCAGGTAAAAGTTGCTCCGGAGGCTTTGCTTCTGAAGCCGTTTAAGACTCTATGGACACGTGATAGAAGTAAGGATAAAAACAAAGCCCAAGCTGAGTTTGCCTATATCTACTTCCTCGTTGATCCTCGTAGTGAGTATCAGTACATAATTGACGAGGATGATCGTGCACGTGAGGTTAAAGCAGGACTTGGTTTGCCACCTAAATGGAAACCAGACAAAGCAGTGCTTGACGCTATAGCTCTCTATTCCTCTTTCACAACCACTGCTGCCTTATTGTTGCAGGATACACGCTATGCTGTAGACAAACTGCGCCAGTTGCTGCGTGACATCAACCTGGATGACAAGGACAAGAACGGTAAGCCTATCTATACACTCAATGTCATCACGTCCACAATCAAGCAGGTCCCTGCTCTTGTGCGTGACTTGGACAATGCTGAGCAGTTCCTAAATGAGCAGCTACGTGAAACTGAAGCTGCACGTGGCAACACTGAAATGGGCATCATGGACACAGAACTGGATAACGTAGAGTGAGTGTTAACGGCGATTTAACATAGTTTCTGCACTCTGTGCCTAAACTGTAAGAAAGAAAGAACCAAAGAAAGAATACCACTCTGTGCTTCATAATAATATTAAAATATTATTATTCATCACTAGTTAGAAAAAATAGACGTTTTATTTTTACGGGCAAATTATTAACGTTAAATTTTACTAATAGCTTCACCTCTGTGTGACATCCTGTTCACTAACAATCCATTCTGTACAAACTCAGTGCTTCTGCACTCCGTGCATAACCACTTCGTACAACTGGACCTAGTGTCCACTCATCCTAGTGTGACATTGCTAATTACTTATGTATACTATTAGTACGAAATCGTTGCAAACCGAACAAAAAACATAGCTAAAATATGGCACAAAATTGGACAGATTTAAGCCAGGAAGAAAAGTTTGACATCATGCGTGATTATGTACGTCGTGGTTTCCATAATCTTGATGACATTATGAACGACTACAACGCACAGCAGTATGACGCATGGGAGAAGAAATCAGATCCTGAGCAACCATACAAGACAAACCCGTCCATGCAGGCAGTGCGTGATGTGCTACGTGACATGTATGGTATCGAAGAATGATCGCATAGTACAGACAAACGAGTACCAGACTCCTATTACTGAGGAGTTGCTCTCCTCGTATCCACAGGAAGTGCGTGAGCAGTTCATGGAGTTTATCAGCTCCGTGCCTTTTATTTCTGCGCTTATATCTCCTGATAGGAAGCGTGCTAAGGACCTTCCTAGGGATAAACGTGGTAGGATCATTGTTGACCTAGCCAATCCACACATCATCGAGAACATGGATTACTTCAGGCAGTCTGCTATACACTTTGAGAAGTATGGCAGGTATACTGATCTTAAACCAAACAGCAATCCTAACTCTCAGTATCGTAAGTGGCTTGACGAGGAAGTAAGACGCTGCTGGGACGGAATGGTCAGACCAGAAGATGGAGAATGGATACCTGGATTGATGTATTACTACATCAACTATTGCCCTATCATGCTTACGAAAGCGAAGAAGGGCAGTAAGGTTGGTTCACGTACTGAAGGCTTTCCTGAGGTATGGGAAGGTGTATACTGGCGCTTTCACTACATTGATCAGGCACGCAATGGCGGCAAGTACAACAACTTTGAGGGCGGTACTCATGCTGTAGAGCTCTCTAAGCGTGGTAGCGGTAAATCATTCTCATTAGCGTCTATTGCCACACGCAACTTCATTCTCGGTGAAAGCAAGGACGCACACAAGAGGTTTGCTACATTCATTGTCGCCGCCTCTATGACTTATCTGTCTGGTAGTGACGGCACACTCACTAAGTTCACTCCTAACATCGACTTTGTCAAGAAGCACACGCAGTTTCCTAAGCGCACACTATTTGACTCCTCAAACAAGATGACATGGGTTGCTGGCTTCAAAGATAAAGTGACAGGAGCAAACATGGGCACACAAAACTCTGTGTCTGGCATCGCTGTGGACACTGACCCTAAGAAGGTCCGTGGTAAGCGTGGCTACCTTCTGTGGGAGGAGTTTGGTTCATTCCCTAACTTTATCGAGACATGGAACATCGCCAAGTATGGTACTGAGGAAGGTGGCATCAAGTATGCCTTCTCCTATGCGTTAGGTACTGCCGGTGATAAAGACAGCGACTTCTTTGGTGCAAAGGAAATCCTCTACAGTCCAATGGGTTACGATGTGTATGCACTTCCTAATGTATGGGATAAACCTAATCAGGGAAGACCCTACTTCTGCTTCTTCTTCCCTGCTTATGTTAACATCAAAGGTAAATACAACGAGGATGGCGTAAGCGATGTTGTGGACTCTCTGCTGTTCCTGCTTATGGAGAGATACAAAGCTAAGTATCAGACAGGAGACCCGAGGACAATCGTTAAGGTCACTGCTGAGATGCCGATCACCCCTGCCGAAGCTATCATCCAGGTTAACACGTCTCGTTTCCCTGTCACTGATATTATGGAGCGTTTGCTTCAGATTGACAGCAATCCAAGGTTCTATGACAACGCTTATTGCGGTGAGTTAGCTATCAATCCATCTGGTGAGGTTGAGTTCAAACCTGCTGCTGCTGAGCCGATTAGACAATTTCCACACAAAGACAACAAGGGCATGATCGGAGCTGTTGAGATCTTTGAGATGCCCGAAAAGGATAAAAAGACAAACAAAGTATACTCCAATAGGTACATTGCAGGGGCCGACCCTTATGACGATGATGTCAGCGGCACCACGTCTCTTGGCAGTATATTTATTCTGGATATGTGGACGGATAGGATAGTTGCTGAGTACACTGGCAGACCCATCCTTGCCGAGGATTTCTATGAGATATGCAGGCGACTGTGTCTGTTCTATGATGCCCGTCTTAATTACGAGAATGATAAGAAAGGTTTGTTCGGATACTTCTCTAAGATGCATAGCGCATATCTTCTCACCGATACCCTTGAGATTGTTAAAGACAAGTTCAACGTGAAGGTTCCTACTTATGGCAACACAACTAAAGGCACAAAGGCTACCGAGCCTGTGAATAATTATGGACGTGAGCTCATCGAAAAATACTTACGTGAGTTGGTTCCTATGACAACTAAGAATGATCACGGAGAGGATGAGATTGTGGATGTACCAAGACTGTTTACTATCCGTAACCATGCGTATCTTCAAGAGCTTGCAGCATGGAACCCTCAGGGCAACTTTGACCGTGTCAGTGCTAATATCATGCTTATGCTTCTACGTGAGGACAGGTTGGTTGCATTCGGCGGTAAGACAGGAGACAAAGCGTATGAATATACAAATCCGTTGGCTAACGATACATATTTTCAGGAAAACTTTGATGACAGGTTCGGTTCCGAGAGTGCATGGAAAAGAGAATTGGATGAATATATGCGAGTTGGTCCCATCATTGATTTTGATGCGCTGAAGCACTGATTCGCTAAGTTATCATTAGTGGATAACTAAGCCTTTGTAATACGTATTTTCATGGCAGTACTTTTGTGGTATAAAAATCACAAAAGGTGTTTAATGTAGACATACCGCGCCAGCAGCTTTCCTTCCGCAGCAAGAATAAGAAGTGGAGGAAGCAGCATCTAGATTGGGCTGATGACAGGTCTCTGTTCAATTTCAGTCCAGTTAGGAAGAGCGTACAGAAGAAAAAGATCAACTACGATTTGGTCAACGGCATCTTGTACATGGAAGACTTGGAGTACATGATGAATCCTGACCATGTCAAGAGCGAATATATTCCTGACAAGATACAGCACTATCCTATCATCAACGCCAGCCTCGAGGTTCTGCGTGGTGAGGAACTTGCTCGTGTCTTTGATTATCAGGTTGTTGTTACTAATCCTGATGCAGTGTCTGAGGTCGAGAGGTCTAAGCGTGATGCTATCTTCCAAGCTCTTCAGGCCCAGGTAGAGAACCAGTCGCAGGATGACCAGATGTATCAGGCCAACATGGATAAGCTCAGTGATTATTTCCAGTTTGAGTACAAGGATCAGCGTGAGCTCCGTGCAAACAGGTTGCTCACTCATTACTGGCGTGAGCAGTCATTTGGCACTATCTTCAATAAAGGCTTCATGGACGGGCTCATTGTCGGCGAGGAAATCTATCAATGCGCCATTGAAGGCGGCGAGCCTGTGCTAAGGAAGCTTAATCCGATGAAGGTACGTGCCTTTATGTCTGGCTATAGTCAGAGGCTTGAGGATGCCGATATTATCATTCTTGAGGATTACTGGTCGCCTGGCAGAGTCATTGATACTTACTATGACCAGCTCACTGCTAAAGATATAAAGTACATCGAGGAGCTTCCTAGGAGTGTCGGTAAGGGTTCCGTTAACTCTATGGACCAGATTGACGAACGGCGTGCTTTCCTTCCGAACTTCATGATTAGCGACCAGGCTGACGGCAATGGTATGTTCTTCTCCGATATCTTCGGTACTCTTGAAGGCTATGACAATCTTTTGCCTTACGATTTGGCTGGTAATGTGCGTGTTATCCACATGTACTGGAGGTCTAGACGTAAGATTAAGAAGGTTAAATCCTATGATGAGAACGGCAGGGAGGAGTTCAACTTCTATACTGAGCAGTATAGGATTGACCCTGCCGCCGGTGAGACTGAAGAGATCTTCTGGATCAATCAGGCATGGGAAGGTGTCAAGATCGGCGAAAGTATCTATGTTAATATGGGGCCCTGTCCTGTTCAGTATAATAGGATGAGCAATCCAAGCCGTTGCCATTTCGGTATTATCGGTACTGTCTATATGGATAATGATTGCAGGCCCTTCTCTCTTGTTGATCGCATTAAACCTTTCTCATACCTCTATGATGTCATCCATGACAGGCTGAACAAGCTGATTGCCCGTAACTGGGGTAAGATTGTTCCTCTTGATCTTGCAAAGATCCCATCTGGCTGGAAGATTGACAAGTGGCTGTACTATGCCAGGGCTAATAACCTCGCTGTGTACGACAGTGCTAACGTCATCCAAGAGGGTCCTGCTACTGGTAAGATGCCAGCCAGCATGAACAATAACTACTCTGTACTCGATGCGGAAACTGGTGATGTTATCCAGCAGCACATGAACATTTTGGAATACATTAAGCAGGAAATTGGTGATGTCACTGGTATTACTAAGCAGCGTGTAGGACAGATCGCTTCCCGTGAGACTGTAGGCGGTGTTGAACGCAGTACGTTGCAGAGCACCCATATCACCGAGTGGTTCTTTGCTGAGCACGATAATACTAAACGTAGAGTACTTGAAGCTTTTATAGAGACAGCTAAGATTGCTCTGCGTGGTCGCAAGAAGAAGTTCCGCTTCCTGCTTGATGATGGCAGTTCTATCATTGAGGAGATAGATGGTGACCAGTTCTCTGAGAATGACTACGGTCTCGTAGTGGACAACAGCACTGGCACTCAGCAGCTTAACCAGAACCTCGACACTTTGGCACAGGCAGCCCTACAGAATCAGCTTATCACGTTCTCTACGATGATGAAGCTGTACAGCACTGCATCCTTATCTCAGAAGCGCAGAATGGTTGAAGCTGCCGAGAAGAAGCAACAGCAAGCCGCAGAACAGCAACAGCAGCAGGCTATGCAGATGCAACAGCAGGCAATGGAAGCTCAGGCGCAGGAGGCACAGGCTGAACGTGAGCTGAAGGATAAGATGAACCAGAGAGATAACGACTCTAAGGTTCTCGCATCGCAGCTTGAGGCTGAAGGTTATATTCAGGCCGCAGCTATCAAGTACCAGACAGATGCACGCAATGATGGAGTCGAAGTGCCTCAGACAGAGGATGAGAGGCTCAAACTACAAGAGAGCATCAGGCAGTTTGACAAGCGCCTAGCCCTTGACCGAGATAAACAACGAGAACAGGAACGCAGCAACCGCCGCAAGGAAGAACTGCAAAAGCAGTCCATCACCGCAAGGAAGTCTAGCGGCGGCAAGAGTTGAGTTGTTTAGGGCGTAGGAGGTTAGTTAACATTGTTGAACTGTAAAACATACAAAGATGACAAAGGAAAGAAAAGACGCCATCGCCACATACTCAGCATTGGGTATGATCATTTTTGGCGCAATACTCACCGCAGCGGGTTTCTGCGTTGCCCCAGTCGGTACCATAGACGATTCGGTTCTGTGGGTATTAGGACAGTGTCTGTTATACGCAGGTGGTATATTCGGAGTCACATTATACACCAAGCACCGTTTCGACGAGATGGATAAACGCTTAGCGTATATGGTACAACACCCAGAAAGCATAGATGAATATCCTGAGGAGGAGGAACAAGATGGAGCTACTGCTTAGGCGCATTGCGCTAAAGGACAACTATACTATAGGCCACCTGTATCTTATAAAGCCAGGTGAGTCTATATATCTGTGCGACACTATTGAGGACCCTGTGCGTGATTTAAACCACAACGGAAAGTTTGATAATGGCGAGCATAAGGTGTACGGCAAAACGGCGATACCATACGGCACTTACATTATCACAATGAATGTGCGTTCAGAAAAGTACCGTAACTATGCGAAGTATCCGTTTGCTCAACCTTATGGTGCATATATGCCGAGGCTGTTGAATGTTCCTGACTTTGATGGCATCCTTATTCATCCTGGCACAACCGCTGACGATTCCCTTGGTTGCATCATTGTAGGTCAGAATAAGGAAGTTGGTAAAGTAATTAACTCTCAGGCGACATGGAAGCGCCTTATGGATCGGTATTTCATGCCTGCAAAAAGCCGTCCTGAGAAGATAACGATAACAATCAAATGAGAAAGTATATCGCTATAATCGCTGTGTTGTCTCTTATTGTAAGCAGTTGTAAGACTAAATACATTGAGACTGTTCACTATCAGCCGGTGGAGGTGCACGATACGCTAGTCACTACTGCGTTTTTACATGACAGCATCACTGTCCGAGACAGTATCTTTATTCATAAGGTTAATGATACTGTTTATAGTGAACGCTGGAAGGTTGAGTACAAGTGGCGCACCCGTGTGGATACTGTAACGAAAGTGAGAGAAGTGCCTAAGGTGTTCACTGATACAATCTATCAGGTCAAGGAAGTTCCTGTTGACAAGATTGTCTATCAGCAGAAATGGTGGCAGAAATCATTAAGTACCATCGGAGGGTTATTCCTTGTCGGGTTTCTCTTATCGTTGATTATTAATAAAAAACGGATAATATAATGGCAGTACGTAGAATAAACAGAAGGATTCTTGACACCCCGCTTGAGCCCCCCAGCAAAGAATGGCTGTGGTTGCACATGAATAACGGGGTACCGTCATTAGACTGGTATGTTAATGGAAAATGGACATCAGTTGCTCAGGGCAGCCCTATCCAATCTGTACCCAAAGAGAACTATGTTACTCTTAACGCGCTTCAGGTGCGTCTTCAGAGTTATGTTTCGCTATCTTCGTTTAACAATACACTTGCTGACTATGCCAAAAAAGCTGAGGTTCCGACACAGCAATGGGTTACTGGCCTGCTATCTGGGTACCAGAAGACTTTATCTGCTGGTACCGGTATTAAGATAACTAACAATCAAGTTAGCATTAATCTTAACGCCGGTCCTGGCATTAGCATTCTCGGAAATACGATTTCATGTACAGTACCTAGCGGTACACCACCTGACCTTACGTCACTTATAGAACGTGTGGAAGCTCTGGAGAATGCCGGATACATTCCCAGTAGTTGGTTCAAGACAATAAACTATGTTGATCTGTTTAATGATCCAAACACTAATCCTGATGTTGATATGAACATTGAGGTTAACGGAACAGGAACTGGGTCAACAATTCATATTGCACAAGAAGGAGAATCAACAAACAACGTAAACACGCTCTATTTTTTTACGCATAGCCGCTTACAGGGTGTCGGCTTATATAACACTCTGTTGCAGAATGGTAGCCTGACTGGGTCTGATGGTGTAACTTATACATACCATCCAGGTAAGTTCTATCATCTGTACGATGACGGCAGCTTTATTGAGTTGCCTGCAACCAATGACAGGTTTGCTGACTGTAATCCAGGTGGCAATGCCATTTATTATAACTTCCGTGATAAGTCTGGGCACAAGCAACGTGTCCTCACTACAATGGAGAAGTATGGCAGTATTATAATCCCTCACAAGATTCAGTATGCAGAAACCAGTGACACAGTATATTATTCACTTCAGGTCAAAGGTCCGTTCTTTGCGGAATACACTGATGTGAAGTTGGTGTTCAATGGGGACGAACTTCAGGCCCTGCTCGTTACAAATCCTACTGGGAGTAATCCTTACACAGAGATTCAGCCTAACGGTACTATACGGTTCACTTATAGTGATTATTACGTTACACGCTATCTTTTGTTCAAGAGAAAGTACAATCAGCTTAGTGAGCTTGGAACGGCAAAAGACATTCATGTTGTATTCAATAATGGTCACAAGGATGTCGATGTTACGCTTAAGTATGGTTTCGCTAGGATATTTTACAAAGACGGTATTGAGTATTCTGGGTTTGATACGAGTACATGGGCTGCATCTAAATACAGGAAGACGGCCACTAATTTTAGCCTTCAGCTTGGTGGTAGTGCTACCTTTATGTCCAACGTACAAGTACATCAGTCTAAATTGAATGTTCTTTATGCCAAAGTTTGCGCTAAGGTTCCCGAGAGGTACAGTGGTGATGTATTTAATGGTCTTATACTAGCAGCTTTTCGTAATGGATGGAACTGCCATGCCGCAAATCCTAACGCTTACTTCCAGACAACAGAATCACGTGGCACCAATAATTGTGCACAGGCATATGACTGTTGGGCATCTGCTGTGATTACTTGTCAGATGAAAGAGGTTCGTGCTTACTTTAATGATTCAAAAGACTCCGATTTAATTACGCTCAGCTCTTTGGCTTTCTATCAGAAGACCACTGATAATGGATGGTGGACCATTAGTGAGGTTGGCTTAATTGAACATAAAGACCCATTCACCGAATGATAACAAGATTATGCCTACAGATATAAATATAAACGATAATGCAAAGACGGTGATTGACCGTATTCGTGAAGCTATAAATGAGCAGGGTGCTAATGTACCAAAGCCTGATTATGCTTCTAACGCAACGGCAGTTGTTGATAGTGTTAATGCTTCAATTCGGGCTGAAAGTAACCCTTCACTTGAGCATGTTACTGTTAACGATAATGCACCTGTGTTTGTCAGGAAAATTAATGACTTGTTCAGGTCTATCAGAGAAGGTGGTTCCACTCCATCGGAACCTATTTCATGGGAAAATGTGAAATATATTGCTTGCGGTGATAGCATCACTGATCCGACCATTACTCCGTTTGGGTTAAAAAAGTACTGTTATAAAGCTGCTGCAATCCTCGGCATACCTGAGAGCAACGTCACCGACATCGGCATATCAGGATCAACCATGACTTACTCAGAAAGCTACAGCGTTACATCGGGTAATGCACCGCAGTTGCGCAGTTTCCTTTATGAAATGGTTGAAGGGAACGAAACAGCCGTTGTGCCTGAAACCGCAGGCAATAATGCACAGTATGTAGGCAATGGATACAAAGGTCCAACTAACATAAACTGGGGTTCATATGACATAATAACACTAATGCTGGGAACTAATGATGCTGCCTACTGTAAGAATGTGTCTACTGCATTCAAACGCGGAGAGGTGTATGATATCCCTTATTCGGGACCATCTGAGTTCCCGACCAACAAGCGGAACTACTTCAGTTACGCGTACGAAGAGGCCATCCTAAGGATACTCGATGAGAAGAAAGAGAGCGCAATTCTTGTTCTTTGCGTCCCGCCAAAGACTGTTTCTATTAGTAATAACTTTGATGTTGGCTTTACTCCGCAATCAGGAAGTTTAAGCATAAAAAGTATCATCGAAGCATTAGCACGAAAATACTCGCTTCCTGTGGTTAACTTCTATGATGATATAGAAGACATGACATGGGCTGATGGCTCTGTACATCCTGATGCCGCCGGTAATGCTTCTATGGGCTCTCTGCTTGCCCAACGGCTAAGGCAAGAAGCCGCCGCTTCGTGGGGTAATCAGCCTCAACCTGGTGAGTACGAAGATGCTCCTAGCATCCTTGTGCTCGGCAATTCATATACACTGGATTCGTGGTCTTATGTTCCTTATCTTCTCAAACAGGCTGGAATTAACATTAAGCTTGGTTTGTGTTATATAGCTTCGGCTGGACTGGATACCTACAAAGGAACCAGTTATAAATGTGGCGTTAATGCCAACAGGGGATTCTCCTACATTGATACATCAGTTGATGGAGCCAAATGGACTGCAGTTATAGGTAAGTCCACTGAAGTCGTGGACGGTGTTACGCATTATCTGCCGACAGGTGAACAATGCGTTCAATACAATAACGGAGATTGGGATATCATTGTTCTACAGCAGACATCAACTTCTTCTTACATCAGAAGCAGTTATAACGGTTTTGGCAGTGTGAAGTCTAGTATTAGTGAGACAATGAGGGCTTTTGGTAAAACCCTTAATACAGACTATATCTTTGGTTTCAGTATTAATCACCCGAATGGCGGCATCAATAACCTGCCTACTGATATTTTGCTTAATATTAATGAGCTACAGCAAAGCGATTCGGATATTAAGATTGTTTTCCCGTATGGAACTGGTATCGTCAATGGTCGAAACTATCAGGCTTTGCATGACATCACAACTGTTACGAATAATGTTGAATACAACGATATGACTTATGATAGCTCCCACCTTGTCGGTGGTTTGCCACACTATCTTGCCTCGATTACAATCATTGAGGCCCTGTTCAAAAAATATTACAATGAATGTGGTTTATCTGTTGCTGACAGTGCCACTATTCCGAATATAGATAATAGCTGGGTGTCCAGTAGAACATTTCCTGATAACAGCAGGGCCTCTATCTCACGTGGTCTTACCGACACAAACATTTCTTTGGCTCGTCTTGCCGCTGTTCATGCCGCAAACAACCCATTCATAATTTATTGTGACATGACAACAAGGTACGTTGTATGGCCCTTTATTGTCATTATCAACATCAATGAGAATTGTGAAGTGTATGACAATGCTGGGTATGACGTCATTTACTCAGGCACTACTTACGGTATAGCCAGTTATTATTTCCTTATATCTCCAGGCACCGAAATTAGCGGCATCAAAATCAGAGCTAAATCTGGTTGCTATCTATCTTCACATTCTTGGGTAAACCCAAGACTTGGGTCGCCAATTAATACAAATTTTGGTACACTGAACGGCAATACAGAATTTGAGATTAATGGTATTACAGTAAACACTAATGTTAGAATAACAGTAAATGGCAGTGTAGCATCATGATTGTTAATAACTATACAAACGAGATAAGGGAGTGTGTGGAGTGCGATACTTCGTTTCACTCTGTACTTAGTCCGCAGTTATTCATCAGAAAGTTTGATGAACGCATACCATACACTCAGAAGTATCTTGCGTTACCATATACTATTATTGATGCACATGATAGGGAGCAGTGTGGTGATGACACCACATCCACGTTCATTGAGGATACTAAGCATGTGTACACTACCATTGTAAAGTTAGATGAGCATATTAATAGTGTTCCGCGTACATGGAAACGCACTTCTTTTGGTGGGTGCCAGGTTGTTGAGATCGGTGAGTTCGGTATTGGTGACGTTGGTGTACACACCATATCAATCCAGTGCGTTGATTCTATGGGGGTAGGTTCTGCAACAAAATATTATAAATTCATGATTCAGGACCCGGATGAGGAGCAGTGCGTTCTTGATTTGTCTGTTGATCGTCACTTTACCAGTAGTTTTAATTATTCCGATTCAACAAACCCAAACGATAGCGCTTACCTTGATTCGGCTGAGGGCAATACTATCCGCAACGCCAGCACAAAATTTGAAGGTAAAGGTATATACGCAGTAAAGAAGACTATAATAGCTGGTTATACTGTGGACGTAAATATGACGGGTAGTACTGTTGAGAGCATCACTATTGGCGTTAGTGATAATACTTCAAGTTCAGATCCATTGGATGGTGGCTACATCTACAGGTTTGACGTGCGTGGATGGGCTTCTTATATAAACCCACAAACTGGAGTTCCATATGCAGCAACATCAACTAAGAAAGAAAAGATAAGCAATGACGATCCTGGTAACCCCTATACGCTAACGTTGTTCTATAATGGTGTTCCAATGTCAGACTATCTGTCCTACGATCCCGCTGATGTTCCTCCTGAAGTTAGGGTGCTTGCCGTTAAGAATAAGATAGCCCTAACCAGACTCATGGAGGCAGCACAAGCCTATGCTGGAAAGAGACGCTGCACACTAAAGCTTCTACATGGGCTTCACATAGTCACAGATTTTCATCTCTTGAAAGATGACGGTACTATAGACCGCCAGTGGGTTGATGCTGGTGATGATAAGTACAGGTATACTGGTGGGTCATATATACAGTTTCCTGATAGGTTTACCTTGGATATGAACGGCAGCACTATCAGCGTCCTTCAGGTAGATGATATCCAGTCTGCGGTAGTTGCGGCTATGGGCAACAACTTTGATACCATCATTAAAAACGGCAAGATTCGCGGTAACTATAAATACTTTGATAAGACAAAGGTTACCCTTAACACTGAGTGGACTGGTGTTGTTGCATTGTGGGGATGTGAGTTCTGTTATTATGAGAATTGCGACATTTCTAACGCTTTAGGATATGATGCCGGTATTGAAAACGACGATTCATTTAATGACAGACAAAACCATGTGAATTACCCTACACACGCGATGCCTTACAACAGTGTTGGGTACATTGACTACAATGGTGAACAGCACGTGTCAGATACTGTATGGCACTCAAGGGACGAAGATGTTTCCTCTGTACTTCAGTCACCACGTCTGACAATAAGAACAACAGATGGAGGACCATTTAGGGGCTTCTTTCAATGGGTGCCGACTGCAAACCCACCAGCATACTATAACTCTTTCCCTGGATGCAGTACTTGCCTTACCAAGCCTACAGAAGAGTTATATATTCCGACAGAATACTTACCTATAGGCACGACAAAGAAGGTTGGTTACGGATACGCTAAAAGGCTTTCCTTCCGTTCAGCTGGTGAGTTCGTATACGGTGATTTCATGTGTATTGAAAAAGGCAACGGACAAACACGTGGCTTCTACTCTAAGCTTGTTAACCGTGAGTGCTTTGTGCACTTCTACGACAGTAACGCAGAGTTTATAAAAACAGCAAAGGTCTATGATGTAGGGCCCGTATTGGTTCCAAAGAATGCACAGTATCTAGGGTTTAGTTCATTCGGCTCAAATGATAAGAATGTAGCTGACACCAACCTTATTCAGTATAAAGCTGAACTTGATAGGTATTATGGTCAGCCGTTTGCTATAGGGCATCAGGTCTCGAGATGCAGCGGTTTCCGTAACTGTGTGTTCCATGACCACCGTTCCAGCTTGTTTGATAACAAGAAGGCTGTTCAGTGTTTTGTTGACTCCTGTTACATGTATTCTATCTCCCAGGAGCGTCGCACTTTTGATGGTGGTTTCAGCACTCAGTCACAGTTCGCTGATATCGAAGAGAGCGCCCATCACTGTGACTTTTTTGTAACAGATTGTGAGAATATCTATGGCAACAGTGGATTTAGGGTGTTCCATAGTAATAACGTATGCTTTAAGGACAATCGTGGCTTTGGTATTACGCTTGATAAGAATGTATACGGCGCACACATTGAAGGGCATTACGGCGATATCACAAATAAGTTTGGGTTTAGTGCACCAAGAAAATATCATACTATTGTAAACAATGTCATTGGTAAATATTCCACTTATTGGGAGTTTGTCAATCAGTGCATAGCTGATACAGGAAGGACCTATATATCTGGATCCACTATCAACAATCTGGTTATCGGTGCCCCTGACCTAAGCAACCGTAGAGTCAAAGCCTTTACCAACCAATGCAATGTAGTTAAAGTTACTATTAAAGAGCAATAATACTTACGCATATGTCAGAGATATCTAATGTAAAAAACAAGTTTAAGTTTGGCGGTGTTGAGTTTCGTCTTGAGACTGACAACCCAAATGACCCGAATAGTCTAGCTTCTGCGGCTAGGCTCGCCGAATTGATAGAGAGTGTTTCCTACGTGGCAGAGCACGGTGTGTTTTCAGGGATTCCTAATTTTGGAAGTTACACCGGTGTAACAACAGCAGAGTCCGTATACCTCGGACTATGCCTCATTGCAAAGGACATTGGCACGTTTAATACTATCACGATGAATTTAATGCATAATGTCATTTATGGTATTAAGACTAAGCCCCCTGGAAGTACTGCTGGTAAGACATATTTCATCAATAACAAGTTGCGTTATGTTCGTGACTATGATGACGATGATCATACCTTAAACATTACTCCACAGAAAGGCAGACCTTATTACAATGCATACGGGACGACAGCTTACCCTGTTGGGTGGTATGTATGGAATGGTTCCGATTTTAAACCGCTGTCAGATATTTCAAATACAGCTCAATAACTAACAACTAAATAATATATTATATGCTTACTAAACAAGATATACAGAGAATAGCTGAGTATATGCGGCGTTTGTCTGTCCGTGATACTGAGTTTAAAAAGACATCTAATGTGGATGGAGACACTTATGTTCCTGTTATCCAGAACAACGAGAACAGACTTGCCCTTTTAGCTGTTGTTGCTGCTTATGTGTCTAACAACATTGACCTCTCTTCTCTTCAGTTAAATGTTGACGGATTGACCAACCATACGCTAGGTGCTATCCTGTCTGAGCTGAAGAGGAGTATTGACGCACCGCGTGATGATGAAGGTAATGAAATTACCGCTGAGGATATTTCGTACACTACTCCAGAAGATGATGAGACAGTCTCAACCAGTGTCTCTGTCGCTGAGGCCCTCACTTACCTATACCAGACTATAAGTGAACTTGAAGAACGCGATTATAGCGGTACTGGGCTTACAGATGAACAAGCCCAGCTTCTCAGTAAGGTCAGTTCTAGCTGGGGCATTGTTACCAAAGCTGCCGCTGACTTCAATGCTAATACACGCAGATATCAAAGCTACGACGCTGTTGTTGGCCTGATAAGAGAGGCTATTAATAATCTTAAAATAGATGCGCTCAGTATTGAGAACTCACTTGATAGCGATGATCCAACGAAAGCCCTCGGTGCTGATCAGGGTCATACCCTTAAGAAGGCCATTATGGATCTGACAAACTCTCTTGCGAACATCGCATTCACAGACAACACACCCTACACTGCTGGCACTGACTGGACCATTACAGACGGTGTTTCTGTTTCTGTTATGAACTCCTCGTCAGGTGTTGTTTACATCAGGGATTCACGTGGTAATGAGGTTAGTGGTAGAAGGATCACAGTCAGCAATAATGGCACTGTCAAACTTTACGTGACACCTCGTGAATCTGATAAATTCCTCAACGCTTTGTCCTATTCAACCACTACAGGTGACAGCAGCGGTATAAGCATAGGGAAGAGCAATAAAAAAGAGGCCGTTATCACTTTAACGGATATTACGTCAGATATGACAGTTACGGTTACATCTTCTGTCCGCAATGCCGAGAAGTATAATGTAACTCTTCCGTCTGCAACTGGAGCAGGCAAGTATGTTTCCTTCAGTGAAACATATCAGGACCAGATTATTGAGGGCAGCACATTTGAAACCATTGCAAGTTTTGATTCTCTGCCGAGTGACTATACAATCACATCGTTTGAGGTAACTATGGGTAACGACAGTAAAACTGTGGCTGTAGATCCAGGTGCAACAAGCTGTGCTCTACGTTGGGAGAATGTAGACGGTAACATCGGAGTAAGCATCACAGAAACCAGCACGAAACAGAAATATGACGTGAATTTTTATGAGGCAGCCTTCTCTGTCGGAACCTATACAAAAACAGGTGACCATGTTAATTTTGCTTACGAAGGTGAAACTTATACATGTCTGCTGAATGCCGACAGCACAGGATCTACCTCATACAGGTTCGATTCTGTTGTCGTCATGCATGGTGCAGTTCAGGTTCCGACAACAATTACTGATGGCATAAGGTGCCAAGTTGTTGTAGAGAATGTTCAGGCTAGTATATCTGTCATAGTTAAGCTGAGAGCTGTGCAGAGCGTTACACGTACAATTCAGCTGACGCAATCAGCAGCTCAAAGTGGACTTTACCTGCAAACAAAGATGGTTACTGTAACGGACAATAACCCTGTTGACTATACAGACATCCTTAGTGTTGTAGACAGCTCCGCGTATAGTGTTCCCGATTCTGGCTCTATCTCTCTCGTAGACTCTGCTGGCAATGCGCTAACGCAGGGCAATGACTATGATATGTTCAACTACAACAAGGTAGATACAACTAGTGGTAGGATAACAATCACAGGCATCCGTTCCGATATCTATGTTGATGGTTTAGCGGTCCCCGTATCAAGTGTTGTTGAAAAACGTCTTGTTACACTTAAACTGATGAACCTGACATATACAGACAGTAATAATACATACATCACCAACAACAATCCGTTTGGCTATCCGCAGACAGACGTAACTGTATCTGATGGCTATAGTGTTACTTTTAATCCTGGTACCTCCTCGTTTAATGATGACATTAAAATTAATATCGGAGGTGTTACTGTGTTCAAAGAAGGCAGTGTATCTGGAAATATAAGTGGCATTTCATGTACAACAAACCAGGACGGTACAAAAACAGTGGCTATTGAGGCCAGTGTATTCTCTAATTATGCAGGTAAGGTAAACATTATCGCCACGGCTAATACTGAAACGATTACTGTCGTTGCTTCCGCTGATTTGAGTAATACTATTAAGATTTATGACCAAGATGGTATTGCACAATCTTTTGGCTCTTGGGAGGATTACGGTGAGTACAGAAAAGGAACCATAACAGGCATTACTGAGATACATGGATTTACAAAGGACGGCTATATCTTTAACTTTTCCGGATGTTCGTCCATCATTTCCATTGATCTTGGTGGCGTACCAATTAAACAAAATACTAATAGAGCTTCGGAGACCACACAAACATTATACCAGTTGTTCAGAAACTGTTCATCTCTAATAAGTATCCGCGGTATGGTCGTTCAATCTGGTATTGAGTTTATTAGCGGAGCCTTTGAAAATTGTACCCAATTAACTGAACTTGATGGTTTATACGCCTGGGATGTCATCAATCTTAGTTACATAAATAATGCATTTGGCGCTACTGCTATACCTGCATTAGATCTTGAGGATTGGGACACACCTGCTCTATTAAGAGTGAATCAGGCGTTCCATGACACCCAATTTACCAGATTATATCTAGGTAATTTTGATACATCCAATGTTACTGACTCTGGGCTGTTTCTGAATAAGAGAAACAAAACTGATTTGATTATCTCTGCGGTCGCACCGCCAGCTATAGGTAATTACAACTGGCTTATAAACAGTAGTAACAAGCCCGACACCAATCACATCAATACCCCTATATATGTTCCTGCTGGGTCAAAGACAACTTATGAACAGGCTTCTGTCTGGTCATCGTGGGTTAGCCTTACAACAGGATTTGAAGAAATTTAACTAACAACTAAACAACAATACGATGATTACGAAAGTAGACAAGTTATTTTATGATAAGGCTTCAGGTAAGTTCTATGTCAATATAGACGGAAGTTATGTTGAGGTAAAGACAGGCTCAGGTGGCGGTGATGATTTTAGTAACTACTATCCCAAGTCGCAGACGTACAACAAGAGCGAGGTGGATGCGAAGGTGGCTATAGCCTCTGGCACATACCAGCAAGCAGTCACCAGAAGCCAAACCGACACGGGTAGTTTTATGTGGATGCTCGTTGATACTGTCGGCAGCGACACCATCCGCAAACCGATATTCCACATCGGCAATGGTGTGTTCGTTGACATGGCTGGCGGTGTTGTAGAGATTGGCGAGGTGCCTAACGCCCCGACATTCACGATGAGTGACACGACGTCCACTCCTAACGAGTTCCCCGTAGGTGGCGGTACGGTGGCTATTTCCGCTGGCACTGGCGAGACCATCTACTATACCACCGACGGCACCACACCAACCACGTCAAGCACTCAGTACGATGATACCGAGCCTATACAAGTGACCGAGGAGACGACTATCAAGGCCATTGCCGTTAACCGATTCGGCAGCAGCGAGGTCGCTTCGCAGACCTTCACCATTGCCGTTGACCACAAGTTCCAGTTCAAGATTAAACTGACTGACAACAACTCCACCGAGTATGTGCCTATAACAAACAACAATGGCGCAAAGTACAATCTAACCATTGACTGGGATGATGGCACAACAAGCACATACAACAATGATGGTGCGGACAAAAGTGGTGTAAAACAAGGTTGTAGCCACAAATATACTGGCAGCGCAGGTGACGAGTTCACCATCACTATTCGTGGTAGCAGGTGCGACCAACTGGTATGGGGAAGCGAAGATTGTTGTAACAAGGAGGCACTCGTTGCCATTCTCGACAACAGCCTTGAGTGTGACATACTATTCAATTATGCCGCTGACAACAATGCGAAAGGCTTCGGGCCGAATCTCGCAAGCATCTGCGCCAATGCGTTACACAACAACACCAACCCAGAAGTAACATTCAAGAATACCGCACTCACATCGCTACCCGATGGCTTGTTGAGCCACTTGACCAAGAGCGGTGTGGCATTGACATCATGCTCGCAGATGTTCTACGGCACATCCATCGTGTTCACGGCTGACCAACTTGACGAACTGAAAGCGGTTATCGGTTCTGTCACTGCATTCAATACGATGTTCTATAACTTCCAAGGAACTGCGGCATTGCCCGATGATTTCTTTAACCTTGTGGCTGCTGGCACCGTCACCAGTTGCAAAAACATGACCGCTTCAGCGGGTAGTGGACTGACTGGCGATGCCAAGAAATTGTACGATGTCCTTGCAACCAAGGTCACTGGTTCGACCACCACCTCTGGATGCTTCGCTGGAGGTAACTTTGAAAATGTTTCACAAGTTGACAATGCTTGGAAATAATGGCAAACGGAATCGAAATATCCAACGGCACTATCCGAACCCTGTCGCTTGACGGGGTTGTGGTGGCCAATGGTGGCAGTTTGAATAGGGCAGGTTTGTATGTAGTCGGTAACAAACTCTACCTTGACGGAGCGGTGATTGCCGAGTCCAGCAATAGTGTCGGCCTTATCCGCAAGGCAGACGGATTGTACTTTGGCGATGTGCAGGTGGGTAGTGACATACCCGAACCGCCTACACCACCATCGGTAGGGTTGTGGCTACCTCCAACACAAGAGGCATCCACCTACAACAAGTACAACTATGAAACGCTGATAGATGCCTACGATGACTTGAAGGACAATTCAAGTTATCTTGGCACTATCACCAAGACGAGGTACAGCGAGGATGGCTATGGCGATTATCCGCTATGGCACTATGAGTTCACCCCTGCCAACTACACCAAGACGTTCTATGTGCAGGCTTGTATTCACGGAAACGAGAAGGACGCACCGCAGACAATACTGCGTATCTTCAACATCATCTGCAACCATTGCAACGAGTCGGCTTATTCACGATTGAGGCCGCTGCGTGACAATGTTCGATTCATCGTAGTGCCTTGCGTCAATCCTTGGGGTTTCGACCATTCGTCGATGAATGTGCCTTGGACTGACTGGAATGATGTGTTCCACGACACCAATCAAGCAGGCGATTACGGCATGAACATGAACCGCAACTTCGACTTCATTCATCAGTATAGTATTGACGGAACTGGACGTGCTGGCAACTATCCATTCCAGCGCAGCGAGGTGCGCCATGTCAAGCATATCATTGACACTATCGGTGTAGAGAACATCGACTACTTGTTCGATAACCATGATGGCGGTGATGTCTATAAGCATTTCTGGTTCAACTACAACATGGATGGAGCCAATGCGGTGATGGCACGACAACTGCTTGCCGACCTGATTGCTGAGGAGGAAAGGTTGCGTCTCGCTGGCGGCACCGACTATCGGGACTTTGAAAATGCCGATGCCGACGAATACGGTTATGTTCACCCGAATGTTAATGACGCAAGCGGGTATAGCACAGGCACTACTTCTGCTTGGGCAAACTCCACGCTTGGTATTCTCGCATCGGTGGCAGAGTACATCGGCGGTTATTTCGGCTACACGTTCAACGCAGAGCAGATGACACGCTCACTTCGCATTCGTGCCAACCTGCTCATCTATGCCTATGAGATGATTAATACCAAAGGTTGGATAATCAACGAGGATGCCAATGCCGAGTACTTCCATTGGGATTACCCGCTTTCAATGACGAGGCAGGGCTTGCGAATGGACGGTACCGACACAACAACAAGTCATACGAAAGTCACATTTGCAGATGTATATGCTCGCTGGGATGCGCTTGTTGAAAACTCCCCGACCTATGTCACCAAGTCGGCAAAGTTGGGCGAGAATTCAAGCGGTGATAGCATCTACTCATATACGCTTGGAAACGGCAATAAGAAGGTGTTGCTCTTGGGTGGTTCAATGCGATGTGGTGTTGACAACAAGATTACCGAGTTCGGTATGTATGTCCTTGCCGAGTACTTATGCAATAACTACATCGTTTCCCAATCATCGTTCTTGCAGACAATCAAGCAGAACTACACGATTGTCGTGCTGCCATGTATCGACATCAATTCTGGAAACAATGATTCTGCCGAAGCCAGACTTCGCAGTTTAAATAACTCATTTAGCACGTTCAAAAAATGGCAGGTTGGTGCAAATGGTTGCGAGAGAGTTGGAACTTTTGCTGATAGCGGAATTTTCGTTGATTGGATTGATGACCATTCGGATGCTATCGCACTAATCAGCGGCGGCGAGTTGAAAACCACCGCATCTACGGTTGGCAAACCCGACTACTCAACCGACTACATGACGCAGGTAATCATCCCAAAGAACCTCACGGAACCCACATGGCTGACTGACTACTGCAACCATCTTGAGGATGACCGAGGAGAGGATGCACCAGATGTTGAGAGTACCGCAGGCGCAACGTGCGGTGACTACGCTTTCGACAACTACGATATCCCCACGTTCTTCATCAACCTCAACGTGTCGCAGATGTGGGCAGAGCGCAGCCAGTATGCGCAAAGCGGTGATAGTGCCGACAAGTACATGTACCGCAATTATGAGACAGGAAGAAGAATCGCTAACATCGTCAACTTCATCCTGATGGCTGGAGGTGACATTAATAATGACTGATTATGAACGACAAAGTGAAACATATCTTGGCGGGTCTGCTCATCGCATCGGTGGTGAGCATCCACTGCTATGTTCATTAATTTTATTATCTTTGTACTATGAAAGCAAAGTCAAGTTCATTAAAGCGCAAGGCTATAAGACCCAAACCAATGAGTCCCAAAGCTGGCATAAAGAAGAACAGATATGACAAAGGAGGATCAGTTAAGAAAAAGCAGTCATAAGTTATTACTTGTGGTGCTTAAGTTCATACCAATGATAACTGCTATGTGCTATTTGTTGAATACAGCATTAGCCCTGGTTGGCATTGATGCTCCTGTATTGAGTCACATCTGCGGTATGTCCTTACTTCCTTGGCTGTTCATCCTGATAGCTACTTATGTGTTCAGGTTCTGCACATACCATAGGATGTTCCTGTACTACATTCTTGTATCTGATGTCATCAACATCTTTGACTATTATGTAGGCATTCCACTTAGTGCATATAACATGGTTATGTTGCATTTTAATATAGCTGGCATATTTCTGTTTTTAGTTCTCTATCATTATGTTAAGTGTAATAAGGAAGCTGCTGGTCAAATTACTGGATGACATTGATGCCGGTAATTCCAACATAACTGAGGATGAAGAGCAGAAAATCATCTCTATGCTCTCTGAAATAACTGATAACAGAATGAGTAAGTATCAGGCTTGCCAGTATCTGAATATAAGCAGAGCGACATTTGATAATCTTGTAAGGGACGGGTTTCTACCAGAAGGTAAGCACCAGGCAGGATTTAAGGAGAAGTACTGGCGCAGGAGTGATATACTTAAATACACTCCTAAAAGTAAATAATTGATATTTAGTTGCTTAGTGTAAGCGGTGGCATTGTTAGCAGTGCTGCCGCTTGCTTTATAACTTTGCTTCGTCAATATAGCTATATGACATCTTTCGTATAATCTTTAATCAAATTAACTATGGACGACAGTAAAGTTTTTATGTTTCCTGATTCCAACAAGAGCAACATTGATCCTGCGCTGCTGATGACCCTGATGAACAACGGCGGTTTCAACAACGGTAACTGGATTTGGGTGCTTTTCCTGTGGATGATGTGGGGTGGTTATGGTAATGGTTTTGGTGGCTTCGGTGGTAACAATGGCACCGGCTTCCTCGCTAACCAGATGAACAATGATGCAGGCAGAGACCTTCTGCTTCAGGCTATCAATGGCCGTGCAGATGCCTTGAACCAGCTTGCTACCATGCTGAACTCTGACATCAATACAGTGAAGACTACTCTTGGTCAGTTACAGTTAGGCATCTCTCAGGCTACCGCACAAGTAGGGATGAGTGGCTTGGAGACCATCAACGCTCTCCAGTTGGGTAATGCTAATCTCTCACGTCAGATTTGTGAGTGCTGCTGCGAGAATCGTCTGGCTATTGTTAACCAGACTAATACTCTGCAAAACGCTATTGACAACCATGATGCTAATGTTCGCTTGCAGCTTGCCCAACTCAACGGTGATGATAAGCTGGCTATCTGCCAACAGACCAATCAGCTTGGCTCACAGGCAGACCGTAACACCAATAGCATCCTGAATGCCATTGCAGGTCAAAACACTCTTATCACTAAGGAGTTCTGTGACCTGAAGGAGCGTGAATTGCAGAATAAGATTGACACCCAGGGCGACATCATTACGCAACTTCGTGGCCAAATCAGCAATGACAAGCAGACTGAGGCTTTCAATGCTGCCATGAATGCCCTGAACGAGAAGATCAATGTTCTTGCGGCAAAGCAGCCCAACACTGTTCCTGTGCAGTACCCCAACATTGTTGCAGCTAACGCTACTCCTTGGGTGGGTAACTATGGTTTTTATCCGCAGAATAACTTCTGGAACTGATTGGATTGAGCTATGATTGGTACTACTAACTATCCAGGTAATTTCTCTAATGTCCGTGGTATTCCGATGATTGCTTCCACATCAGTGGAGGTCACCACAGATAATGTGGTTATCGGTATTCCGCGCAGGGCATTCAGGGGTTTGGCTGACAGCGGTCTGCTGGCCTTCAGGCTTACTCAGGAGATTCCTGCCGGTGGTGCAGCCCTTCCTGTTGTATTCAGCTCTAATGAGTTTTTACAGACGCTGACTGTTGTTGGCGGCACAGCTGCTACTGGAGCACAGATTACCCCTGCGGGTGTTTACCTTATATGGTATGACAAGTGTGCCAGTTCAATGCAGCTTCTTACTACAATCCCTTAATAATGTATAACCATGTTCACTAACTTAAGTCAAAACAGTATTCTGTATATCCTTGAAACAAAGGATAAGCCAAAGCTCAGCACAGGTACCGTATCCAATGTTTCTCTGCCACGTCCCCAGTATGCTACATTTGGGCAGACCTTGGAGACAGTAATGGATATTGTTGCCATTGTGGACGGAGAACGTAGGGAGTTTAAACGAGTGCCCTGTAACAACACCATCGCCAACTTCGGTCCTGATGCATTCGTGTTAGCGGACAGCAAAGAGGCAATGAACTCTTTCGTCAGTGCTGCCTATCAGAATAGCAAGAACATTGTTGACAGCCACGAAAAGCATAAGCAGCTCATGGTTGATTATGGTGAAATCCTGGAGGAGCTTAATCCAGCTCTGCGTGCAGACAAAGAGAAGGACAAGGCCATCCAGACTTTACAGGAGCAAGTATCTGAGCTTAAGCAGATGCTGGTTAATATGGCTAACAGTTATGAACCTAAAACAAAATAATTATGATCATGTTATCTTTCAGGTCCAAGAAGGACAAAGAACGTATGCTGCGTAAAGCTAAAGAGATGGAGATGTACGCTGCTGAGCTGGTAGACTGCCTTGAAGAGGCTCGTCATGGTGAGCGTGATGAGTACGAAGACGAAGAGGAAGAATACTCGGAGCGCAATAATACCTCCATGCGTATGCGTGGTGGCAGATATGGTTACCGTCGATAAACCATGAGCAGGGTTAATTTCACACAGTTTGATGATATGCCTGAGGCTATGGTCTCGTACATGAGACACTACGGCCCTCATTTCAACCGTAAGTTGCATGAGTTTGCCGTTAGCCGGATGACAAAGACTGTCAATGGGGTAGAAAAGCGTATCACACCGTTCACTAAAGAACAGGTGACAGGTATGCTCTCTTCCTATGGCATATCGCTTAAAAACGACCAGCTCTATGATTCCACGTACGTAGCCAATATGTGCAGGGCTGACTTCTTCGGTTCGTGTATAACCGATGATAAGCACATGGCCTTGTACATTAAGGATGTTATTGATGACCCAGACGGTTATGACGGTATTGTATTTAACCGTTGGTATGCAGACATGTGCTACACTGGTGTCGCTATAGACTGGGAAGAAATGCTATAATGCTAAGACAGGACATAGACATTAACGGTCATTGGCTTGTAACAATCTGCTACAATGTTTATTTGGGTGAGGTCAATTCTGGCTTCACCCATACTGATTTCAAAAAGAAGTGGAGCATTGTCGCTATAGGCAGGGCAAACAGCAGACAGCAGTTTCTCAACACAATGATACACGAACTGAAGCATGTTCAGTCTCATATATGCAGGTACTATAATGTCCCTGAGGACGGGGAGGAAGCCGCATATCTTATCGGCTACTTAGCCATGAAGACACACGGATATCTTACACGTTTCCTATAATTATTAGTAAATTACATGCATGATTATTAGCGTAAGCTTTATGTCTTTCTTCTAAGTTTTCTCATATACTACTTTTGCACATCACGGCGAAACGCCAACAACTTTAAATCAATAGATTATGGATTATATTTTAATTGCTGTTATTATCGTTGCTGTATGCGGCGCCGCTTATGCTTGCAGGCGATACACGAGGAATGACACTGAGATGCGTAAGCCAGACATTCCCGACAAGAAGGAAGTCGAGCCCTCTGAGCCGAAACCTATGCACAGTCCTGCAAAACGTGCCGCCAAGAAAAAGGTTAAGGACAAGTAATAACAATAAAGGAGATTAAGAATGGAAACATTGGATTCAGAAAACATCTTCACTGACGAGGAGCTGGGTAAGATTCTTGGTGACCTCGATGCGGATAACCCCACCAGTGAAGATCAGGTAAAAGAAGAGTTTCAGGAAGATGAAGAAGAGGTTGTCGAGGACCTGGAGGATGTATTTTCATCTAAAAGCGATCCAAAGAGCGTAGACACCCGCAATGAACCCCCTGCTCCGGGCAGCGGTTCTCCTACGCCAACCAACCTGTTCAATTCCATCGCCGTTGCTTTACGCGAGGAGGGGGTCTTTCCTGACACTAACGACGACGACGTGAATGCCGTCATTGACGCTAAGTCATTCAGGGAGCTCGTTGATAAACAGATCCAGGCTGGCCTCGATGAACGTCAGCGCAGGGTCAACGAAGCACTGAACTATGGTATGAAGCCTAGTGAGGTGCAATCTTACGAGAACGCAATCAATTATCTGGACCAGGTGACTGATGATGCGCTCTCAGAACGCAATGAGCGGGGTGATGAGATTCGCCGCAGGCTCATTTATCAGGACCTTGTTAACCGTGGTTACTCACATGACAAGGCCATTAAGGAGGTCAAGAAGTCCATCGATGCAGGCACAGATATCGAGGATGCCAGAGATGCGCTTGCTGCCAACAAGGAGTTCTTCCACGGACGCTACAATGCTTTCCTGGAAAACGCCAGAGAGCAGCGCAGGCTTGCTGAGGAAAGCCAGAATACCCGCATCAAGAACTTTGAGAAATCATTGCTTGAGGATAAGAAGGCTTTCGGGACTGTTGACCTTGACCAATCAACTCGCCGCCGCGTATTTGACGTGCTGACTAAGCCGACAAAGAAAGACGATGACGGTAACTATTATACAGAGGTGCAGTGGGCGCAACGCGAAGACCCTGACAAGTTCAGCCGTAATGTCGGTTTGCTGTACGTGCTTACAGACGGATTCACTAACGTTGAGAAGCTGATTGACCCTCAGGTCAAGAAACGTACAGCCAAAGGTCTTGCCGAACTTGAGCGTGTCATCAATGATACGCAGCGTAATCCAGACGGCAGCTTGCGCCTTGTTGGGGGAGTGACCAGTGATCCAGAGTCCTTCCTCAGCGGCGATTGGGACTTGGACGCATAACAACGTCAACCTGGCAGGGAATAGATGGAACAGGAGCAGGATAAAAAGAGTATTCATTTTTAATTCAATATAACCATGTCAGGAAGACTTAATAAATTTCAGAAAGTAGGCTTTAAGACCTGGAAAGGCATGACCAAGGAGAACCACCTTGGCGCTATCTTTGGACGTAAGCCTCAGCTTGCCACCAATACGATGATTGAGCTGTTGGCCTTTCATCACGGCAATACACTTGAGAGCCTCGTGAACCGTCTGCCCCGTAAGCAGTTCGATAATGACGAGGAGTTCTATTGGAACGTTATCGGTTCCTCACGCCGCAACATCCCTCTGGTAGAGGCACGTGATGAAGACGGTGTTGTTGTAACCGCTAGCCATTCCACTAACATCGGTGCTGGTACTGCCCGCTTTGAGCTTGTGTTTGACGAGGATTGGTTTGCCCTCGGTGAGTACATCGTTGGTAACCTGAACGAAATCTATCAGTTCCGTATCCTTGAAAATCCCCGCAAGGAAGGTACCCGTTTCGTATATCCTGTTGAGCTTGGCGGTGGTAACATTGATGGTGTTCCCGCAGAGCGTCTGCTCCCTGGTGAGCGCTTCTCTATTGAGGCCGCATTCGTTGAGAATGAGCTGAGCCGCAAGGTTGGTGATGTACGCTTCTCCGCACCTGTAGCTATGCGCAATGAGTGGAGTACTGTACGTATCCAGCATAAGGTGACCGGCAATGACCTTGACAAGAAACTTGCTATCGGTTTGCCCATCGTAAAACAAACCAATGGCCGTTATACCCATACTGTTGTTGATACCTGGATGTACTATGTGGACTACAAGGTCGAGGAGCAGTTCTCTGAGTATAAGAACAATGCTCTTGTCTTTGGTCGCAGCAATCGTAACCGCAATGGCGAGTATACCAACATTGGTCGCAGTGGTGGTGTCATCAAGACTGGTGCTGGTCTGTTTGAGCAGATGGAGGTTGCCAATACAATGTACTACAACGACTTCTCGCTGCGCCTTATTGAGGAGGCCCTGTATCAGCTCAGTGCTGCTAAGCTGAACTTCAATGAGCGTAAGTTTGTCCTCCGCACTGGTGAGCGTGGTGCTGCCCAGTTCCACAAAGCAGTGAAGGAAGATGTCAGTGGCTGGATGCCATTTGAGCTTGACGGCACCAATGTCGGTGTTGTTCAGAAGACCAACTCTCCCCTGCATCAGACCTCGCTGGCAGCAGGCTACCAGTTCACTGAGTGGCGTGCCCCCAATGGTCTCGTGCTGAGTGTTGAGGTTGACCCCTTCTACGATGACCCCGTACGCAACAAGATGCCTCATGACCTTGGTGGTCCCGCAATGAGTTACCGCTATGACATCATGGACATTGGTTCTATGGATCAGCCCAACATCCAGATCTGTGAGATTAGCGGTAAGCCTGAGTATCGTGGCTATCAGGCTGGTATGCGCAACCCGTTCCTCGGCACCTCGTATAACCCCTACATGAGCTATGATGAGGACAGTGCCGTTATCCACAAGATGGCACAGCTGGGTATCCTGATCTATGATCCTACCCGCACCATGAGCATCGTGCCCAACGTCCTCGCAGCCTAAACTGTTGTTATTTAAGTTTTAGATGATTTCATAAGAACCGCTGTGGTCCTCCGTTGGGGGTGTGATAACCACTAGCTGAGGGCCTTGATGCGGGAAGGAGAACAAAGAATGGAGAAAGAACAGAACGAATTGAAAAACTGTCTGCGCAATGAGCGCATCACGATCAGGCACATTCCTAAGCAGACTGGGCTTGTCGATAACCCCAAACATGTCCTCTATGGTGGACTTGGTGAGGGTGCCACAAGAACCTTCTGTGTGCCTAAACTGAAGAGTGGCGTATACGTCAATGTGCTGACCAAAGACGAGAAAGACTATCTCGAGCATATCATGGGTATGGAGTACAATGCACTTAGCGTGTACAACAAACCTGCGAATAACTTCTGGTCAGATGCTAATGTAAACGGAATCAGTAACATTGTATTGGGCAAGGACGATACTTATCTGGACTTGAGCAATCCCAATGACTACATCCGTTATAAGATCGCATTGGCTAACAAGGACTTTATTGCTCCTGACATTGAGACCCTGCAAGAGCGTCCTAAAGCCACTTATCAGTTTGTGATACTGAGAGCAGATGATGAGACACGTAACGCGCAGCAACAGATGAGCAACACGATGATGAGCTACAAGGAGTTTGGTAAGATCGAGCACGACAAGGACGCTATGCGCTTTGTCATCCTCTCCATCACTGGAGACGAGCTCGCATTCAACACCTCCGAGGCTTATCTTCAGACTAAGATCAATGAGCTCATTCAGGCTGACCCCAAGCTCTTCCTTAAAGTCATCAAGGATGAGTTGTTCTCAACCAAGTTGCTGTTGCGTCAGTGTGTCGCTTCTGGCCTCGTAGCAAAACGCGGAGACTTTTATTATAACAAAGCTGATAACAGCCCATTGTGCAAGGACGGTGAGAATCCTACCCTTACCAACGCTGCCCGTTATCTGATGGGTCCGCGTCAGCAGGAGCTGCTGTTCAGCTTACAGAAACAGGTACAGGAATCCAAGAAAGAGCAGTAAACTATGACTACACAAGAGTTCTCTACACAGTTTGACGTTTTGTACAACAACATCACATCCTCGCAGGCCCCTGGTCTTGACGAGTATGAGAAGAGTGTGTTCCTTACTAAGGCTCAGCTTGAGGTGGTCAAGAACCATCTTAACCAGCAGGGCAACAAGTACAAGGAAGGCATTGATGGTAGTCCTAAGCGTCAAGTGGAGTTCTCTGCACTGGTCAAAGACCTTACGCTCACTAACTTCACGACAGACGGTGTTCATTGCATCAATGCCTTGCGTTGGTCTCCCACATCTGGCGGCACCACTCCAGGCGGTGTCACTCCGAGTAATCCAGGCTCACTGAATGCCTCTTCTGGCTCCAGTGAATCATTTGACTATGATGACATCCTGGCTATCCTCAATGAGAATGTGAAGATTACACGTGGTAACCGTTCTGCACCTTCTTATCTTGTTGTTATCCCCCTGTCCTCGCAGGAATATGATACTCTGATGTCGCGTCCCTTTAAACGCCCCCCTCGTTCACAGGCGTGGAGAATGTTTGTTGACGGTGTTCCGGAGCTGATTGTCGGTCTTGGTGATAGTATCGTTGGCTATAACATCCGCTATGTCGGTATGCCAAAGCCGATTATCCTCACCGCTATCGGAACTATGTCTGGTTCAACATTCTCTGGTCTTAAAATCGATGGGTACTATGAACAAACAGAGTGTGAGCTTCCTGTCGTATTGCATGAGGAGGTTCTTCAGCGTGCCGTTGAACTCGCCAAGGCGTTCTACGTAGGCGATGCCAACCAGACGCAGTTAGTCACTACAATGGGAGAAAGGAGTGAATGATGACTGTAGATGAGATGAGCTACGAGTTTGATGTTCTCGCTTCCAGTTACCTGCATGAGCATGGTTTCGGGAAGAGTGACAGCACTATGCTCGCATTCAATGAGTACGAGAAGAGTGTCTACCTCACACGTGAGCAGGAGAACCTCGTGCTTGCCCTCTACTCAGACAGCAGCAGCATCGGTAGCTTTGAACGCACTGAACAGCTACGTCGTGACCTGGACAACCTGTTGGATGAACGCGTGCTTGATGTGTGGAATGAAGATAAGACCCACATCACTAACGGCACACAGTTCTTCCGTTTAGCAGACTTAACCGATGGAGGCAGTTACAGTAACCTTAACCTGTGGTTTATCGTGTACGAAGCTGCACGTTACAGCACTGATGGCTGGGATAATACTGACTGCCCTATCGATGAGTCTGATTTCCCTGTTGAAGTTGTTCCCGTTACCTACGATACGTTTCATCGTATCAAGGGTAATCCCTTCCGTGGCCCTAACCGCCGCCGTGCCCTACGCCTTGACAATGGTAAAGACGTGAGCAACTATGTGGAGATCCTGTCGAAGTACCCTCTCGGAAAGTACTACGTCAAATACATCCGCCGACCCAGGCCAATCATACTGACTGATTTAGGTGACGGACTCACTATCAACGGTGAGTCAACGAAGAGTTCCTGCGAGCTTCATGATTCGTTGCATCGTCTCATTCTTGACGGTGCCGTAAGAATGGCTATCAGCAGTCGTGTGGGTCCTGTTAAGGAGGAAAAGAATTAATCAACATTCGTTAAACAAAACACATTACGATTATGTATTCAGTTAATCAAGTAAATCAATTCTACTGCGTTACCGCTTCGACGCTTGTTGGCGATCAAAGTTACAGTAAGCTCACAAGCGCTAGTAATACTGGTGCTGTAGTACAATGCAAATCAGCAGACGGTTCGTTCCAGTACTTCCAGTACAAGAGTCCCGGCGGCATTATCGCCACAGACCGCATCAAGAAGGGTAAGGTAAAGTGGGTTACCTACACCCCCGCTGAGGCTATGCGTAAGCCCCTGCGCACCTGGACTATCGCTATGAATGCCAATGACCCTGCAACTGAAGGTACCCCTGTTGTAGGTCAGCACTACATCATCAACTTCGCCTTCCGTAACTACTTCGGCATGAGTGATGAGGACACCTACGAGAAGTTCACCGCTGCCATCGCTTTTGGCTCAGCTAGTGACCTTATCGCTAACCTCGCTGTAACTTTGGCTAAGAATTTCTCCCGTGAGATTGACATGCCTTTCACCATCAGTGTGAAGACCAAAGCAGGCAGCAGTGCAGCTACCTACACTGCTGTAACTCCCAACACTAAGGTTTCTGACCTGAGCGACAGCGACACCAGTCTCGTTGCTTCTGAGATCCTGCTCACTGAGTTTGTTCAACCTTATGAGCGTGGTCGTATGAAACTGACCAGTCCTGACTTCACTGTACGTTTCTCTCCCATCGTTGTGAGTGGCGTTGAGGACCGTGTATGGGCAACCTGTACTGAAGGTGTCGTTAGTGGCGAATACATCAAGAACGGCTACGAGACAGCTGACCTTGAGTGGTTCTGCATGGGTGAGCGCGGTGACCAGTACCGTGGTAAGGACTGGCCCCTGAGCATCACCACTCCTGAGGCCCTGCTCGTCAGCCCCACTGGTGAGTACGACTATGTCGTTATCCACTTCTGGGATGACATCGATAATGAAGGCCCGCAGAAGTCTGAACGTGATATGACCATCGTTGCATCGAAGGACAACCGTTCAGCTGCAAAGCTGGCTGACCTTGCTGCATCTGTTGCAGGTGCTGCTGGTTTGGACTACTACACTGTTGTCACTGAGTCAAGTGGTAAGTATGTTCCCGTAGCAACTGCCGCAGGTCTTGAGGCACGTGTTGCTGATCTTGAGGAAGCAGCTGAGGGCGATTAATCCAGGCATTTCTTCTAACCGAAATCGTCTCGTTTATCACGGAGCGGTGGCCAGACGGTTGCCGCTCCTTTTAATTATCAAAGACTATGATACATTTCAATGAACTATATGTGACAGATGACGGCAAGAAGCTGGTCATAGATGCCGCTATAGACGATATGCCTGAGTATGACAATTTCTACATCAACAGCATCAAAGTTGATATAGGCTCAAATTGTCAGTATGGTGGTAAGTCTGTCGAGGCTGTAGAGGTGTATAAACCAGGAGTAAGGATTGTTGGCGATCTTAACAATGATGGTGTTCTCGGTGAAGACGATGTCGCTGTATGGGCTACGTTATTTAATATTGGCGACAGAAAAGTATATACCAGAGATGACGGAACTCATTATTATAAGGCTACTGTAGTAGACCCGGAAACAGAAGATAACGTCACCGCTGAAATAGATATCGATGCTAATATCTATGCTATTTATAAGTCCATCTCACTACGTGTTCCCGTTGTTGACTGGTCTGGTAATAGATTCCTACCAAAGCTTCTTGACTTTATTTGGGAAAACATCGGTGACGCTTCATTTCCCAATGCCGGGTCTACACCTGGTGACCTTACGGGCAACGACGAGGTTAACATCGAGGACGTTAACGCCTTCATTAATGGTTATATTATTGCTTTCCATGAGGGCCTTATCGTAGACCCGATTACTGTCGGGACAAAGAACCGCCATGTGCATCTATGCTTAGGCTGGGATGATGGTTTGTCTGGCATTGTCACTAAGGATTTCACCAAGACCATGTTCATTGTTACCGCAACAGCTACAGCAGGTACTGAGGATATCGTTGAACTTGAGTGTGGTCAGGATGTCAGTGAGATTGTCGGTGTCGCATACAATACGAAGCCATTGTATGATGCGGCTATGAAGTATGCCGCTAACTATGGCAATACTTGCGATACCCGCGATGCCAATTCCTTCATCGACTTTCTTATGCGCTACTATGGCTTCCTCTTTGCGCTGAAATGCGGTGACCTGTGTCAAGCCCAGTATTACTGGTCTAACTATCTTACCAACTCAGAGTCCACATCTGGCTCGTTAACCACTGGAGGCTGCGGTTGTCATGGAACATACGGTTAATGCTTACAACGGTCTGCGCCGTTACTTTGATGTGCTGGAAGTTCAGGGACATTATCCTCATGCTGTGACCGAAGGTATGCTGATATACACGTTCCTTGTGGATCAGATTATAGACGGTCCTTTATGGCAGCATCTGGATGATAAGGGTGCCACTATCATCAACAGCGTGATACGGTGCCTTGCAAAGTCTGGGTGTCTAGTAACTGTTCCATCGACTGGTATCCGTCTGTCTGAGCCTAGTAACATGGGTGTGGTTGCCTCATTCAGGGCTACTGAGAATACTAACCTGCGCTCTACTGAAACGCAACAACGAATCATTGAATCAGAGGACAGTAGAACCCGTCCTAAGATTTAATTAGTCGTTTGCTTACTGCCTGTTACAAATCCACTATCAAAACCTGACGGTGGATTTGTTGTCTTTACCTTTGCACTTACTAAATACAAATGATATGAGCACCTACCGAGAAGTGGTTTATATGATACTTGATGAGCTGAAGCTTGTCAGTGATGACGCATCCTTTACTCAGGAGCACGTTATTTGGCTGGCCAGCAACTATCGCTCAATGCTGCTTAAACAGCATTACAAGGACATCAAGAAGGACATACCAGAGAGCAACTACCAGACTATCTGTTTGGACCTGGAAAAGGTTGACGCTCTTGACGGATTCCCCTGCGAAAGCGGATACATGCTCAAAAGCACAAAGGAAATCCCAGCAACGATCACGTCAGCATCCACCAAGGTATATCCGCTCAACTTCTTCCGTGGTGAACATATCTCATTTGTGTCTATGGACAGGATGCGTTTTGTAGGCTATAACCGCTGGACAAAGAATATGACCTACGCCGCCCTTGGACCTGACAGACATCTATGGATGAACAGCCAGAACCCTCAGTTCCTGTACATGAAACACGTAAAGGTGTCTGGCATCTTTGATGATCCCAGTGCGGTTGCTGACCTGCTATGTGACGCTGAAGGCAAGCATTGTGATATCCTTGACAGCAACTTCCCTATTGAGTCAGCTCTGTTACCAACATTAGTGGAGCTTTGCGTGAAAGAACTTTCA